CATTTGAAGCAATATTGATTGAATACTTTAGAAGAGAAGGTCAGATGGAAGGTGGTGCCTATGTTAATTTAGCAATGCAAATTGAAGACAGAGATTTGACATCATATGAGTGGGATCTAGAAACTGATGGAGAGTATACTGAGTCTTATGAGTCCACTGCTAGCAATACTTTCTACTATGATCCTGAAGAATTTGGTGTTAGTCTCGATGTGTTAAAGCAAATCACAGACTCTCGCGACTTTAGAATTGAGTTGAGAAGACAATTATTGGAAGAGCCCAGAAAAACTGAGAACACACAGTATTATCTACAAATGGATGCAAGAACTGTGGAACAGGGTGGGCAGATTAAATTTACCACTGTGTTCTCGATAAATGTTGACGAGCCTGATATTATGGCTGGACTTTTTAGAGAGCTTGTAGAGGGTGATATGGACGATGAAGACAACCTTAATGTGGTGTATCGAAGAGTGATGGCTCAAGCAGTTAAAGCAAGACAACCTGCATCGATGCAAACAAATGAATCGTTAGTCAACAATTGGAAGAACTATTTAAGAACATGAAACTCCTACTTGAAAATTGGCGAAAATATTTGACAGAAAATATGAATATCAAATCGAGTGATGATATAGAATTCTTAGTTCGTTCTATTCATATGGAAGAGGATGATTTTGTAGAAGGGGATCTGATAGATAGGATAAGGCAATATCCTTATTATATTCTTAAAGATATTGAACTTGATAAAATAGAGACGGCATGGACAGATCTGGGCAAAGTTGATGATTATGCCGAAATGTATGATCAAAGAGGCACAGAACCGCCTCCTGTCGTTTTAGATCACACACTATATACGATAGACGGTGCACACAGAGTAGAGGCAGCAAGAGAAGCGGGCAAAGAAAAAATAAAAGCTTATGTCGGGACATTCGGATGAAACTCCTACTTGAAAACTGGCGAAAGTATGTAAACGAAGTGGTGGATGATGTATTCACGGGAAACTGTGGTATGTTTGGTATTGCCTTGGCTGAAGAAGCCCAAAGAAGGGGTATTAATGCAGCATTAGTTTTTGCACATAATGCTGATACAGATGAAGAAATGATCTATGGAGACTATAAAATTTACCATGTAGCCTTAAAGATCGGAGACAAGTATTATGATGGCAGAGGGGAAATCCGATTAAGTGAATTAGTATCATTTATGTTCGAGGTGCCGGAAGATATGAATGTTGATGCTTTTAATCTTGCAAACCTTGACCAGATGAAAAGTGCTATTCGTCGTAATACGGCTTGGAGTGCGACCTGCAAGGATTTCAAAGAAAAGGCGAAACAATTTTTAGATGAAATGGGGTATACAAAATGAATCGATTGTTTCAATTTAGGAGGACTATTTAAAATTATGAAACTTTTATTTGAAAGCTGGCGAAAATTTATTATCGAAGCAAAAGCTTTAATTTGTCCCCCTGCAACTCAAGATTTAGAATTAAATACAAAGAATAGAGATGCCGCAATCAAAGCGGAATATATTCAATATGGCCCTTTGAATGTCGATGAGCCCGGGAATTTTTGGACTGAAATTGCTGAATATTGGGACACTACTGAAGAAGCCGCTAAAGCATCAACATGTGGGGTTTGTACTGCATTTGATATCTCTCCTCGCATGAAAGAATGTATGCCCGGTGAAACATCAGATAAAGATGGCGAATTAGGATATTGTTGGATGCATCATTTTAAGTGCCATTCTGCAAGATCATGCAGAACATGGGCTAAGGGCGGCCCAATAAAAGAAGATGATACCTCCGCCGACTGGCAAGAAAGGTCTAATATTGATAATGAAAATGAGTAAAACACAATTAAAACAAGTTATTAAAGAAGAAATTGAGAAATTACTTGAAGAAGAGAGTGGTTTTTTATCCAATATATATAAGCTTTGTTCCGAAGGTGAAAAATGTGCACCTGAATCTAAAAAGACAAAATGGTGGAAAGGTAAATAAAATGAAATTATTATTTGAAAATTGGCGAAAGTTTGTGGCTGAGGAAGAAGAAATAGATGAGGGAGTCGGTACTGCGGCTCTGGGTGCAGCACTAGCTCTTGGCGGAGCAGGAAAAGCTGATGTTCAACAATATGATACAGATACTTCATCTGGAGATCAAACAACTCAGCAAGTTGATGCTGAAAAACAAGCCGAAGGTGAATTACAGAAAAACGAAGACGGTTCTTACTCTATGGAATATTCAAATCCTGTAACTAAAGGAATGTCAATGACTAATTCACTACTTAAATCATTTCTTGGATTACAAGGAAAAACAGACATGATGAACAAATTATTTGATGCCGGTCTTGATGCTCAGTCATTTAATTATAGTATTACTGGCACTAACATGGGAACCAAATCAATTACCCTTAAGGCTACCCCTAAATGAATAACTTACTTGAAAATATAACAGAAGAAGAACTCAAAGAAATTATTGCTGACGAATTAAGCGAAACTCTTGTTCTTGTAGAAAAATGTTGGAAGGGTTATGAAAAGAAAGGCATGAAAAAGATGTTTGGTAAGATGTATCCAAACTGTGTCAAAAAGAAAAAAAGTAAGAAACGAAAAAAGAAACGTAAAAACGAAAGTGTTGATTTATATGAAGCAGATCCGAAAAAAGGCACAGGCAAAAAACCTAAAGGTTCTGGTCGAAGGTTATACACAGATGAAAACCCTAGTGATACAGTATCTGTAAAGTTTTCAACAGTGCAAGATATTAAGGACACTCTTTCTAAATCATCTTTCAAATCAAAGTCACATAAAAGACAGTCTCAAATTATTAATTTAATACATCAGAGAGCAAGAGCAGCTTATCAAAATGCCAAAGACCCAAAAGTCAAAGCAAGACTTAAAAAATCTTTTGATTATGCTAAAGAAAGAAAAGAAGCTTCAAAAAGAAAAACACAATCGATGAACAAGGCTAAAAAAGATGAGTAAATACATGAAGGATCCAGAGTATTTATTTTCTATACTTGCAGCAATAGTAAAGAAAAACGATGGATTTTTAAGATTAACTCAAGAAGAAATCGAAGCTGTCAGTAAAAACGATATTATTGGTATGTATTTTGAGCCGGAAACAAATTCAATTGTTTTTAAAAAGGTTGATCCAAAAGATGCTTTAACTGCCTCTAGTATGATAAAAAAGAGGCCCGAAACAACGACATACGATAATTAATTGTATGTATGAATACTCTTGTAAGTTGATTCGAGTTATTGATGGTGATACTGTTGATGCACTTATTGATCTGGGCTTTGATGTCTGGATTAAGAAAAGAATAAGATTATACGGCATTAACACTCCAGAAGTCCGCACTAGAGACATTTGGGAGAAGGAGCAAGGTCTAGCCAGCAAGAAGAGATTAGAAGAGCTTCTAGATAGTGTAGACAACAAATTTATATTAATTTCCAAAGGTGTTGGCAAATACGGAAGATGTCTTGGAGAACTACTTATAGGTGAGTATGGAGAAGTACATATTAATAACTTACTTTTAAGTGAGGGTTTAGCGGAGAAATACGAATGAGTCAAAATGGATGGGATACATATTCCAAATTAGTTTTACAACAACTTGAAACAATGGCAAATGGTATTGAGGCTTTACGAGGTGAACTACAGGATGTAAAAGAGCAGTTGACTGAACTCAAAGCTAAAGAAGATCGTGTGCAAGATTTAAAAATGTGGAAAGATAAAATGGACGACATAGCTTCACCTCCGCAATTAAAGACTGCATTAAAAGAAATTGAAGAGCTTAAAACTTTTAAAACAAAATCAATTGCTATTTTTATGGCTGTTCAAACAATGATGGGTCTTGCTATGGCATGGTCAAAGATGTTTTAGTATGGCAGATATTGAACACCAAAAAAAGCTAATTAGACAAATTATAAAACAACTATCCGGTGAAGTTGATGAAGAAGTAGATTTAGTGCCTGAATATGGCATCGATGGGAATGGTCACATGTTTTGTTTTCAGCCATCAAGTCGATCATTTGTTAAAATTTATAAGAATCAAAATGTATATGTATTAGGTGAATTAGACGAAGGAAAAAAACTATTAATATACACAACATGTGGTAAAATAGTGGAAATTGATACTGATAAAGTATACAAAATGGATTTTAATTAATGTTATTTACATTTAATAAATTTTGGAAAACACTTTTGTTTTTAGGTGGTTCGTGGTTATCATTATCACTCATCGGGTTTGAATTCACGGCTGTCACAATATTGTCACTGATATATTGCTCAAAATTTAGTAACTCAGAGACACTTATATAATTTTAGTCTAATTAAGGTGTGGGCAGCACTAAACACAAAAGAAAATACTATCGTTTTGATGGTGAGAGTTCTAGAACCACTGATTTAGTGTTAGTCAAATGGATTGAAGAAGGTTCAATTAAAATAAGCTCACCAATTAAGGATTATAATAAAGCATTAAGTAAATGCCAATCATATTTACAGAAAGGTATTTGTTCTTGGATGGTTTATTACGATGGATAATAAAGGGCCTTTTGGTTCTGGAATAGCAGAAGAATTTGAGATTGGTGACATTGTTGAATGGTCTAAATGGGACATTGATTTAGAGGAGTGGGTGTCCAGCTATGGTATACTTGTCTCAATGGAAAATAAAGTTGTGGCTGACCGATTGATTTCAATATCCACTATCAAACCTTTAAATGAAAAAGATAATAAATTATTAGAATTATTTACAATATATTTAAAACGAGTGATTACATAATCTTGACAACTAATTAATCTAAACCGGTTATATTATGGATGATACACTTAAAAGTCTAATAAAGCAGTTTATGCCTTTTGCTCAAAAACAGATTGGTTTTGAAAATCCGCCTAGATTATTTTTAAGAAGAGACGGACAGAATGCAAAAAACCCGCTGGGTAAGACTGCATTCTACGACCCTAACAACATGTCTGTGACACTTTACATAACAGGCCGGCATCCAAAAGATATTCTTAGGTCACTTGGTCATGAGCTAGTTCATCATAAACAAAATTGTGATGGCAAATTCAGCGATTCAGATGATATGGGCCCCGGTTATGCTCAGAAAGATCCTCACTTAAGACAAATGGAACAAGAAGCAAATCGTGACGGAAGCATGTGTTTAAGGGATTTTGAAGATATGTTAAAGAAAGAAAACACTATTTATTACGAACATCTACAAAAAGGAGATAAAAAGATGTCTACAAAAGATTGGAAAAACGAAGAGATTCGTAGCCTTTTAGCTGAAGCTTGGGGCTTTAAATTTAATACATTACAGGAATTTGAGGAATTCAATGGACAAGGTGAATTACAAGCAGAGAGTGAAGAAGAAGTTACCGAAGAAGCTGTTGAAGAAAGTACTGAGGAAACTGTTGAAGAATCCGCCGATGAATCAGTAGAAGAATTGGCTAGAGCAACTGGTGGTCATGGTGCCCACAGAGACAGAATGAAGGATCGTAAAGATGCTGCTAAAGCTCGTCGTAAAGATGATGATGAAGAAAAAGTTGAAGAAGCTGATCACGGTGAAGACGATGACAAGGTTGAAGAGTCTGATACTGCTAATGAATTGACCGAAGCAATTGCTGCGGTTCTTCGCAAGCATTTACGAGGCTAATCAAATGTTAGGTAAATACAAAAGTTGAGCTTAAAAAAAGTCGCAACAAATTTATCAAAAAATTATTACTATTATATTCACAAGAGGAACAACCAATGTCATTAGACAAAGCATGGAGAGATTTCTTAACCGAGAGTGTTGATGAAAAAAACATCTATACATATATTCAAGGTCTCCAAGAAATAATTTCCAATCTTAAACCTAGAACTGTAACAGAAAAAAGAAGGTTGCAGCTAGCAAAACAACATCTTAGAGAAGTTAGGAGATTTGCCCGTAAATTGGATAATCGCATTGGTATTCTTGAGGAAAAATTAACAATTTTAGAAGAGTCTACTGGAGATTAAAAAATGGCGAAAGCTAATACTCACCTTACTCATCTTGAAGAATTGGTTCTAACACAGGGAGCGGATGGCTATAAAATGGCCAGAGGCTTCCTTTTAGAGCTTTTAAAGTCTTTGAAGGGTAATACCAGCACTAAGATTCAAACATCCGTCAAATGGGACGGTGCACCTGCTATATTTGCTGGAATTAATCCAGAGAATGGCAAGTTCTTTGTTGGTACTAAATCTATCTTTAATAAAATACCAAAGATTAATTATACGAAAGATGATATAGTAAAAAACCATGGTCATGCACCCGGGCTTGTTGATAAACTCACCAAAGCTTTGGAATATTTGCCGGCATTAAACATTAAAAACATTCTGCAGGGTGATTTCATGTTCGATGATGAAATGATCAGAAGGGCTGAAATTGATGGTGTACCTCACTATAAATTCAAGCCAAACACAATTGTTTATGCTGTGCCTGTTGATTCAAAACTCGGTCAAGAAATAGAACAAGCTAAGTTTGGTATTGTTTTTCACACAACATATGAAAGTTTGGACAGTGGTGCTAGTTTTGGAGCAGATGTATCATCGCTTCGTAGAGCCCCCGGGGTTTGGTTTGACGATGCTTTCTTCACTGATGATACTGGTGTTGTAACTTTAACAGATGATGAAGAAACACAAATTGTTAGTTTGGTTAAACAAGCAGATACTGTTAATGGACAAATAGATTATGACAATTTACCATTTTCTTTATTAAATATTTATATTAATAGTGAGATTAAAGCAGGCAGCTTTCTTGATGACCCAGAAAAATCGTTTGAGGGATTCAATAATTGGTATTCACAAAGGGTTCAAAAAAAGATAGATAAACTTAAAAGTGATAGAGGTAAAGAGTCAGCGAGTCAAAATGCCCAACAAATGTTACAATCTTTTGCCGACAAGAAAAATGATATAGTCAACATTTTTAAGGTTAGTCGCTTGCTATTTGAGGCAAAAAACATTTTTATTCAAAAATATAACAATGCTGTTTATAACACCAAACACTTCGTTGACAACGGTTCAGGTGATCTAGTTGCTAGTAATCCAGAAGGCTATGTAGCAGTCGATCACAAAGGTAACGGAATTAAGTTTGTTGATCGTCTAGAATTTAGTAGAGCCAACTTCGCTGTTGATAAAGGTGGCAAATTTACTGGTGATATCAATGAACAAGAAGAAGACGAATTTGACATCGATAATGAAGACGATGACCCAGTAGTAGATACAGATTATCCAAAGACAGTAGCTGTAGTACCCGGAGCTTTTAAGCCGCCGCATCTTGGACATTTGGATATGGTACGGAAATATTCTGATATCGCAGATGAAGTTAAAGTTTTAATATCTAAACCAACTGTTAAAGCTAGAACATTACCTAATGGTCGAGAAGTAACAGCCAAGGATTCACTCAAAATCTGGAATGTATTAGCATCAAATCTACCAAATGTAGATATAGAAATTTCATCACATGCATCTCCTATTAATGCTGCATATGAATATGTGGGTGATGAAGGACCGCTGAATGTTGGTGATAAAGTTATTCTCGGCTGTAGTAACAAAGGTGGTGATTGTAAACGATGGACTGGAGCAGAAAAATACATCAAAAAAGGTGTTGAATTGGTACCAGTGACCGGAGTTGAACCAACTGTCCGAACTAGCGGAGAAGCATTTAGTGCTACTGATTTTCGTAGTGCACTTGGAAATCCAGAAAATAAAGCAGAAATAGCTGAATTTGTCGGTGATGAAAATGTGGAATCTGTTTTAAATATACTTGGACTGTCGAATATGGGCGAGATGTCATCAATGTCAGGAGGTGCAGTAGCAGGATACTCAGCCCCTTTGGGATATGGGTCGGTTAAAAGACCCAAAAAGAAAAAGAAAACAAATGAATATATGGATTTAAGTTTGATTGATGAAGTTATCGAACTAATTATGAAAAGAGGCATTACCCAATGAACCCAAATGAAGAGAAAACTCTCAGAGAAAGTATAAGACTTGCGATTCGTGCTGTCAAGCAGAAACGTCAAAATATTGTAAATGAACAAGAACAAAAATTACGAGAAATTATTCGTGGTTTCATGACACTAGAAGAATCCCAAATCAAAGAAGGAACTCCTGATGTAGATCCAACTCCAAATAAATCTACTGGCATTAATGTATTAGAACAATTGCTTAAGAAAATTGTACCAATCCTAGAAGAAGATTATAAGTCTTTGACGACTAATAAAAATCAAAGAGATTCATATCGAGCACACATTGTAAATGCTGTTGAGAACTCATTAACACCAGCAATTATGAACAATGAAGCCGGCGATGAAGAAGATGGTGATCTTGAAGAAGTTGTGGATATCAAAGTTGGCGGAGAAATGGATGATGATAAATTCATTGATATTAGAAGCCCGGCTGAAATAGCTGCAGATTCAGCAGACGATACAGATCCTAGAGATGAATTTGGTAAAAATATTGATGGTGATGAAACCGGTCGAAATATGGCATATGAGTCATACAAAAAAATTGAAACAAATGTAATCGATTCATATGAACTGCTTTCGGATGCTGAAGATCAAGAACTATTTTACGATTACTTAATTGCAAACCTTAAAATGTACTTTAACAAATTTGAAGAAGAGTTGTCACCAGATGTTCCAGAGCCAACAAATCAAGCTTATGATATGGCTCAAAAAGATAAAGATGTACAGACCCAAGAGCCCGGTGAAGCACCTGAAACTGATGATCTTGAACTTGATATATAATTTTTTAAATAAAATACTTGACAAGTTTGAATATTAGGGTTACACTTTGTTTGTGACAATCACTTGCTAGCACTGTGACTATCACATATATAATTTATGAAATTAAATACACTATCAGGTATATCAACTATCACTAAATTAAAAGATCATAATAAAATTAATGATCAGTTATTAACCTGCATTAACAGTTTAAAATTAGAAGATCTGATAGCTATTAAATTAGAATTATCATCACAGCATGTTAATAATAGATTATACGGCCTTGACATCTGGCGAAGAACACCTTACATTGTTAGAGATGGAATACTAAAGTTTTCTCTTTCAGTTGCAAAATCAAAAAAAGATGCTGCCAGATTCTTAGGGCTAACATATGTCGAATACATGCGACATCTTAAAGATTTTAATACTAGAGAATATTTTGAGGACAAAGAAAATGTTTAGATTATTACCACTCGTCACAGCAATTGCCTGCGGCCCCAGCAAATTAGAAACGACAGAAAATAGAGATACACAAACATCTGAACCACTGCCGATTCCTACAGAATTTGGAGTTATATCCGCTCCTGATTGCAGTCAGGCTGGTCCGGGCGATTATGCATGCAATGTGGTGCTTTATGACCAAGATAAAATTCCATGGCAACTTTATCAACACAGAGGTAAAGTGGTTGTTTTAGATTTTTCAGCTAGTTGGTGTCCGCCATGTCAGAACTCTGGCATGTTTGTACAACCCATACAAGATGATTATGAAGATGATGTTATATTTGCCACACTTTTAATTGATGGGTATACTTTGGGTGTAGAGCCCACAGATGATGAAATAGCTGATTGGGTTGACAGTCACAATATTACTACTGCTCCAGTTTTGTATGCTAGCAGAGATTTAGTATTTGATCCAACTGGAACTGGCATCGAAGGATATGTCATTGAAGGTTTCCCTACTTATATATATATCGGTCGAGACGGTGTAATAGCTGAAGGTCATACTGGTTTTAGTGAGACATATGTTAGAACTATCATTGAAAGGTTAAGATAATGTGGAAAGTATATAAATATAATGGAGATTACATCCAAGGTGAGCTTGTAAGCAAGCATTCTTCTGAAAATGCTGCACTCAAGGCGGCCAAAAAAAGCATTGGTTATACTTTTTGTGAAAAAAAGAAAGTTAATAAAGAAATAAGAATTTGGCTTGATGGTGTAAATTATGCACCATTGGGTGTAATTATAAAAAACACAAGGGGATGATTAGGCTTCGACAGGGCAACAAAGAGGAATAGTGCAAGCAGGTTAGATACGACCTTGACAGTTCAAACAATTTAGTTGCAAACAACAACTTACACTTCGACGAAGCCGCTCGTTTAGCTGCTTAATCGGGAGGCTGATTAGAGCCTTCTATCCAATCTAATCAATACAACAGACAAGTTGTAAAAATCAAAAAACTCAATGCAACAAGATGGTAAGCATTGTTTTATAGCCATCTATCTTTGTCAGTTTGGTAAAGAAACTGGATAAGCTTGTGAATGACTACAATTGGATGTGTTCTGGACCCGGGTTCGATTCCCGGCATCTCCACCATTTTAAAACATAACTACTTATAGTGATACAAGGAGTATTATGTTTAATCTATTTAAGAAAAAAACCATTCAAAAAGAAAAAATTGAAAATCATTTCATAAATGACAAGATGGAAAAATCACTATGGGATATAAAAGAAGTATACGATCTTGAAACTGAAGAAGTTGAAAGAGTGGTAATTGAAAAAAGAAATTTTGAATTGTTAAGAAATGAAATAAAATAAGCACCATATATAATATGGTGTATGGAAGATCTTAATAGAATTGAAGTCGGCGATATAGTAAGAGAAGTCAACTATATCGCCTATTTTAATGCACCAAGAAAAGCACAAGTTGGGATAGTAATAAAAATATATGACTCAAAAAGCGACCCATGGAAATCATATTCACAAACACTGGCTAAAATTTATTGGTTTAAAAGTAAAAAATATGAAGTAATTCCCATCTATTTATTGACTCATTATGATCAGAAATTATCGGGGTATCAATGTGAAAAAATATAGAATTGATGACATTGTGTATTATGAGCCATTTAAAGATGATGACACAATAAAATCAGAAATTTTAAAAAACATTTCAAAAAAATCTGTTATACTTGAAATATATGACACCAAAAATAATAGATATGAATTTTATGATTATAAAATTTGTATAATTGATTCTGGTGAAATTAAAAAAGTTAAAGAAAAATATCTAACACTTAAGGAGTAGAAATGTCTGATGACAGCAAACCAACAGTTATGGTTTCTGGCGGGTTCGATCCAGTCCATGTAGGTCACATTCGTATGATTTTAGAAGCATCTAAATATGGAGATGTAATCGTTATTGCAAATACTGATAATTGGTTGCATAGAAAAAAAGGCTTTGTCTTTATGGAGTGGGATCGCCGAGCAGAAATTCTTAATGCTTTGAAGGGAGTCATATTAGTTGATTCAGTAGACGATTCTGATGGTACGGTCTGTGAAGCGATTAGACGACTTAAGCCAACCTACTTTGCCAACGGCGGCGACAGAGGAAGGCACAACACTCCTGAACAGCAAGTTTGTGAAGAAATGGGAATAGAAATGTTGTGGGGCATTGGAGGTGATTACAAAGCCGATGCATCAAGTGATCTTGTTGACAGGTTCAGAAAACACAGAAATTCTGACCATGAGCTTAAAAACAATATGGGAAATAAACCCTCCGGTCGTTAACAAATTTGACTAAGAATATAATATACTAGTTAAAATATGGGACATTCTTCAGTAAATACCAATATTAAAACCCTTAAACTCGACATCTCTTACAGGCCAATTGAAATAGTTGATGCGGTGGATGCATTAGTATTGTGTCTAATTGGTAAAGCACAAGCAATTGAAAATTACAAAAAAGAAATAAGTTCCGTCAGCGATAGTTTTAAGCTGCCTGCCGTTATTGTTTTAAAAAGATTTGTTAAATTTCATTTTAAAATTGTCTCTGCACACCGTCGAGAAATTATTTTAAGAGACAATAATCAATGTCAATATTGTAGCATTGAACTACCAAGCGATAAACTCACTCTTGATCATATTGTACCAAAAAGTAAGGGTGGTAAAAACACTTGGGATAATTTAGTTGCTGCATGTAAGAAATGCAATCAAAAAAAAGGAAATAGGACACCTGAGCAAGCTAATATGAAATTAATTTGTAAACCCGTAAAACCAAAATATAATATTCTTCGTTCTGTAGGTAAAAATCAAGTATCAGAATTGTGGAAAAACTATCTCTGGGAATCTAATGAGAAATAAAAGTATGATTTGTTATTTATCTGAAATTGGTCACGGTAATTTTTATTACCCAACTGACATCAAAGCTGTATTAAATGATTTATGTGAATGCGAACCAATGAATTACCTTGGCGGTTCATCAAGAAATTTAAAAGCAGTGAAAGTGAAAAGCAGTTGTTTAGTGCCTTTAGAATTAAACGATAGCTTTGTAAATAAAAATTTAAACAGTTACTCAATTGTTTGGGTTAAAATTTGACAATCAAATTATAGCATGTTATTATAGTTTATATTGCCCCTTAGCTCAGTTGGTAGAGCAAGCGACTGTTAATCGCTGGGTCCGCGGTTCAAACCCGCGAGGGGCAGCCATTAAACATAGGAGAAAACATGTCTGTTTTAAAAAGACTACAATCACTTAATTTATCAGATGACTCAATCATTACACTTATCCGTGAAGAAGGGACTGATGTATTCGTACATAATGAGACAGAAGTAGAAGATGCGATCAATGAAACTACCGTAGTTGAAGATTTCGCATCTTTAATTTCTAACACAGAACTTGATGCTAGAAATAGATGGAGTGGAAACATTATTGAACATCTAAGAGAAAATGACTTTCTTGATGATTATGAAAGAGGTACGAATGCCTTTGAAGATTATCTTGCAGAAACATTATCAGAAAACTTTTATGATGTTGATTTAATTGAGTATTCTACAGAAAAATATGATCACAAACGAGGATTTACAACCTTAACTGCTCAAGTGGAAGTTCCATTTTCTAATTTTGCGGAAGTCAATCCATTCGTAAGTGGTTGGACCGTATCGGTTCAAACTGATAACGGTACACTCACATTTGATGCATAATGATTAACTGTTTAGAAAGCCCAGCCTATATAATTAAGGAGGGTACGGTTATGAACTGTTGTGATAAATGTGAATGTTCAACATCTTGCAATTGCGAATGTTGTTGCAGTTAGTGCTGTTCTGCTCACTTATTAGCAGAAGGTGGCTGCCGATCCTACGTAGGCAGAGGTTTCCGGTTTCCTAAGTCCTAGGCAAAAAACCGGGTTTTATATTGGGGTGAAGTGCCACTGGAAGGTACACCGGGCTGTTACCCCGGCCGCTGTTGGTTCAAGTCCAACCGCCCCAGTTTTTTTGTAATCGCATAATTACTATGTGGAAACTGTTGCAGAATTATTAATATTAGCCATGTCAATGTTTTTAGCAGCTTTTTTCTGTTTTAGAGTTTTGTTATTACCTGATAACATTGAAAGAACAATTAATAAAATTGACGAAGTGGAACACACAATTCAAGAACAAAAATAAAATAAGCCTGCATAGCTCAATTGGTAGAGCAACGGTTTTGTAAACCGTAGGTTGTGGGTTCAAGTCCCTCTGCAGGCACCACTTGTAATATTATTAAACATACTTTCAAATGCTGATACTATATAATGTATAGAAGGCAGGTATGTCGAAAAAGAAAAATTATGTGTTAGATACTAGTGTTTATCTAACAGATGCAGATGCTATATATAAGTTTGATAATCATGATATTTTTATCCCTCTTAAAGTTCTAGAAGAGGTCGATAATCACAAGAAAAGACAAGACTCAGTTGGCTCTAATGCAAGACAATTTATTCGCACTCTTGATGAACTCAGAGCTAAAGGTTCACTTGAAAACGGTGTAAGAATTGAAAAAGGAATGGGTATTATAAAAGTAATATCTTATTCAAATCTAAACAATATAATTTTTCCACCAGATTTGGACATGAGACTGCCAGATCACACTATAATCGCTACTGCTAAAACCATTCAAGCAACTTTGCCAGATAGAAAAACAATAATGGTAAGTCGTGACATCAATATGAGAGTGATATGTGACTCTATTGGAATCCCGGCTGAGGATTTTATTTCCGAAAAAGCTGTTAGAACATCCGAGGAGTTATACAACGGGTTTGTAATACATTCTGTTGATGATCAGATAGTTGATCAGTACTATGCTGGAGAAGATGTTTTTATCGAAGAGGATGACTTTAAAGAACCTTGGTACCCTAATCAATATGTCATGTTAGTTTCCAATGCAAATGAGAAAAAGTCTGCTCTCGCAAGATATAAGAATTCTTTTGAGCCCCTGCAGCAAGTTATCAATAAGGACATTCATGATTGGAACATTAATGCCAGAAACAAAGAGCAAGCATTTGCCATTGATTTACTTTTGAACCCTGATATTAAAATTGTGTCTTTAATTGGCCGTGCTGGCTCAGGAAAGACTTTAATGGCAATCGCTGCAGGGTTACAACAAACTATAGGCTTGCGAGGCGAGAACAACCATTATGACCGAATGATAGTATCTCGACCGGTTCAACCATTAGGTAAAGATATTGGCTTCTTGCCGGGCACTATGGAAGAAAAGATGCTACCATGGTTAATGCCAATTCAAGATAATCTTAAATTTTTGATGGGTGATAGAACATCACTTGAAATGTATATGGAAAAAGGTAAGATCGAATTAGAAGCTTTAACATATATAAGAGGACGATCGATTGCTAATGCATTTATTGTTATTGATGAGGCACAAAACCTAACTAAACATGAAGTTAAAACAATTATCACTCGCATTGGAGAGGGCACCAAAATCATACTTACTGGTGATATTGAACAAATTGATAATGTTTATGTTAATGAAACATCTAACGGACTAGCTCATGCTATTGAAAAGTTTAAAGAGTATCCAATAGCTGGTCATGTTACATTTAGAAAAGGTGAGCGATCAGAACTCGCTACACTAGCTTCAAAAGTATTGTAAAATAACATTTTACATGTTATAATAGTTTTATAGGAGATATAACTATGAGCAACAAAAAACAACAAACAACCGCCATTACAGAAGAACAAGCCCACTTAAATCCTGTGTTGGCCATGACGGTTGAAAAAGATTCAGAACTAAAAAGTTATTTAGTTGATTATGTGGGTACAAAATTTGATCAAGAAAATGTAACTGTGAATATGGTTGCAGAAATTTTAGCAACTGAATTTCCAGATTTTATGTATGCTATGGCAGAAGAAAATTTTCTCAGAGGATATCAACTTGGCCTAAATGATGCAATAAATGGTTTTACTGAATTAGAAGATGAAGACTTACATACAACAAAGACAACAAAAACTTCGTGAATCGCAGACAAATTTTTACACCCCGTCTGGGATTCATGTTTATGTAAAAGAACCTGTAAATCAAACCGTTGTTAGTCGGGCTCTAAATATGTTAGAGGAAAGAGTACCGATCCATATACTATCTGAAATAGAAATGATTATATTTGGTTGGTTTGCTGAATTTGATGAGCGAGGCTTACAAGCATATTTTGATGGTGGAACAATTTTTGTATCTAATCTTTTTGATGATGAGAAAGAATTATTTGAAACTTTGATTCACGAAACAGCACATGCAGTTGAAGCAACATATGGCTATGAAATTTACGGCGATGATAAAATAAAGCAAGAATTTATCAGAAAAAGACAGTACCTTCACGATATTTTATGGAAAGAAGGCTACAAAATGCCAATATCTGTTTTTCTTGACACAGAATACGACCAAGAATTTGATGAAATGCTGTATCAAAAAATTGGTTATGGCAAACTGGATGGCTATGCTGCTGGCATTTTTATTACATCATATGGTGCTACTTCTCTAAGAGAATACTTTGCAACCGCATTTGATGATTACTTTATGAATCCTAATCACTCATTTTTAAAAAAGATTAGTCCTGCAGTTTATGAAAAAATAAATTTAGTTTTAAGTGAAGAAGAACTTGACATTTGATTTCAAATGGTTATAATATAACTTAATATTGGAATAAATATGAAACACATCTCCTATTCTGAGTTAAAAGACTGGGCTCATTGTCCTTTCTATCACAAGCTTACACGAATTGATGGAATCGACGGTTTCACAGGAAATGAATATACTGCTTTCGGTTCTGCTATTCATTCTGTGTGTGAGAAAAAATTACTGAATGAAGAAGTGGAGGAAGATTTTTTTGTCCGTGAATTAAAAAAGAATATTTCTGAACTTGATGATGAAGTAGATTTAAAAACTATCCATCAGATGATGAAACAGGGTAATAAAATCATTCCTGAAATTGATGATGCATTGTCAGATTACTTTGAGGAATACGAAGTGCTGGCCGTCGAATTACCGCTATATGAGCCTATGGAAAATGAAAATTTTCGTTTTAAAGGTTACATTGATGCAGTTGTTGCTACCCCAGACGGTAAAGTGCATATTTTCGACTGGAAGACTTGTTCATGGGGCTGGGACTCACGAAAGCGGAGTGACAAAATGGTTACTTATCAATTGACTTTGTATAAACACTTTTTCTGCCAGAAGATGTCAATTGAACCAAAAAATGTAGAAACTCACTTTGCTCTGCTTAAAAGAACAGCTAAAAATAATCATGTAGAATTTTTTAGAGTTACAAGTGGGTCAAAAAAGACTGAAAATGCACTTAAACTTTTAAATACTGCAATATACAATATTGAAAATGAAAGGTATATTAAGAATCGCCTTTCGTGCACATCCGGCTACGGATGCAAATTTTATAAGACAGAACACTGTCCATGAGGAATAAATGAAAAAAACTAAAATTCTTACCATATCTGACCACCCTCTTTCACCTTCAGGGGTAGGAACACAAACAAGATATTTTATTGAAGCACTTTTAAAAACTGGTAGATATCAGTTTGTTTGTCTTGGTGGGGCAATTAAGCACAACGACTACACTCCTGTAAATGTTGATCCCCATGGGGAAGATTGGAGAATTATTCCAGTCGATACCTATGGAACACCTGATATTATTCGGTCTATTTTGCAAAATGAACGACCGGATGTCTTGTGGTTTATGACGGATCCGCGGTTTTACGAGTGGTTGTGGGAAATGGACAATGAAATTAGATCACTTGTGCCAATGGTTTATTATCATGTGTGGGATAACTTCCCAGCACCTGAGTTTAACGGTAAGTGGTATCGCTCAACCGACGAAATTGTAGCAATTTCAAAAGTGACATATGGTTGTGTTAAAGAAGTAGTACCTGAAGCTTCTCTAAATTATATCCCACATGCAGTTCCAACACAATTTTTTCACCCTGCCACAAGTAACGATGAAAAAAGCAAAGCTTCAACTTTAAGACATAATATAATTAATACATCCACCGAGTTCAATAATCCAAAAAAGAAGATATTTTTCTGGAACAGTAGAAATGCAAGAAGAAAGCTAAGTGGTACACTTATTTGGTGGTTTAAAGAATTACTAGATGAAATCGGACATGATAAAGCCTCGCTACTCATGCATACAGATGCTAGAGATCAGCATGGCCAAGACTTGCCTCATATTATGGAGAGATTGGGCTTAACCGATGGTCAAGTGTTGCTATCAACGAATAAAGTTAGTCCAGAAGAGTTGGCACACATGTATCGTGCAGCGGACTACACTATTGGCATTAGCGATGCTGAAGGTTTTGGTTTGTCAACTCTTGAATCATTGACATGCGGAACTCCAATTATTGCAAACATGACAGGTGGCCTCCAAGAACAGGTAACTGATGGTACAAACTGGTTTGGTTGGGGCATTGAGCCTGTAAGTAAAACTGTTATTGGCTCTTTACAAGTGCCATATATCTATGAAGATAGAATCTCACAAAAAGATTTTAATGCAACAATGAAAAAAGCAATAAAATTAAGCAAACCAAAATACCAAAAGCTTTCAAAGATGTGCTTGCAGCATGTTAAGGATAATTATAGCTTTGAAAAATTTGAACAATCTTGGATTAATTTAATCGATGAAATTGTAGAGAAACATGGTTCTTGGGAAACTAGAAAAAATTATGATCGTTGGACACTATTGGAGGTGGCATAATGCTTCAGAAAATAATTTTAACAGCACCAGTGCTGACTCGCTCAGGTTATGGCGAACAATCAAGATTTGCCTTAAGAGCACTCAGGTCACGACCTGATTTATTTGATATTTATATTCATCCTTTAGAATGGGGTAAAACTTCTTGGCTTAGTGAAGATAATGAGGAAAGAAAATGGATTGATCAAACAATCCAAAAAACAATTGATTTTCTTCAAGTAAATAACAGTGCAGATAATAACTTGTTTGATGTATCACTACAGGTCACTATTCCAAATGAGTGGCAAGATATTGCTAAGCATAATGTTGGTTATACTGCTGGTATTGAAACAACAAAGGTGGCACACGAGTGGTTACTAAAAGGTAACGAAATGGACAGTATTATTGTTGTTTCTGATCATTCTAAGAATGTGTATAGAAATACAGTCTATGATGCACACAATCAACAAACAGGCGAAGATATTACATTATCATTGAGCACTCAAGTTTCTACAGTCAATTACCCTGTAAAAACATATGATAATTTAGAAGCTCTTGAGCTTAACTTAAAACATGATTTTAATTTTGTTACCGTTGCACAGATGGGCCCAAGAAAAAACATTGATAATACCATTAATTGGTTTTTACAAGAGTTTCACGATGATGAAGTTGGATTAGTGGTAAAGACAAATGTTGCTAAAAATTGTCAACTTGATAAAGAAATAGTCCACGGCTCGTTGATCAGGCTTATTAGGGCTCATGATGCTACTAATGAAAACAGAAAATGTAAACTTTATTTGCTTCATGGTGACTTAACAGATCAAGAAATGCACGAACTATATTTGAACCCAAAAATTAAAGCGACCCTTTGTTTAACACACGGTGAAGGATTTGGTTTACCAATGTTTGAATCAGCTTACATGGGTATTCCAGTTGTTGCTACGGATTGGTCCGGTCAGCTAGATTTTCTCTGTGATGCAGAAAAAAGAACAAAATTTTACAATGTTGGCTTTGATTTACAGCCAGTTCCTGATGAAATATTATGGGATGGTGTGATTGTAAAAGGTTCCATGTGGGCAGTGCCAAGAGAAAACTCTGCAAAGTATAACATGAGGCTATGCTATGATGAAGTTACCGATGGAACTAACACTGCTTGCGAATATTCAAAAGAACTTTGTGAGAGGTTTTCAGAAGACAAGATGTATGCAGCTTTTATTGAAGCTATGAATTTGCCAATTGTACAAACTCCAGAATCAGAATTGGTAGAATTTGAATGAGTAAGTTAGTTTATGTCAGCGATTTTTTTGTTGAGCACATCGCCGGCGGTGCTGAGATAAACGATTCTATATTATTAGAGAATCTATCAAAAGATATAAAAGTAGTCAAGTTTTTATCTCGTGAATTTACTAGCAAACATGTAAATTTATATCTTAAAAGTGGCTTTAAGTTTCTAATATCAAATTTTGCTACTCTTGATGTTAGTACAATGCAGGAGTTAGTAAATAATCCCAAGTGTTATTCTATAATCGAACACGACCACAAGTATTTAAAACATAGAAATCCATCAATATATAAAGACATGCTTGCACCACCGCAGGATATTATAAATAGAATATTGTATGCTAATGCCGCTTGTGTATTCGCACAGTCTAATATACACAAACAAGTTATTCAAAGAAACTTAAAAATTTCTAATGTTATAAATCTTGGTATGAGTTTGTGGTCAGATGAACAATTATCAATAATTGAAGAAAACTACAGCGATGTAAAAAAACCGGGCTGTTCTATAGTGAACAGTCAAAATCCAACTAAAAATACAGCAGGAACAATTCAGTTCTGTGAAACCAATAATATTGAATATAATTTAATTGGTTCTCCCTCTTACGAGGAGTTTATAAAACAACTGTCTGAATATGAAAGATATGTTTACATGCCAATTGTTCTTGAAACCTTTAATAGAGTTATAATTGAAGCTAGAATGTTGGGATGCAAAATCTCATCTACTAATTTAAATGGATGCTTTTCTGAAGATTGGTTTTCAAAGTACAAGGGTAAAGAATTAATTGAGTATGTCCGACAGCAGCGACAAAGAGTTGTTAATGAAGTTTCTAGCGGTATATTTGACGATTCAGATACCAAAGAAAAGTCAGACATTACAGTTATTTTAAACGGGTACAGAAGACCATATAATCTTAAAATGCAAGTTGATGCATTAAGAAGCCAAACAAATCCTCCAAAGCAAATTTGGCTGTGGATTAATGATCATGAAGACAATCATGGTTTTGATTTTGAATCTATTGGAGTAGATAGAATATTTCACAATGACTATAATTGGAAGTTCTATGGCCGCTTTGCTGCAGCACTTTTAGCAGACACCGAGTATATTGCAATCTATGATGATGATACAGTGCCCGGCAAAAGGTGGCATGAAAATTGTTTAAAAACTATGGGTACCCACGAGGGTATTCTTGGTTCAGCCGGCATCATACTCAATGGTTCACGATATGTGCAACACGACAGGTGCGGCTGGCCAACACAAAATTCAACCACAACTGAAGTTGATTTAGTTGGCCATGCTTGGTTTTTTAAACGAGAGTGGTTACGATATCTCTGGCAAGAAAAACCTGTCACTTGGGATAATGGAGAAGATATCCAGTTTGCTTTTATGGCAAAAATCCATGGGGGTATACCAACATATTGTCCGCCACATCCGCCCGAAGATATTGATTTGCATGGTTCTATACTTGGGAATGAATTAGGTATAGACAATAAAGCAACATCAACCAATTCTGCTGTTTCGCATCAACAATTTTTCTCCGAAAGAGATATGTGTGTGCAAACAGGACTACAAAAAGGCTGGAAAACAGTCAATAATATAACATTATGATACTGATTAGTTTTGGAACTCGACCTGAGTTTATTAAAATAAAACCTCTTATCGAGGCATTTAAAGATAGGATACCTTTCAAGTTACTTTTTACCGGTCAACATGTTGATTTGTTGTCCGATGTAGAGGGTGACATTCACAAGCTGACGATTGAAGATGGTTCAAATAGGCTTGATTCGATTGTTTCCTCGATGATGAACAACGATACTATTTTTGAAGGTGTGGAGGCAGTGTTGGTTCAGGGTGATACAACATCAGTTTTTGCTGTTGCATTGGCTGCATTTCATAGAAGAATAAAAATTATACACCTTGAGGCTGGATTAAGAACATTCAACAAATATCATCCATACCCTGAAGAGTTTAATCGTCGTGCTGTCTCTGTCATGGCTGATATCCATCTATCACCAACAGAACTTTGCACTGAAAACCTTAATAAAGAAAGGGTCGATGGAAAGATTTTTACGGTTGGCAATACTGTGCTGGATAATTTGGTAGATATACAACCCGAATACACAAACAAAGTTGTCATTACAATGCACCGAAGAGAAAACCATCACATTATACCAGAATGGTTTGCTGCATTTGATAGACTTGCACTTGAAAATCCACAGTATGAATTTATTATTCCTTTGCACCCTAATCCGAATGTTCAAAAGCACAAAGACTTGTTAAAGCATGTCAAAGTTGTTGAGCCTATGCAATATGCAGAGTTTATTAAGTTACTATCACAAGCTCGTTTAGTTATTACAGATAGTGGCGGACTGCAGGAAGAATCGTCGTTCTTTAAGAAAAAGTGTATAGTTTGTAGGCAGGCTACAGAAAGGGTTGAAGGTATGGGAACATTTGCATTTATGTCATCACCAGATAGAGTAGAGAACGATTTTTATTCTATGATTGATGACTATATTCCCGATGATACATGTCCTTATGGAGATGGACACAGTGCAGAAAGAATCACAAATATTCTTTTAGAGGAATTATGAAAGACTTTACCAATGCCTTCAATACTCTGCTGCACAAGTTAGAAAATAAAGAAAATTTTGCTTTTACTCGGTTTTCTGATGGTGAACTTTTTATCTTGCAAAATAAAACAGTTATATTAGCTGAGGACCATTATGTAACCGGTGATGTTAAGGGGTCTAATGTTTACACTAAAGAAGAGCAAAAGGAATTCTTACCTGAACAACATGGTTTTTTTCGTGATAAGCTAATGGAATGTTATCTTCACAATCAAGATAATTTTTACAAAGGTATATGCACTGGAACTGATCCGCATGTTGGAAATGAAAATTTTAAATGGATGATAGAAAAGCACGGTGGTGATCATGATAACTTAACATTTTCTAATCTTTTAATAAATGCAAATTATAAAAGATTCATTGAAGAAATGGTGCCCATGTTGGTTGACAGAAATGTAATTTATGTTGCAAATGAGAATGCAAATATACTAAAACTACCGTTTGATGTAGAAAAGCATTTCACTGTTGGTTCAAATTGTATGATAAATGATTATAACTTAGCTGAAGAAATAAAAAAATATATTGACGATAACAACCTGAAAGATTATATTGTTCTATGTTCTGCTGCTAGTTTAAGCAATGTCGTGACTTACGAGTGTTTTAAAGATAATCCAAATAATACATTTCTTGATGTTGGAAGCTGTTTAAATCCATTGCTAGATCTAGAAGGGTGGAAATACACCAGAGGTTACCTAACCAGCTATTGGCTTAATTCTAATAGCCCATTTGGTACACAGGTAGATGTATGGCAGAGTACAAATTAGTAAATAACAACCCTTCTTACTGGGAATTTATTCGTGAGCTAAGGACCATGGAAGGTGTTCGAGAAGGATTTATTTCACAAACTGAAATTACTCCTATTGAGCAAGCTACTTATATGCTAAAATATAATTCTAACTATTGGATATGTTTGGATGACAAAACTCCTGCAGGTTATGTTGGAGTAATAGACGATGATATTAGGGTAGCAACTCACCCAGACTATCAAGGCAAAGGTGTTGGAACATTTATGATTAATGAAATTATGAAACTAATACCAACAGCGATAGCAAGAGTTAAATTAAACAATGAAGCCAGTGTAAAACTATTTGAAAGATGTGGCTTTAAAAAGAAATACTATATTTTGGAAAGAGATAATGAGACATAACCCATATAAAATTGTAAAAATGTTTGAAGAGACCGTAGCCGACTATTGCGGCTCTAAGTATGCAGTATCGACTGACAATTGCACTGATGCTCTTCTTTTATGTTGTGAGTACTTGGGGGTCAAGGAAGTTGTAATACCCGCTAGAACATACCTGTCGGTCCCGCAATCTATCATGCATGCCGGCGGCACTGTAAAGTTTAAAGACTACAGGTGGAAAGGCATATATCAACTTGAGCCATATCCAATTTATGATGCAGCTAAAAGATTTACAAGTGATATGTATATTCCCGACTCTTTTATGTGTTTATCGTTCCATATCAAAAAGCATTTGAAGATTGGAAAGGGCGGTATGATTCTTACCGACGATGCTGATGCTGCAGCATGGTTTAGAAAAGGTCGCTATGAAGGCCGCGGCGAAGTTATGTATCATGAAGACAACATACAGATTAACGGATGGAATGCATACATGACTCCTGAGCAAGCAGCCCGTGGTTTGATGTTAATGCAAAACTACCCAGATCATATGGAAGACTTGCCCGAAGAACCATTCTACAGAGATTTAAGAGAATTTGACTTGTTTAAGGATGTAGAGGTGATAGAATGAAGATCGCACTGTGCTTACATGGCTACTTTGCTAATGCAGAGGGGTATGAAGAATCTATTGAGGCTCACAAATACTTAAAAAGAAAAGTACTTGATGGCAATGATGTAGATGTTTTTATACACAGTTGGGATCTTGAAAACGAAAAAAAAGTATTGTCATTGTACAATCCAAAAAAGTATAATTTTGAAAAGCAATTAGATTTTAAAGAAGAATTAGAAAAAATTAATATTGACAATGAGGAATATAAAAGTTCGTATGGCAATACCATATTTAGAACATTGAGTTTTTTGTATTCAAGAATGATGGCCGTGAAAATTAAAAGTGATTATGAAGAAGAAAAAAAATTCAAATATGATTGTGTAATATTAGCAAGATTTGATATTTCAAGAAGGGGTCTTAAACATCATCAAACATTTTATGTAACAAAAATGAACTTTAATCCAAATTTTGACATGCAATATGTATACTCTGCTTTCTGGCCTCAATTAAATCATGGATATGCCGACCACTGGTTCTACTCATGTTCTGAAAACATTGACACTGTTGCAAATTTATATTATGATGTCTTTGAACATTATCAATCAAATAGCGATTATGAAAAAGCTGTATTAAACGGATGGCCTGAAAGCTGTAAATATCATCAAGATACCAATGAATTTTTAAAACCTGAAAAATACAGATCTAAAGAACTTAAATGTTGGACTAAAGATAGACTTATAGATAACCATAAGCTTTATAAATGGCATTTTATGAAAACCGGTTTGCATCAAAAGTCTAAATTTGTTGATATTACAACTGATACTGATAACCCAAGGCTTATGAACTAATCTATGAACAAAGAAACCGCTATTATTATGTACAGTCACAGCAGTTACTCTGATGTATGGGGTATGTTTATGGGACAAATTGATAAGTATTTTTCTAATGATGTAAAAAAATATGCATTTGTTGATGATGATAAGGGTCTTATTGACAATAATTGGAACATAGTTTTGTATGATGATTCTATGTCGTATGATGTTAGATTTAGCACATGTTTAGAAAGTGTAAAAGAGCAGTATTGTATCTTTCATCATGAAGATATGCCCTTAATAACTAAGCCTAATATTGAAGAATTGGAACGGTGCCACGGAATATTAAAAAACGAACCAGAGTTAGATTATATAAAGCTGATTAAGGGTGGAGAAATTAGAGATATACCGTATAAAGAATACAACAACTTATATGATATACCACACAATTCTGCATGCATATTTGCCGTACAGCCGACCATATGGAAAACTGATAAATTAAAAATTGTTTACAACAATACAAAAACAAATCACATTAGAGAATTTGAACCCAAAAGTCAAACTACTTGTGTTGAAAATTCGATACATGGAGCTTATTATTTCAATTCTGAAGTTGATTTAAAAAGAGGTGGCACTCATTATGATTCATCAATTTATCCATATGTTGCCACGGCCATAGTAAAGGGAAGATGGAATTTAGCTGAGTATTATGTTGAAATATCAAACTTGGCAAGAGAATATAAAGTTAATCTTGGAGATAGATAATGATTAAATTAGTGATATTAGATGTCGATGGTGTAATGACAGATGGTCGAAAATACTATGATCACACTGGCATGCCCGTTGCAAAGACATACTGTGACAAAGATTTTACCGCTATTAAAAGACTCCGCGGAGCAGGAGTAAAGGTTTGTATTCTCTCCGGAGATGATTTTGTCAACAAAGCGATGGCCCATAATAGAAATATAGATTTTTATTCTGCTAGAGGTAAAGATAAGGCTGCTTTTGTACCTCGTTTTATTTACAATTATGATGTTGATGCGAAAGACATGGCATACATCGGCGATGACTTATTTGATAAAAGTGTAATGGAAGCTGTTGGTCATGCATTCTGTCCAGCAGATGCCTGTGCAGACATTATTGAGTTGTGCGGCCCCTCAAATACATTGCCACAAAATGGTGGCTGCAATGTGGTTGCTGGCATGGTCGATACGATGTTAAAGAGAGGCTTGATACCAGATGCCACAATGAAACAAATTGAAGAGTTAGATAAAAACGAGAGGTTTTAGTGAGCTTTGATTTAACAGTCTACGGTAATCTAATATTAGATAATACATTCTGTGTAGAACAATATGCTCATGAAGAATCAAATATTTGTACAGCCCGGCACATGTCTCCGGGTGCTTCTGCAAATGTGGTGAGTGCAATTAGCAGGCTTGATTCTGCTTTGAATGTTAACCTTAGTTCAATAATTGGCGATGACACTGCCGGCAGGTATATAGAGAAATGGTTTTTAAACTTTAAAAAACTCAACCCAATTAACTTAAATTTAAATTTAGAAAAAACTAACCAAAACACATCCGAGGCTGTGATTATTTCAGACCTGTCAAATAAGTCCAGAAGTAGTATTGTAAATTGGGGTGCCTGTCAAGCACTAAAAAACTTAAAAAACTTTAACTCTAAGTGGTCACATATACTTTATCTTGACAAGCTACCTAATTTGGATTTAAACAGTTTAAAGAATTTATCAGATGAAAGTATAATATCCGTAGACTTGTGTTCTTCTAATCAAAATTTAGAAACCAGAGAGACGATGATTTCTATGTTGCCGTATATTGATTATGTATTTGCTTCGTTTGAGGAAGGTTGTTGTTTAGCACAACAAGACAATCCTTATGATGCATCTCGCTTTATTGCTAAAAAAACGAGAGGCTGGTGTATTTTACACTCTCCAGATGGCAGTTACATATCAGAAGGCAGTCATCAAACAACAAAAAAATACAATGTCACTGACAAAGTAACAGGGCCTGTCAATGTTTTAGGTGCTGGTGACAATCTTGCTACTGCTTTTATAGTTGACCAGATTAAAAGACAAAGCGAAGTAAGCGAGTCAATTAAGTTTGCACAAACACAAGCAACCGAATATATTAAAAATAACCAAAAGGAATAAAATGTCAAAAAAATATAATTTACTCTTGCCAATTGCTGGAAGAGCCCAAAGATTTTTAGATGCTGGCTATACAATGCCAAAGCCACTTATTATGTCTAAAGATAAACACATTATTGATTGGTCTATGAGTTCGATTAATACAGAAGAATGCAATATGATTTTTGCTGTGAGATTAGAACATATCAACAACTTTTCAATTGATGATATCTTAAGAGAAAAGTTTGGGGATGACATTACTATAGTTGTTATTGATAGGGTAACAGATGGTTCCGTCTCTACTTGCTTGTTGGCTAAAGAATATATCAATAATGACATGCCACTTATCATCTACACTCCAGATGTATACTTTGAAAATCAATTTAATCCTGCAGACATCCCAGAGGATCTGGATGGTTATCTGGTAACATTCAAGGCCAACAGCCCCGCTCATAGTTATATTGAATTAGACGAGAATAACATGGCTGTCCGCACCGCTGAAAAAGATGTTATCAGCACGAATGCTGCCGTGGGTGTTTACTGTTACAAGAGTGGCCGCATGTTTGTTGATTATGCAGAGGAGATGATTGAAAAGAACATCAGAACTAAAGGTGAATTTTACATCTGCCCAATGTACAACTTAATGATTCGAGATGGAGCACAGGTTGGAATTCATGAAGCTAAAAAGATGCATGTCTTAGGAACCCCCGCAGAGCTTGAGTTTTTTGTAGATCATGTAACAACTAGATTTGGCAATAAGCCGGTTGCTCTTTGCTGCGATCATTCTGGTTTTAGAATGAAAGAGATAGCAAAAGAAAGACTTACAAAGAATGGAGTTGAGTATATTGACTTTGGAACTTATGTTGACAAAGATTGTGATTACAACGAATATGTTACTCAGGCTGTTCGAGCAGTGCATGAAAAAACTTGTGATTTTGTTATGGGATTTTGTAGAACAGGACAAGGTGTAAATATTCTTGCTAATCATTTAGACGGTATTCGTTCTGCATTGGTCATCGACGAATATACTGCTGAATATGCTATTAGACACAACTGTGCTAACTTTTTTGCTGTTCCTGAAAAATATGTATCTGAAGATTGTTTAGATAAGATGATTAAGATATGGAAGGAAACCACTTTTGATGGGGGCCGTCACATGACAAGAATGAAAAAGACAATGGGCTAAAATGAAAGATATAGAATTACATAAGCGATTATTAAAACTGCTATATGAGCACAACGAGGAACATGTTGGTAGTTGTTTTTCTTGCATTGATATCATAGATTCTATTTTTGCAACCAAAAGCGAAGATGACATTTTCATTTTATCTAATGGTCATGCAGCATATGCTTTATATTCTGTTCTAGAAAAATACTACCCTCACATCGATGCTGATGCCCTTGTAGAAAAGCATGGCGGTCACCCTAACCGAGATGAGGAAAACCACATCTACTGTTCAACTGGTAGCCTTGGTATGGGGATTATGATGGGTGTTGGTAGAGCCTTGGCTAAACCAGATAGAACAGTGCATGTTATGATTAGCGACGGCGAGTCCACGGAAGGTTCAGTTTGGGAAGCTCTTAGATACATTGAGGAAAAGAATGTAGACAACATTGAAGTTTATGTTAATGCTAACGGATATGCTTGTTATGACGAAATGGATGTTGATTATTTAGAAAGAAGATGTAAGGCATTTTTACCAAGAATACATTTTCATCGCACTGAACAAGAAACATTTCCTTTCTCGTTTTTATGGGGTCTTGATGCCCACTATATCAAGATTAATGATGAGCAATATCAAGAAGCCTTGGAGGTCTTAGAAAATGAGTGTTAGAAAAGTATTCGTTGAATTACTTCACAAAGAAATGAGAAAAAACGAGGATATTGTTTTTGTAATTGGTGATCTGGGCTATGGTCATTTTGATGCAATTCGAGAAGAGTTTCCTGATCGTGTATTTAATCCCGGTGCTGCTGAACAACTAATGCTTGGTATGGCTTGTGGCTTAGCCATGGATGGTAAGATACCAGTATGCTATTCTATGACTCCCTTTGTGTTATACAGACCGTTTGAAATTATTAGAACTTATATCGATTACGAAAAGATTCCTGTTATCTTAGCTGGGGCTGGTAGAGATAAAGATTATGCTTCTGCTGGCTGGTCACACTGGGCAACAGACGATAAGAAGCACCTTAGTGGATTTTACAATATTGCGAAGCTATGGCCTGATGAAGACACTCTTAGACTAGAATTTGACAAAATTATAAATACTAAGACACCATACTATGTAAACCTGTCGAGATAATTATGAGAGAGAATTTTACTGTTTTAGTTCAAGGACCGTTAGAGCAAAATACAATTAAAGCAATTGAATGCTATTCTATGGACTATAAAGTTGTTGTGTCAACATGGCAAGAAGAAACAGAACTACATGATCATGTTCAACATCTTTGCAAGTTAAACAATAATATTAAATTTGTAAATGAAAAAGCCCCTACAGTTATAGGTCCACCGGGCTTAGCTTGTGTGTTAAGAAACACAACTTTTCATTATGCAATTACTGGTTTGCAAAACGGTTTAAAATTTGTAGATACAGAATATGTCATTAGAGTTAGATCTGACGAGTTTTTTGATTCTCTTGACTATCTTGCAAACCTTTCTTTACAAAACAGTGAAAAATTAGTGTTTGGTAACATATTTGCTCGTAAATGGTCTGATGTTAAATATCATATAGGGGATCACATTTATGCTAGTAAAACTCATATTCTCAAAAGTGCGATTGACAAACTTTACAAAATACAAATTAAAGAAACACCTTTTGAAGACTGGGCTGAGCAAGGCCCATATGCCGCTGAAACAGTCTTAGCCCATGCATTCTTAGCAGCAAAAAATTCTAATCAAGCTTTTTGGCATGATCTCAATACTTTTAAAAACAACTTTTTAGTTTTTGATATTAATAACTTTAGTGATTATAGAGTTCGCCATGGCCATGCTAATAAAACATGGATTAAAAATGATAGCCCATTTAACAATCAAAGATTCTTTGTAAAAGAAATGTCGGATATGGTTACATAACATGTATGTTAATGAAGATTTAAAAATAGCATTTATACATATTGCCAAAACTGCTGGTTCTGCCATACACATTGCATTAAAAGATGCATCTAATTGGCAAATGGGAGATATCAGACGAGCGGATCCGCCACCGCCCATACATCATATGACAGTAAATGAATTTATATCAATAAAAGAAGAATACAAATCGTATTATAAATTTGCTGTTGTTCGGGAACCACTGGACAGACTTAGATCGGGCTATGTAGATTTTTTAAGAAGCGGTGATCGAATTGATTATAAGATTTCATCTCTTCCAGTTTCTGAATATGAAAATTTCGAGAATTTTTGTGTTAACTTTCCAAACTCTGAGTGGGCCCGTGACCCTCACTTTAGACCTCAACACGAAATGATATGCGACAGTAAAGATAATATTTTAGTAGATGTGTGTCGATATGAAAGTCTAAATAATGATTTATTAAGAGTTGGTGAAATGTTGGGGTTTTCAACAAATCCATTTACAAATTTAGGTATGCATCGCCAAGGCCAAAAAGCATGGCTAGATTTATCTCTATCTGCTGAAACTGAAACAACTATACGAAACTTTTTTAAAAAAGATTATGAGATTTTAGGTTATTAATATGAAAGATAAAATTGGTTTATTGTTTAGTCATTTACATGTTAGAGAAAATGAACTTTACAAATTTAATATGTTAAAGTACTCCATTGAGCACTTTAAAAATTTTGATTCTGACTTTTACATTGTTGTCAGTGGCCATGGTGTAAATCCTCCTGATTTTATTACACAGCAAATTGACGACATGTATTGGGAATCCCAAATTGACACAAACGAGATAGGTGTAGGACACCCAAAATTTTGTATTAAAGGATATGAACTATTATTGCAGCAAGGTATTAGTAACTGTATGAAGCTAAGAGGGTCAGACCTGATCACAAAAGAAGACAAGCTATTATCAGCTATAAAAACACCAAAAGTGACACTTACTGAACAAACATCTTTTGACCGTGGAATGATTGGTGATTTATTAATGATTGGTCCAACAGCTATGGTTCAAGACTTATGGTCAAAAAATAGCTGGAACTACAAAAAAAGTGGACTATATAACCTATTTGATAATGCAAGAAGTCAGTGTGAGAATCATTTTGACTTACATGAGCAGCTAAAAAATAAATATAACTTTTTATCACCTCATGAAATTGGTTGGATGACACTTGAAAATAATTGGAATGATCAAGAGTTAAATATTATAGAACCGTTTTCTCAAAAACATTTGTGGGGCCATATGCAGGGGTACGGCTATTATGGAGGCTTTTAGTGATATTGATAGCTCACAGAGGCAATACGAACGGCCCAAACCCTTCAAAAGAAAATCATCCTGATTATATAAAAGAGGCTTTAAACAACGGCTATCATGCAGAAGTTGATATTTGGTATCTTGATAATACATGGGTACTTGGCCATGACAATCCTGAATATGAAATTAATGATAAATATTTTAATAATTTTAGAATGATGTCATTTTGCTGGTACCATGCTAAAAATTTACAAGCACTTCAACAGTTTTCTAGTAAACAGAAATATGCCGATTGGAAATATTTTTGGCATGATAAAGATGACTATACCCTGACTAGTAATAAAAAAATATGGACATTTCCTAAAAAAGATGTTACATTAAACTGTGTAATTGTTTGTCAAAACAAAGCAGACACCGAAGCCATGATTAAGAAAAAAATATTTGGTGTTTGTAGTGATTATGTTGGCGAGGTGAAAAAATGAAATTAGTGGTTGTTACAGGGTGCTTGGGTCTTATTGGTCACTATGTGACCAGACAGTGCCTATCTTTAGGCTATAAAGTTTATGGAATTGATAAGCTAACATATGCTGCTAATTATGAGTATATAGCCGAGTTGAAACGACACAAAGGCTTTACTTTTAAAAAAGGTGACATCGCAACACTTGATTATTTGCCAGACTGCGATTATATAATCAACACAGCCGCCGAGTCACATGTTGGTAACAGTATTGTTAACAGTTCAGAATTTATCCATTCTAATATCACCGGTGTTCAAAATCTTCTTGAGTTGATTAGATTAAAACAAGGAAATGTTTGTAAAAAGCCTGTCCTATTTCATTTCAGTACAGATGAAGTATATGGTGATATTGTGTCTGGAGAGCATACTGAGGGCGACTTTCTTAAGCCAAGCAATCCTTACTCTTCCTCAAAGGCCGCGGCTGATATGCTGATATACGGTTATGCTAGAACTTATGGAATTGATTATATAATATTTCGTCCCACTAATAACTACGGAATTGGACAATATCCAGAAAAGCTTATTCCCTTATCTGTTAAACTTCTCATGAGAGATAAAAAAATTAGATTGCATGATGCAGGTGAACCAATTCGTAATTGGCTTCATTCTGCAGATACTGCAAGGGCTGTAACAACAATCATTGAGTCTGGCAAAGTAAATGAGATTTACAATGTTGCAGGTGGTTTTGAACAAAAGAATTATGATACAGTCTGTAAAGTTATAAAATCATATTTTGATAGACCATTACAATCTGATTTAGACATTTCTGAATATATTGATTTAGAGCATGTCCGCCCCGGACAAGATGTGCGGTATGCTCTAAATGATGATAAGCTTCGTGCTCTTGGGTGGAAACCTGAGAGAACATTTGATGAAGAAATAAATAGCATTGTTAGCTATTATAAAAATAATTTTAAGTGGTAAAATATACCAAAGGAGAAAAAATGCAACTTTCAAATCAAGCACTTGGTGCAATCATGTTGGCTCTTCAAGAATCGCTACTTGAGCAAACCGACATCGTTCCTGTACTTAAAGGTTTTACACTTCAAGAGTCTGGCGAAGGGTTAATTATTACAAACCCACCAACAGTTAGATTTACTGACAATACCGAAGTTACCAATCAAGATTTAGAAAACATGGTAGCTGATAAGTAATGCCAATATACAAGTATGAATGCACTGCTTGTAATCAAATTAGTAAGTTCATGCATGCTTCAACAGAGATCATGCTGCATTGTAAAAAATGTGGCACTGAGAATTCGTTAGTTAAACAACTAGCAAAACCTTTTGTAAATAAAGGTAATAAAACTTCCAACAAAGATTCTGAAGTTGGTGAGATAACCAAAAAATTTATCGAAGAAAACAGGAAAGTTTTAGAAGAACAGAAAAAAGAGTATTCAAACAAACAATATGACAAATCTTGAATTAACACTCACAATAATATTAGCACTTTCTTTAATCGGTAATGTGGCACTGGCTGTTTATGCTCGTGCTGCTATTGTTAGGTTATTAAGTGTTGCAGACGAATTGTATGATTTAAAAGATATGTCTGATTCTCTTCTTAGTCATCTGCAATCTGTATATGAGTTAGAGATGTTTTATGGTGATGAGACATTAGGTTCACTAATGAATCATGCAAGGTCTTACACTGATCAGTTTGAGACTTTTGAATATATCTACAACCTTATAGAAGATGAGAATGACAACAGAGACACCGAAGAGGAAGAGACGGAAACGTCGTAAGAATCATTATTTTACACAAGAACATGAAGATGCAATCGTAAGATATGCACAAATTAATTGTATAAGAGAAAGAACAGAGCTTTATGTAAGATGGATTGAGCCAGCCTTTAATGAAATGGTTGATAAAATTGTCTTTACATATAAGTTTACTAATTTGCCAAACATAGATTTGCTGCGAGACGAGTGCAAAATTTGGCTAATGACGATTCTTGATAAATACGATCAAAGCAAGGGCTCGAAAGCATTTTCGTATTTTTCAGTTATCACTAAAAATTGGTTTATTCATAAAGTTAAAAAACAACAAAAACAAAATAGAACCGAAGTTAACATTGACAACATAGCAAAAAACTATGAAGAAAAATATTTGTCAACTGAGGAGTCATATCTTTCTGAAAGAGAAAGAGATGAATTTTGGATTAAGTTTTATGAAGAATTAAAATCTTGGGATACCAATAGCATGAAAGAAAATGATTTAAAAGTTTATAAAGCAATATGTGTTTTATTTGAATCAAAAGACGACATTGATATTTTTAACAAGAAAGCTATTTATTTATACTTACGAGAGTTAACCGGCTTAAATACTAAGCAGGTTGTAAATTCTCTTAAAAAGTTTAAAACTAAATATTACAATTTTAGTGCTAACTGGAAGAACGGAAACATATGAGTAATAAAGATCTGGATACATTAATGGCTGAAGCTCTCGGTAACATACGAAATGATCGTAAAGTCGCCCGGGAGTTTTTGAATGAGATAGCTAACATTATATCCACCGATCCAGATCAAAACAAGTATTTAAGCCCTGTTGCTGCCAAACACATTGAAACATTGCAGAGGTCAAATGAGCAGCTTGTTAAAATTATTTCAATCCAGTCTAAAAAGCCTGAAGCTGATTTTGAATTATCAGAAAATGATAAAGAAAATTTGTTTGATATGATTCAAAACCAAGCCATGGAGGACAACTAATGGCATTTGGTGTTGATGACATTATAGATGCTACAGAAACCACTACAGGCGAAGCCGGCCTTGATATGTTGGCAGAAGCCGTAGCCAATTCTGGTATTGGCAAGAAAGATAAATTGGAAGGAAAAGACCAGTTTAATGCTGTTGTAATCTTTCCTGTCTTACCTGATGGTAGAACATTTTCTCCTACTTCGTTATCAGCAATGTTAGGAACTGATATTATATTTGGTGCTGATTCAAATCCAACTGATTCGGGCTTTACTGGCTACAGGGTTAGAATTACCGATGAGGACAATCCTCATGCCTTTTATCCAATGCCGTGTCCGATTGATGTAACCGCAGCCGGTGCACCATCTATAGCAAATAAAATAATTGGTGGAATGCACACAATGGCTCTTACTAACTCAGATATAAAGTTAGCACCGGGCGATAAAATTATTATAAAACTTAGAAAGCTAAATGGTAATTATGATTTGAAGTATGCTCACTTTGTTAGTCGCACTGGTAAAGATCAAGATTACTTTACCAAACAACAAAACAGAAGCTCACAAGAATCATGTCAAAAGCTTGGCGATGTATTTTCTTTAGATGCAACATCATATTTAGCTGGCTCCCCGAATAAAGTAGTGCAATCAACTTATACTGGTTTAGGAGGAAGTGGACTTCAACTTATAAATGGTGAACTTCCTCCTAGCTTATTGGTGGAGCCAGATCCCAGATATACTGATTTTCCAAAAGGGTTTAAAATCTTAATTGACTGTAAAGCTGATTGGGATAATTTAGCTAAAGCTTATACCGCGGTGTTTGGCAGAAAAATACAACCATCTGGACCTGCTTCTGGATTTCGTAGTTTATCAAGTCAAGTAGCCACATATGGAAAGGCTAAATACACTGTAAATTCAGCCGGCCGTAGTGTTCGTGCTGCAGCCACACCCGGTGCGGGTAGACCTCCAACTCATGGTTTTGCCACTGCAGTAGATATAAATAGAGAAACACAACCCGGCGATACCGCAGTTGCAGCCAAAATACCAGCATTAAAGAAAAAACAAGATGAACTTAAAGCTGCTGGTATTACAAGATCAATATCATACATATGGTTATTTTATAATGCTCCTGCTTTCAATTGGGGAAATCCTTCGTGGGCTCAAAAACCCGAAGCATCCACAGTTCTTGGGACACCATGTTCCGGCAAATGCGGTAGTAAGATTGAGCCATGGCACTGGGAGTGGAATAAGTGGTCTACTGTATTTTCAAATACCGTAAAAGTAGATAAGCCTCCTCCGGGTGTGTCAGATCCGTTCGCAACAAGCCCGCTTGACCCCGAATTGGATGAATTCGGTGAATCCGAGCAAGTCGTATAAGTTTCATTAGAGAGTTAAATGTCTAAAAAGCAAGAAAAGATTTTTAAAAGGGTTAAAAAGAAAGCACAACGGCCCGAGTATATATCAAAATTAAAAAGTGATCTTAATAGAACTGAAGAATTAGCTGAAGATGTAATTCAAAGTTCTGGTGCACCAACAGTTAATGATGCGATCAGAGAAGGCATTCCTGCAGATCTACCAGTTAATCCACCTCTTGAAACTTTGCAAGATAAAATTGATCTTGGTCAACCAATTCAATTTTCTGAAAATGGGATATTCCACACAGCTATTCCATTACAAACAATAAACTATAAAACCAAACCAAATGAAAAAGTTATTCAAAACGAAGGTTCGTATATTGTTTTAGGCACGGATGGTGACAAAGGAACTGAAAGTGGATATGGTGCTCTTGGTTCAAACAGGGCTAATTCAATAGATTTGGTCGTTGGTAGAATGTCCTCCGCCCGCAATGGAAAAGGACCAAAAGGCTCTGATACTTTGAAAGGTGCTTATGTTGATGATTCATATTTTGCCGATGCGGCAAGAATCAACATTAGTCAATTGACTGATATTGATAAATCATTTGGATTATCTGAGACTAACACACCTCAGTCAGTTGCTCGTTCAGGAATTGGCATAAAAGCCGATGCAGTTAGAATTATTGGCAGAGAAGGAATTAAAATTGTAACAGGTAGAGCAGATGGCCCATCAGGTTTCGGTAGAAAAGGTGAGACTAATTCTTTAGGTGGCAAAATTGCTGAGTCTGCTCCAACGATTGATTTAATTGCAGGTAATAATACTGGTAATATTAAAGTTTGGGGAGGTTTGTTTCAACCTGTTGAAATGATACCAAATCTACAACCAGCAGTTAAAGGGTATATTACTCGTGATGCATTTAGAGATTTAGGCAACATTGTTGATGAATTATGGTCTGCTGTTTATGCACTTACTCTTTCTCAAATTACATTTAACGGTGTTCTGGGTGCTGATCCATTTAGACCATGGGTGCCACCCGGTGCCGTAGCTGCAACAACTTCTCAAGTTTTATTTGTTATGAATTCTCTTTATCATACAAGGGTAAACAAAAATATGTGGGAATTCAACTACTTATATCCGTTCGGCTATAAGTTTATTTGCAGTAGGAATGTCAACATAACATAGGTATAAAATGGCAGAAGAAAAACCATATTCAAGTTCAACATTAGTTCCTGAAGCATCAGATCCACCAAGCTCTGGGGCTTCACCGTTTCTACCATATCAGGATCCTAACGGCGATGGTCTTCCTGATGTTTGTGATATTGAAGTTGTTCCGTCTCAGCAAGTTTGTAAAGATTGCATACCTAATCCAAATGCGATTGTAAAAGATTGGCGAAGGTCTGATCAGGATAGTCCATTTTTAAATGCAAAAATATGTAAATATCAGATTTGCTTTAACACACCAGAGACAACAACAGGTTTCGTTAATGGAATGTCAGAAGAAGAAGCAGATCGTGCCCTTAATGATTTGTATGAAAAGTATGCTGAGCCAGCACTTATAGCCTTATTGGAGGGTTTTCAGAAAGACACCGGTGCCGGAATAGTGTCTCAAGTTTTGCCGGCATTAGAATACACCGGCTATGATTTAGATACACGACCAAGCTCAAGACTAAAACTATTGTATTCTGTAAATTTTTCTCAAATATTTTCTTTACCAGATGAAGATTTGAGCGAAGAAGACGATCAAGCTGATTCAGAAGAAGATATAACAGTTACCTATGAAGCTTCTGATATGGTCACAACTAACATTAGAGTTAGAAAAGGTTTAAATCTTTATGGAAGATTTTATAAAGTTGGCCGTGCTGTTGAAGGCAAAAAAATACGTGTTAAGGAAACAAACAAGCTTTTTGATTTTGAAAAATACGGTGATAGTGCACTATTCACTGGAAAGTCTCCTGTTGGGGCATGTTTGCGAGACTTGGATGCATGGCTTAACAGCCGGGGTTATAATATAACTGGCATCGGAAATATATTTAATGGTTTTGGCGATGATAAAGTTATAAAATTAGATTTTATATTCTCAGCAAAATATAAATTAAAAAAATTAAAAGTATATACCGAAGGTTGCGGTACAAATAAGCCCGATGCTACCTATGGCCGCAAGAAACTTAAAGGACTAAATGCAAAAGATTCTTGGAAAGATCCAACTGCGGTGGCATATTTTGCTAAAATGAAAAGTATTGAACAAGACTTGAGTGCAAGAGTTCCAATGCCATTTGAAGAATTTGTTGTAAAGCACACATACCCGGAAGTATTAATTGATGCTTCCAGATCTGGAGGTGCAACATCAGAGCGAACTATAGCAAGCTGTGTGGGTGATGCACTAATAAACGATGCTAAAGAGCTTGGTCAAGATATATTTGATGATGTGTTTAGCTTGGCGGATGCAATTGCTTATAAATTTCACAAAAACTTATGTCAATCAGATCCAACTAAAGTTGATGAAGAGGCAATATTAAAAGGTCTTAACATCGGCGGCCCCGCGGGCCCAACATCTGATGTATATAGCATGGCTAAAAACCAAGCCCTTAAAGAAGTTAAATCACAAGACTCAGCCTTTGCTGAGCTATGTTTTAGGATGATATCTATTGGCACATCTGGAGTTGCATGTGGTCTATCACCATTGCAACAACTTGATCAGATGTATGCGGAAGGACTTGATAGGGCTGGCATATGTGGTCTTATGGATTTGTTTTTAGAAGCACTCCAGTGTTTATTTAAAGGCTTGACACTAGAAGAGGCACTTGCATCAATTGTTCGAGCAGCTTTAAATGCCATGGGTGTAAGACAGATTGGTGAATTGTTCATTGGATTGCCACCCGAAAAACAAGTCGAACTAGAAAGAGTGGTAAATCAAAAACTAGAATCAGGCGATATTTTTGCTGCAGGTTCACCCGGACAATCTACATCTGATATACTTGCTGGTAAACAAAATGCACCAGATCCTGTAATCCTTAAAAAGTTTAAAAATAAAAAGCCATGGGAAGATAAAGGCTATGTTGAAAGGGAAGAAAGAAATAAAAGATCTGATAACTACGGTAATATGGTTGCATCAAAAGCTCCCGGCCGCCCCGCTGATGACAGTAGAGAAAGAAGAACTATTGGTCAAAAATTAGAATCACCTCTTGGTGATGATTATCAAACTAACAATGTAATTTTAAATGCTTACATTGAAGCAATTATGGAAGTTTATCAAGATAACTATCTTGAATTAATAGACTTTTTAAATAAGTTTCCCGGTGCTAAATTAATAACAAATGTCATTGCATTTATGGATTGTCCAACACCACCTCTTTTCAACCCCGGATTTGATGACTTCTTTAAAAGTTTGCAGTTGCCATTCTGCAGAAGTATTGCAGCCCCTACTTTTCCAAGATGGGAGAATCCATTTCTTTACATACCAAAACTCACAGATATACTGAAAGCTATTTTTGCTGCCCTTAAAAAATTAGTTCTTTGTATCATTATGAAGGTCATTGTAACTATACTTTCTAAGGTGTGTGAAATTATTGGTGATGCTATTTGTAAAGCCATTGAGCTAGCTGGCAAGGTAACAGCCGGCTTACTCACAGGAAATACAGATCTGGCCGGTATTCTTAGAGAAACAATTTGCGGCCCGGATGCTTCAGATGAACAGATTAATGCTACCGCTCTAGATTTAATGGCTAATTTTGGGGTTGGCGGTGCTGCATTCTCCGATCCTGAAAGGACAACCGCATTCTTTGGAGATGTTATCAATAACTCGAATCGACAAGAGGGACTGCAACTTATGATTGATGGCCCCAGTGATGATCAAATAAGAATTGCGGATACACTGCTGGAAGAAGAATATCAAGAATTCCGAGAGGCTTTACCCAACCGCTCTTCAATTAGATCAATGTTTGAGGGTATATCAAATGTTGTGCCGGAAAGAAACAAAGATGAAATTAGGGCCGCTCTTGAAATGTCAGCCGATGAGCTTCTGCTACCAGCGAACCCTACCATTTGTGCAACTCCTGAAGATATTGAAAACTTTGAAAAGGTTAGATGCGATTTATTGGCTGGAAGAATGTCACCAGAACAGTGTAAAGCTCAATCTGACCGTGCTAGAGATCAATTGTTAGAGGATGCAAACGACATACAAAGAGTTATTAATGAAGGATTTGGTTCAGCACTTGAAAATGAAATGCCTCCTCTCTTTTCAGATCCGGGTTGTGAAAATGGATTACTGCCATTTGAACCTGAAGAATCAATAAAAACCGCAACAGGTGCTTTAAAAGGTGACATGGAAAGTCTACAGATTGCTTTTACGGACGATATGCTCGGTAATGGTGGTTTGTTTGCTAGTGATGATGACTGGGGTATGATTAACATGATATTGTCAGATACATTTGCTAATCCTTATACGGCACACCAAAGAAAAACTGCTAATAGTAGAAGGTTTGTAGATTTTTATCTTCCCGAAGAAGATGATGATGATGGCAATATTGCTAGTGAGAAAAAACAAAAAGGTGCATATCCACAATATGTTGCTGAGTGGTTAAAATATCAATTCCAAGGCTCTAACGAGGTGCTTGATTTAAAATCTTCGTTTATAGGTGGTTTTAAGGGTACAAACGATGTGCAAGAGTTGGAAGTAAATAGAATATCATTTTCCGATTTAGGATTTGAAGGCTTGTTTGATACTGATGTCAACTTAGTAGAGTTACAAGACTATGGATATAATGTAAATTATAATGTTAATTATGAAAAAGATTTAGTTGCAATAAGACGAGCCCCCCGTAAAAAAACTGCTGATATTACTATGAAGTTTAGAGATAATGCTAAGGGTTACAGGAGTGCTCCCAATGGTGAACCCTCGTATGGTTTTAATCTTAAAGCATATTATTCGGACATACAAGAAGTGGATCGAGAAGACCGTCAAGGTTTCTTTAATATACCAAATGACAATATCAGAGTCGTAGTTGACGAAGCAGTGTTTGATGATGCTCAAACTAATACATCCGATCTCGTTAAACTTAATCCAGACTTACCAGTTGTTACTGCTACTACCACCTTTGAAGCTGATGCCCTAGTTTATCAGAAGTATGAGTTTTTTGCTATCGACCCAACATTTGAAAATTTAGAAGTTGATAGAACTGAATTTTCTCAACTGTTTGACTCGTTTAGCGACTCAGTTAAAAGATATTCTCCACAAGTATATGCTCTTTCTGATATGACTGGAATAGGCCCGCAACAATGTAAGGCATTATACGATTCAAACAATACAAAACTTTTTAAAGAAATAGCAAAAGAAATCGGTAACAATGAAGAAGCATGGCAATATGGTGCTGAATTTGATGGATTGATGGAAGAAGATTTTGATTACGGAGTCATTGTTGACGGTGAATTTGTTGAGTACAAAGATCATGAAGTTCAGGAATATGATGACGACGGAAATCGAGACGGAACACGATCAGTTAAAAATAGTGATTCGCTTCTAGGAGTATCCAGAGATGCTTATAAAAATAGGGATAATCCAGATAAAATCAGAGTCCATTACCTAAACCCTGCTCAATTTGGTAATTCGTATATGTCTCCTTCTCTTTATGTCAAGCCCCTAAAAAACAAGGGTTGGCTTGGAGCTGTTAATCTTATCTTTCCTGAGTATTCTCCATGTAAGCCAAGAGAAAATAATTTAATTTCATTTGATACAATTAAACAAAAAATTGATCAAGTATATCCAAGAATACCAGAGGACAAAAGACTTAAGAGTGATCCAGACTGTGTAACTGAAATGCCATTCAATAGAATATTGTCTAGACCCTCTCGTGCTGGCTTAGAAGCTTTGGTAACTGCCACCATTAGAATTTTCACGAGTGTAAGTTATATTAAAAGCATGCCAACTTTCTTAACATTTGCACCCAAGTTTGATCAAAATTACAGTAACATATATGCCTCATACATTATTGAACTTATTGAAGAATCATGTAAGGAAGCCGGAAGTAATTTCCTTAGTCCATTTAAGGATGATGAATTTTGGTATGCATTCTTAGAACAAGCAGTACAAGTTTACAGCAGAAGATTAGATGACGATTTAGATGATAGTATTACCCCAGAGACCGTCCCAGAACATGTAAGAGAGGCGATAGAAAAAATTAATGATATGCAAGAGAATTATAATTATCCATCCCGAGATGATTTCAAGGATGCACCCTCCGAAGAGAAAAGTCTTTTCCAATCACTTAAAAGCTTTAGAGAAGAAAAAAATCTTGAGGCTGTTCAGAGAATGGAAGAGCCTGCAAAGTTTATTCTGACAGAATTAGTAAGAGAACAACTTGAATTTGTCGGTGGTCTTTTTTCAACAAACATTAAAGAAGCTGGATTTACACCAAAAGTAATTAATAATGATTATTATCTTCTTGAAAAATTTGCTGCTGGTGCTAATGGTTTAGATTTGGCAAAAGCTATAAGCTTCGTTGATAGAGTCGATAATTCAGAATTAGAAAGTATAATAGAATCAGAAGGCAGCGGTTATACAACTGGTGGTCTGTTCACATTACCAGATGGCACACCATATGTTGGTGACTATCATGTACATGTTGGTGCCGACGGCAATCCAGTTTTCATGGTTGGAGAGTATCATGTTACCTCTGATCATGATGTTTTAATCCCGTATGCTAATAATCTTAAAGTTGGCTACAAAGACATCAACGGCAATGTGCAAAATATCGGTGATATATCAAACTATAACGATGCTATCGATCCCGCTGGCAAAATGTTTTACATAAAGAAGTTTGTATCGATTAATGGTGTTCGTCAAAATGTCCAAACTGCTGAAAATACTATTAGATCAAGAGGTACGGCTAATATTTCAACCTACTATCCCGGCAGTATGCGAGTGGTTAGAGAGCCAACAAGCAGTAGAGTAGTTGGGATTGAAGGAGACTTAGGGGTACAACATGGGATAGAATTTGGAATCATTAATAATGGAAGCCAAGTAAAGATTACCGACGTACTAATAAATGCTTTAGATTTGCCCGTAAATGAATTTGAAGGACCAAGAGCAAATAGTAAACTTCTGTTGTGTTTGGTGGATAATCTTAGAGATGATGTAAAATTTAGAATGATAGTTGATTACATTTTTTCAATGAAAAAAGCACTTTCATTGAATGCCATTTACAACGATATTGGTTTGTTGCCGTCAGTTGGGGAATTCACTGTTGAAAATAATGATTACAAGTCATCGACTCTTTCCAAAAAGCCCGGAGTGAGAGCCGATATCGGAACAGATGCGGACGGTAATAATCAGGTTGTAGTTAATGCCACTCCGGGCTGGGCCCATGAATCTGACAGGAATGGCTTCTTTGCAAGTCCTTTTTACAAAAAATGGGATGAGTGGGATCAAATCTTACTTAGAAAATCAACTAAAAGAATAAAAAAATTATTCAAACCGTATTATACAAAAAGAAAGTTTGAGGTGGAAGATGATACGGATGCCGGACCCGGCGAACAATTCTTAAGTATAACCAAATCTAGGTTTACTCCAGTGCCCGGCGGTAATAAACTTTCTTGGTTTAAAAGAAGAAAGCTTAAACCAAACCCGTTTGATAGCAATGGACAACTCTGCAAAAAACCCAATTAAGTATATTTAGTACTGTAGGATAACAATATGTCTTCGTTAGCAATAAAATTACCCTTGATAAGAGACGATGCCGACGGCTTTGAAACAGTAAAATCATTTCGTAATTTAGTAAAGCAAAATTTTAAAATGTTACTGTTGACTGATCGCGGTGAAAGAGTAATGGAACCCAACTACGGTGTTGGATTAAAAAAATATTTATTTGAGAATTTTGATCAGTCTACTTTTTCAAGAATTGAAACAGATATACTTGAGCAAGTATCAATATACATGCCAATAGTAGCAATACAAGAAATATCTTTTCAACCATCGGATCAATTCAGCAATAGATTGAACATTAAAATAGCATATGCCATACCTGAGATTGCTGTGAAAGATTTGCTACAATTTACTATTTAAATTGAGGATTTAGAATGCCAAAGAAACAAAAAGACCTTTTACCGATTGATTATACCCATAGAGAATTCTCAACCATCCAGCAAGACTTGATTGAAATAGCTGAAAGATTTTATCCTGATACATTTCAAGACTTTAGCGAAGGCTCTTTTGGTGCTCTTATGATTGATGCCGTTTCATATGTTGGCGATCAACTTTCATTTTACATGGATTACAATGTTAATGAATCTTTCATGGACACTGCTTTTCAGTATTCCAATATTGTCCGACATGGCCGTGCACTCGGATATAAGTTTGAAGGTCGTCCATCAACATATGGCACGGTTGCTTTGTACATTCTAGTCCCTGCTTCCTCAATCGGAATTGGCCCTGACAGAGATTATTTGCCACTATTAAAAAGAGGCAGTACATTTGGAACAACAACTGGATTAAGTTTTATTCTAACTGAAAATGTAGATTTTTCTAATTCAAGAAATTTATTCGTTGTAGCTAGAAATGATGAAACCACAGGGGCCCCAACATTCTATGCAGTTAAAGCATACGGAAATGTAGTCTCTGGTCAGTTCGGTCAAGAAAGAGTAACTATTGGAGCTTTTGAAAAATTCAAAAGAATTACACTTGAAGCTGATAATGTGTCAGAGATAATTTCTGTTTTCGATACTGAAGGTAATCAATATTATGAAGTTGATTACTTGGCTCAAGACACAATATTTAAGGAAATACAAAACCCAAACTTTAAAAATGATAATGTTCCATCGATTATTAAACCGTTCTTGGTTTCAAGAAAATTTATAACTCAGTTTAATAGAAACCAAATTACACTACAATTTGGTAGTGGAAAGTTTAACCAGTCAAATATTGTGGAAAATCCACAGAATGTGGCTGTGGATGTTTATGGTAAAAGTTATGTTACTCAAACAACATTTGATCCAAGTCGATTGTCAGAAAATGAAAGTTTCGGTATTGTTCCAGCAAACACAGAATTAATAATTACATATCGTGCTAATAATCCAACAAATTCTAATGTAGCAGCAGGCAATCTAAATGCTGTTTCCAATTCTAACTTATTTTTTAATGATGAGCAATCTCTTTCAGCAACAAAATTAAATCAAGTTATTTCATCTCTTGAAGTAGAAAATGAAGAGCCAATTAGTGGCGATATATCTTTACCAACATCAGATGAAATAAAACAAAGAATTTACGATACTTTTCCAACTCAAAATCGAGCTGTAACTCAAGTTGATTATGAAAATATCTGTTACAGAATGCCTGTAAAGTTTGGTTCAATTAAACGAGTTTCAGTGCAGAAAGATGCTGACTCTCAAAAAAGAAATCTAAATTTATATGTTATATCTGAGGATGTAAACGGCAAACTTGTAACAAGCAACTCGGTTATCAAAAATAACTTAAAAACTTGGATTAATCAATATAGAATGATTAATGACACTGTAGATATTTTAGATCCATTTGTATTAAATTTTGGAATTGATTTTGCTGTTCGTGCACAAGAAGCTGCTGAAAAATTTACTGTATTAGAAAGTTGCATTGCTGCCCTCAAAACTAATTTTGAAAAGACATACTTCATTGGTGAATCTTTATACATAAGTGACATATTTAATGTTTTAAAAGAAGTATCTGGTGTTCAGGATGTCTTAAAAGTGAAAATCAATATGAAAACAGGCGGAGAGTATTCAACTTCATCGATAGATGTAAACTCTAATTTATCTGGTGATGGTTCACAATTGATAGTGCCGAATAATGCCATTCTAGAATTAAAATTTCCAGAAGTTGATATTGTAGGAAAAATTAGATAATGCCGATTAAAAAGTATTCTGCAAATGCTGACAACACAATAGTAAATGCATTTCAACAAGATTTGCAAACAAGAGCCACCGGTGCGAATGCAGGTGCCGCTGACATTGTTGAGGTTTATTCAGTTTTTGGTCGCCAAACCAGTGGTTCTCAAGAATTATCAAGAGTATTAATGCAGTTCCCTGTAACATCTATTAGTACAGATCGCTCAAATGGTGTCATTCCTGCTTCTGGTTCAGTTAGCTTTTATCTGAGAGTTCACAATGCAGAGACTTCTAGAACCGTACCGAGAAATATGAAAATGATGGTGCATGCTGTATCGCAGTCATGGCAAGAAGGTGTGGGTCTTGACTTAGAGGGATATAAAGATTTAACTAATGGCAATGAAGGCTCTAACTGGATGTCAGCATCAAATTCAACTTTTTGGAAGGATGCTCACGGGATTGTGCTAGCTGGTGGTTCTTACCATACACAATCAGTTCCTAATGCAGATGTAAACACAGAAGTTCATATATTTGATCAAACACTGTCAACAGGTCTAGAAGACCTTGAGATTGACATTACACCACTTGTAGAACAATGGATAGATGGCACTTACACAAATTATGGTGTAGGGCTATCTTTAACGGCAAGTCAAGAAGCATTTATCTCTGGAACACTTAACGATGTTGCTAGCAGAGTTGATAGATTACCAGATCCTGCTGATTCTTCACAAGCTGTTATATACAATCCAAGTGGTTCTACTCTGTCTTTCTATACTAAAAGAATGTTTGCTAGAGGGACAGAGTTTTTCTTTAAGAAGCCTGCAATTGAAGCAAGATGGAATAATGTAAAAAGAGATGACAGAGCTAATTTTTATTATAGCAGTTCTTTAGCTTCTGGCCCAGATAATCTTAATACACTTTATCTCTACAATTATGTGCGAGGTAGACTTGCTAATATTCCTGAAATCGGAACAACCGGCTCAATCATGGTTAGTCTTTACTCTGGATCGGCTGATAACTCCGGTCCATCTGGTTCTAGACTAGTCCTGTTCGACGGACAGACTAGTATTACAGGTGGCTATGTAGCAACTGGTATTTACAGTTGTTCGTTGGCAATTACAGCCGCTGCAACCCCAATACAAACTCTTTACGATGTCTGGCACAGTGGCTCAATGAAAACAGAGCATTCGCCCACCAAAGAGTTTTCAACTGGCTCTATTAGGCCGCAACTATTAACGGCTGCTGAGACTGTAGATAAAACAAAACACTTTATTAATATTACAAACTTAGAGAACGAATATTCTAAGAATGAGACAGCTAGGTTTAACTTGTACATCAGAAATAAAAATTGGTCTCCAACTATTTATGTTAAGGCAAAGGAGAATCCACCACATTCACCAATCATAAGTGCTTCATATCGAGTATTTAGAACTTTTGATGCACTTGAAGTTATACCCCACAATACAGGTAGTGATTTTGCTACTGGTTTATCATACGATGTATCTGGAAACTACTTTAATCTCGATATGAAATTGCTACAACCCGGATTTGAATATGGATTTAAGTTTGCTTTTTACGATCAAGAATTTAATTCTTGGCAAGAACAAGACAAAATATTCAAATTTAGAGTGTTAAACGATGAGTACTAAGGATTTATTCACTAGAAATTACTTAACTGATAAAAACGAAAAAGATGCATTTTCTGAAGTTGAATCTGCTGAGAACATCAAACAAGTAAGAGAAAAACAAACCACCTTTGTACCTAATGTAGACTATACAGATCCGTTATCTTTTGCTAGATATGGTTCCGCTCGTCTCTACTATAAGAGTGCCATTGACAGAGTAGTTGATTTTTACCCCTATGATGGCTCGCAAGCTGAGTTAAACGAGTTCTACAATAAATCACTTGACATTGAAAAGTATATTTTTAACAATCGTTACCCTAGAACAACAGGGTATGCCAACTTTTCACCCAATGGTTGGGGAACAGCTACATCTCGGCCCGGCGGTTATGGCTCCTCAAATGTAAACGAGTACATTACATTCAAAGCAGGACCAAATTCTACTAGTCAAACTGCGGCATTAAAAAGCTTAATTCCAGATTCAGAAACAAGCACATATCAATACAGCAATATTTACGATGAATCGCTGTATACCAACGAAGGTTTACCATCAGACTACGGTCAAGGAACTCGTACCTCAAATCTAAAATCAAATTTCGATACAGGTGTAACAATTGAGTTCTGGGCTAAGACTGGTTCACTTGACACATCACTCACAGAAAAGCAAGTAATTGTTGATATATGGAATAATGAACTTAGTTCAAGTGCTCATTACGGTAGAATTACTGTTGAGCTTGACGGAACTACCGGTGGCTCAACTCCATGGTTAGTCACCGTTGAATCCGGCTCGACTAGTGTGTTTCAACAATCAGTCGGTACAGATTTATCAATTCATACTTTAAGTGATTGGAAACACTATAGTTTTGTTTTACAAAACAGTGGTTCTGATTTTCACATTAAGTTGTATGTAGATGGCCAACATAACGATACGGAAGTTGTTTCTTCCAAGGCAGTGTCAGAAATTAATCCTGAAAATCTTATGGGACGAATTGGTGCTCTTCAGACTGCTCCCAAGGGATTGGAAGATGTATCAAAAATTTCTAACTATAGCGGTGCAGGAAAACTTAGTGGATCAATTGACGAATTTAGATTTTGGAAAGTTGCAAGAAATCCAAAGCAAGTAGGACAAAATTGGTTTACACAAATTAGAGGTGGTGTCAATACAGACATATCTAATACAACACTTGGTATGTACTATAAGTTCAACGAAGGTATTACAAATTCCTCATCGTTAGATAGTGTTGTATTAGATTACGGTGGTCGTGTGTGCAATGGTACATGGACTGGATATGCCGCAGCATCTAGAAACACTGGCTCAGCCATTGTGTCTGCTTCGGCAGCAGGTAGCGAGTATCTTGACCCGATTATTTACTCAGTGCACCCAGATGTGGTTTCTCTTAAAAGGGAGTTAGAGGACTTAGGCACTTTCCACGATTCGCAAAATAACAGCATGTTCTTAAAGAGTGTGCCGGCATGGATTCTTGAAGAAGCAGAAGATCTCGGAAACAGCGATCTTGAAAAGCTCACACACATAATGGGTGCTTATTTTGATAAACTTTATTTACAAATTCAAGCTATACCAAAGTTAAGGCAACAGAATTATGTTAGTTCATCTGATCAGCCTCTGCCATTCTCACAAAACTTGCCCCAATCTTTAGGACTTAACACACCAGAAATATTTATTGATTCAACTGTGCTTGAAAAATTTGCAAATAGAAGTGATACAAAACTATTTCAAGAAGATTTACAAGAAACTAAAAATTTAATTTATCAAAACATTTACAATAACTTAGCTGACATTTATAAAGCCAAGGGAACAGAGAAAGCAATCAGGAATGTTCTTAGATGTTTTAATATTGATGACAACTTAATATACTTAAGAGCATATTCAAATAATCAATTGTTTGAATTGAAAAACAATCTTAAACAAACACAGAAGAAAACCAGACTTCTTAATTTAAATAAGCAAACATCCACTACAGCAGTTGTATATCAGGCTGCTGATCCAAGTGTGACTGATGCACGAGGTTTTATATCAGGCTCAGAGGGTCTTGCTTACGAAGACAACTACGGTTTCACTGCTGAAGTTGGTGTAAAATTTCCTAAGTTTTTCCGTTCTCTAGATAAAATTGATAGAGAATTTATAAACACTGTGTCCATTTTCGGTATGCACTCTGCAAGTGTTGATAATCCATCTGAGACAACCATATTCTCATCTGACACCGCCAACTTTCAAGTTCAAGCTGTAAGAGATAAAGTATATTCTAAGAATGTATTCTTTAGACTTTCATCATCTGTAACTCCTTTCCCGGCACCGTTACTCACTAGTAGTTTATATTATAATGTTTATGACGATGAAAACTGGAATCTCTCGGTTGGCTTAAGGCCCTCTAAATATCCGTTTGTTAACATTTCGTCAGGTTCAGAAGACTTTACCTATGATTTTGTTTTTCGAGGCTACAACAACAAATTAGGCACTGTTAACAATAGCTTTGAGCTTACCGCATCTGTTAGTAAGGAAGTTGGACAGAACTTCTTAAGAGCAGCGAAAAGATTGTATGTTGGAGCTACGAACGAAAACATAACAGGTTCGACTAACACCGTACAATCAGATGTCCAATATACGGATGCCAGATATTGGACAAAGTATATTGATTCGTATACTCTCAAACAACATTCAGTTGATAGAGAAAACTTTGGTTTATCCGGCTCTTACAGGAGTATTGACCCTGTAACAACACCCATAGATAATCAAAACAGTTATAATTTTAACTCATTGGCACTTGATTGGTTCTTTGAGACTGTGACCGGTTCCGATGCAGCAGGACAATTTTATGTTACTGATTTAAGTTCCGGTTCGGCACTCTTAAGGAATAACTTTGGTTGGGCTGGTCAAATTGGTGGTCATCCACATACCGGCCGCGGCCGAGGATTCCAAGCAAATGATGATCAGGTTGCAGTCAATCAAATAGTTAACGAGTTTAAGTTCACTGAGCCAGAAATGGTAATATCGTCTGACATGGTTCAAGTATTAGATGAAGATGATGAATTACTTGGCACATTTGATCAAGTTCCAAACTATGTTTTCGTACTAGAGAAGAGCTTATACGGAGCTGTTTCTGAAGAAATTTTAGATTTCTTTGCTGGCTCACTAGACTTCAACAACCTTATCGGCGATCCGGTAAATCGATATAGAAAAGAATATAAGTCATTAAATTACTTAAGAAATATCTTCTTTGAAAGATTTCAAAAGATATCAACAGTTGAAAAGTATGTTGATTACTATAAATGGTTTGATGATGCTTTGGCGACTATAATATCACAATTGGTGCCCGCTTCGGCTGATTTTATAAATGATGTATATAATACAGTTGAGAGTCATGTATTAGAAAGAAACAAATATCAATCACAGTTTCCAACGATTGACTTTAAACAAGCTGATCCAGAAGCTAGTATCAGAGGTATTGTTGAAACTAAGTTGAATTATCAACAAGATTTATTTGGCGGTGTTGAAACATCTCCCAGACCAACAAATGTTCACAAAAACTTCTGGAGAAGAAGAGCATTACCCGGCCCACCCGGGATAGCAGATCATGAAATTACCTCTAGCGATGCTAGTGTAGATACTAAGCGAAGAAAAATAAGAGCAGGATTATATAGCAGACCGCAATTTAGTTCTTCAATGCCCACACTTACCAAGACTGACGGAACTAAATATTCTCTTAATAGATTGCTTGAAACACAAAAGGCCGGAACCGTTGACTTCAGTGGTCCTGAAAATGTAACAATAAACAGAACTATAGTTGGCGGTGTTAACTTTGAACATAACAAAGATATACATTACACTTATGCCTCCCTTTATCCCGCGGGCCCAGTCATGGCACCTGCTGGCGGTGTGTTTGTACCACAGAATGTTCTTTATGCCAGAACGGATGATACCAATCGGGTTGATACACTTGAAGATTGGATCCTCGATGGTAATGTCGGAGTCAAAAGAAAGAAGCACTTAAAAGTTGTGCAAGGTAGAGATTATAACGATGGCTTAGGTTACACTTGTAACAAAAACTCGTTTGCATTCCCATTCAATGTTATGAGTTCGTCCATCACTGGTGGAGTAGATGACTTCATCAGAAGAAGAACCGAACTAGACATTAGTATTACTAACCTGCACAATGATGTATACGGTAATGAAATGGAAGTTCCAATGCAGGGCCCATTTACAAACTATGCTGTCGGAGGCCACCAGTCTAGACACATTGCACTGAACAGTGGATCTGATACATATACAAACCGACCAGAGGCATGGAAGATACTACTTGGAGTCAGGGGTGACTGTCCAGACGGTGAAGCATTAACCGGTGCAATAGGAATGGCTGCACCTGATTACCCATGGCCAGAAGCAAATGATGTTGGGGTAACACCATATCCAATGACTGCCTCTCATAAAGCGGTTTACTATCGAGATCACATTGCCAAGAGACCGGTTAATATAAAAAATATTCAAGTCTCCACAGGCTCTACAATTTTAGGAAACTTTGAACATAAATACGAAGTTGTTCATTCATTCGGTGCTTTTGAAAACCCGAGAAACTTTATCGAGACTCAGCCCTCTCTTCCAACAAACTTGTTCCAGTCAAGAGCTACTTCTTCGACCCAAACAAGAACATTTTATGATACAAGAAGATCATCTGGAAGTCATTTTGAATTTATGGCTGATTATGATGTCGGCTACTTATCTGGCACCAATAACAACACAATTATAACTACCAAATTTGATCATGGGGCCGGCGGAATGTTAACCAATGGTAATGGGTATAGAGATTTTAGATCTAATGAATTTTCCGTATATAACAGTATTAATAACAGATTTTTATCTGTAAAGAGAAGATCACAAGTATCAACTGGCCAAACAAGCGAAATAGTTGGTTCTGGCACTGCTGGGATTAGAGTATTTGATATTCACGGCAATGATTTTGGTTTGACTGCACATGCATCTAGACACACAGCTAGATTCGGTAGAGATTCAAACCTCGTGTCTACCCCCGGTGCATCGTATGTTGAATCACCCGGATTCCACAAAATTCATAGGAACAACAAAGATTGTGTAAGAATAACCAACGAAACACTGGTACCAATATTTTCGCCTAATTTGACATTGATAAATAGGCAGGGTGTTGCCTTTGCAAGTTCAAATTCTAATTCTGCATTCTTATTAACTGGTGCACTTGGCGGTAGCCCTGCTGGAGAACCGCTTGTCAAATCTCCAGATTTACTAGCAGGTATTTCTGGCTCTGGTTTTTCATGGACTGGTTTAATTAAGTTCCATGCACAACAAACTCACACAAGCCCTGCATCGGAAACAAGAGAAAGAATCTGGGCTATGGGACTAAATTCAAGCAGCAAAATTAGAGCCAAGCTTGAAAGAGTTAAGGCAGGATCCGGTGATCATCGATTCCGAATATACTTTACAATTGGCACGACCGGTGGCGGCGGAGCCGGCGACTTAGAATATCAATGGCACTTCCCTGCTGGTACATTTGACTTATCAAGTTCCTATAACCACTATGCACTTGTGTTCGGTTCTCCAAACAATGGTGTCGGAGGAGCTAATCGTTCAATTCCAGATGGCCAACTCAATCAGTCTGCACAATTTTTAACATCTGCAGTCTTATATTTTAACGGTGTATCTCAATCCGCTGCATCTATATCATCAAATAGACCTGACTACAACGACACGAATGGTTCGTTCTCTAGCTTTAGAGGATTCGCGGCTTTAAAGCCCAAGGGTCAGAGTTACATGCAAATTGGCGGCGGCCTTGGTGCAGCAGATCAACCTCTGTCTGCATCTATAGATGAATTTACATTCTGGACTACACCCTTATTTGCAACAGGTGTAACACAGATTTACAATGGCGGAATTCCCTGTGATGTTACTGCCTCATCAGTATACAGTAACAGTGGCTCTTCTTTGTGGGATTGGATTCGTTTTGAAAATTCAGCCGACACAAATGCAATCGCACTAGACGGTGCTAACCCGGGAACATACAACGGAACAACAAACAAGTTAATTGGTTTCAACAATAATCAATTCTTGCCTGTAGCAATTAGCGGGACACCACTCGGAATGGGAGATGCAACAGATGTGCCGGAAGGCTGCACCCCACTTCTTCAAGGGTATAATTCAGTATTAACAATTGCTACACAGTCAATGTTTGATAACTTCAACATACAACATCAGATTCCACAGATGAGCAAGCAGTATGGCTGGATTACAGCATCCTTAGTCAATGATCATGGAATCTGTGGATTCTACCGTCCAGATTTTAGAAGAAGAGTCTCATCATCTAGTGGTATAAATTATGTCGATTCCTTTGACTTCTTAACAGCAAGCACAATTGGTAGCACGGTTGACAATGCTAACTTAAGATTTATTGGAGAGGCAAACGAAGTTACCGGTAGCAACATATTATTGCAAACTGGAAGATTAAATCTTAATGTTATAGAAAACATAGATTCTGCTTCCAACACAATGACATATCCTGTTCGTACTTCACCATATCCTGTGTTTACAAATCAATTAAATTCGTTTATAAACTGGAGACCTTCCGGCGGCCCTGATGTGAGAGGAGGCTTGATAGCAACAGGTTCAGTGGCTAGCGGCCAGATACAGTTTACTGGTTTACCAACAGTTGGTCAAAAAATAGCAATTAGATCCACCGATGGTACTTTAAAAACTTATGTTGGAGCTAATGCAACTGATACAACATCTAATGAATTTAAAGTCGGCGGTGGCTCTACTGCTACAAGTGCAGCCGAGCAACTTACACTGTGTATCAATGCCGCTCAAGGTCATAATGGAAAAATAATCGCTGAAGATCTTAGTTCTGCTCGAATACAGTTAACACAAAGGGATGCGGGTCTAAATGGCAATACAGTAATTGATTCTGATTTGTCTAATGTCATCTCGGCAACATCATTTAGACTTGTGGGGGGTACAGGACTGTTCCGAAATCAAGATGCGGGTGCATTTAATCAACTTATGTTTAAGAGAGGTAATCAATTTGGTTATCCAACTTGGAGACAAGTTCGTCAGCAAGATCACCCAATATTAGTCAATGAGAGATTGAACAATAAGATTACTGCTATCAAGGGGTCACAACTCACTGAACACGATTTAAGGCCAGTATCGATGGTTGGCCGACCATCATTTGCTAACTTTACATATTTGACAGATCCTGCAAACTTTAGTACAGTTCAAAATGCCACTTTTAAAACTTCCTACAGCAATGAATATGTATTATTTAATACTCGCGAATTAAACGAAATAGCTAATATTGATTTTAGTAATCAAGTAACACCATTTGAACAACTTGTAGCACTTCAAGAATATAAACCAGCCGGTATACCGGTCTACAATTTAAATTGGGTTCTTTATCAAGAAAACTTATTTCCATCTCTTAGAAACGAATTTGCTTCTGCATCTGTGACAAGAGTAGGATATGATAGTAAATTTTGGAGAGTTAATCAGAATGCAAGAGTAAGTGGTAATGTTGGCAATCCAAATAGTCTTGGAATGACTGGTAGCGGCCTTGGCACCGATACTACTGCTGGTAAATTGTCTCTGCTTACACAATCAATGTGGCCACTCGATGCACCTTTAGATTTTGAAACCAGAAGAACTCCTGCACTTGTAACCGCTGATGTTGCTTCATCACTAATGAGATCTAATTCTGCTGGAGAATTACAAAATACATACTCGACATATGGAATACAAAATAGTAGCGGTTCTGGTACTTTTAGTACCTCTGACATGGCTGCTTCAATTAGAAATGCAGCTCTGTATTCAAGAAAACACTTTTTGACATCACCAAGATCTTTAAACTCTCCCGGTGGTATAAAACCAATTACAGTTCCTTTAGGTATTGAACAACAACCCGGACCAATTGAGACTGACCCCACTGCTTACGGCCTTGCTCCAGTAACAACCGGTTCGGGTGAAGCAAAATGGGATGCTGCTCAAAATGCCGGCTACTTAACAACTTCAAATGGTATCACTGGTTTTGTGTCGGCTCCCTCTGAACCGTTTTACGACAACTATGATGAATTTAGAGCGGAAATTAAAACAGTAGCAAAGGGATACAATATTATACCAGAATTTAGAATATCTGAACAAGTTGAAAACTATATTAAATTTGGTATCTTAGGTGGTGAGAATACAGAAACATTTGATATCCCGGGCACACAAATCAATAGTTCTCAGAGAAACTTTTACAGGGATTATTCAAATTCTGATTTCTTAGAAAACTTTTTAGATGTCAGACAAATGACCGATTTAGCAGCGAAAGAAATAAAATTAACCTGTAGAGCAGCAATTAAATTTCACCCCTACAAGGGCTTTTATCCTGCTCAAAGATCATTGGATTTGGTAACACAATTTAGCAAATCATATTCTAGAAATATTGGTGTATGGGAAATGCAGTCCTCCGGTACAGGTTCAGTATTTACTGCTGAGACTTTTGAACAATTTGGAATTAATCTCATGCAAACAATTTATGCTAAACCTGTAAGCACCCCATTATTCGCCCCGGGTATTTTATACAATTCTATAAAATCGGGCTTAGCTGTTGATTACCCCGTTGTAACCGATCACACTAGAGTAGAAATTCAACATATTACAGGCACTGTAAATGGAGAGGAAAATTATGTTTTTGGAACAGCCCATAATACAGGCTCAGATTTCTTTAATCAGTATCGTACTGGCTCATACTTTGATAAGAGGCTGCCTTTTGAAACAATCATAAACCCTGCATCACAAATGAAAGGAGTAGAGTTAAACATATTTGAGCCTCATCCTAGTCAATCTTTTAATTACCCAGCAGAAGGAATAACATCCTCAATAGGAAACAGCCCAGCAGATAACATTTATACTTTAATGGCATCAAACTATTTCGCAGAGGTTGGTAAATTTTTCTTGAATAATTCAGAGTATACCAAACTTGAAGCTAATGGATTAACACTGAATACATTTAGATTTGAACCCGGTGAAGTATATATGGCAAGACTAAGACTTAGGTCGTCATATACCGGCTCTAGAACATATGATAAAGAAAAGGGTGCCGAAGGAGGCAATGCATTTTACGGAGTTGACGGAGCAAGAGATTTAGGCTTTGGTAAGGGGGATACTCCGAATTTATCCAGCTTTGATTTTAGTAATAGCGGTATAAATCTTTCAGGAACTTTTGAAATTCCACAAAACCCAAAAAGAAATAAAAACTTCAAACAAGATTTTATAATGTATAGTCGCCCGTCTGCTTTTGGCCCTGCCATGTCAGGAAGATTATACACCTCTTCTGTTGGCATGCCATCATCGGTTGCAAATAATATAAATAATTTTGCACTTTCAGCTTCTGATTTTGGCTGTTCAGACTCAATAAGTGGATTTAACTGGGCTTACACTCCACCGTATTACGACGGTGAATCATGGGCTGATTTTATTTTCAAGCCTACTGGTTCTGAAACATACGATCTGCAAAGAATATTAACTGAAACTCAAGTTATAACTCGACGATATGACCCGGGCCAAGCATTTCAAATTGTTGCCGGTACGGGCCAGCCGGCAGCAGAAAATGTGGGAGTAAATACATTAAATGCTAGTCGCCCGCCCACAGTCGGTGGGGCATTTGTAAGACAATACTCGCCATATTCTGGAATCAACATTAACAACAATGCCATGCAAATAGATGCAGCAATTAATTTGTTTGGTATAGAAAATGTGCCTAAGCAAAGATTTAATAAATTCGGTCAATTAGTAACTGATGAAAACGAAGTTGCTGCACAAAGATGGGTTATTCAACCCAAGTTTGAAACACCGATGATGAGCTTTTCTGATGAGGGTGTTAGACCAGTTAGCAATACAAACGGAACTCTTACATTACCACAAAATTTTGGTTCAGAATCTGTTCCGAGAGGAATGTGGCATCAATTTGGCACACTTCCCGAAGCAGCAAATAAAGGAATCTTTTTAGAAATTGGAGAAATCCCTAAAACTTGGCTACGACATCATTACGAAGTTATTGGTAGCTCTTCATTATATAATGATTACAATATAGATGATGGAGAAGACATACACACTAAAGTCAAATCTTTTGCTGAATTAATGGGCTTTACTAACCAAAACTCCAGAGTTAGACTTGGTGAATTAGCAGAAAGAAGAATTATTAAAGAGGCTGTCGTTGCTGTGCCATATATAATGAAAGATGTGCCAGCCGCCGCTGGCCAAACTAGACCACTTTTAAAGGAATTTATTTCCATACCTGAAATTCGTTATCAAGCCGCACTAAGTGAAGCTGCAGGGTCGGCTGTGGGAGATTCATTAAATGCCGCCGGTAAATCAATTAGAAATCAAGTTAGAAAAATGAAACGATATGTGTTACCACCTCAATTAGATTTTATTAACAATACCGATATTGATCCCATAGTGATGTATCTATTTGAATTTAGATATGAACTTGATAAAGATGATTTATCGTATATTTGGCAAAACCTTGCACCCAGAAACAGCCGCAGGATGTCTTTAGCTGAGGATGCCGTTGCACATGAATTGATTAATACAGAATTACTAACAGAACAAAATCTTTTTGACAATCCGAACTTGAGATGGATGGTATTTAAGGTCAAGCAAAAAAGTCAAGCAGAGTATGACAACATGATTACAAAACAGGTCAGCCACCCAGTTAATAATTTACAATTGGAACTTCAAGGCACACAACAACAACCTAAAAAGTACGAACCTAAATTTAACTGGCCATACGATTATGTTTCAATTATTGAAACAGTTAAGGTTGAAGCTGATATCTTGTATAAGGGTGATGTATCGCCACCAGAAATCTCAGGGCCTGCACTTGGCACACCATCTCAAGGAGTAGCTCCCGGTATAAATGCAGTCTTTGATAGGCCACAGATCCAAGGGCCTGAACTTGGCACACCAGCTCAAGGAGTTGCTGCTCCGGGTAGCACTACTGGCAGAATAAATGATATTCTTGATAAAGCTAAGCGGAGAGCTAGATATGCCAACCCAACAGCAAAAAGAGCAGATTCTAAACCCGTGACAGCAGCAGATAGTGGCCCCGGCCCTGACTTTGACTTGGATAGAACAGAGTAAGGAATAATATTATGGCTAAATTTTTAGATAAAAAAGAAAGAGTAATGGATATTAAGCTCACTAGCTATGGTAAACACTTGCTTTCAACAGGCAAATTTAAGCCTGTGTATTATGCATTTTATGATGACAATATAATTTATGATGGAGATTATATAAATAACAATGAATCACAGAATGGTGCCCATACAAGAATTAAAGAAGAAACACCATATATTGAAAGTCTAGTTTTGTTTGAAGATATAGACAACAAAATGCAAAAAATTCCAACAGTTGATGAAACTGGTTTAGGAATTATTAGTATCGATACTGTTCCGCTAGAATCAGAAAAGCCAAGAATAGACAACTTCAGATATGATAATGCAATCGGAGATGCACTTTTAAATGGAGAGCAACCAAATTTAGTGCCATCATGGAAGCTAATCAGTTTACAAAGCCACATAACTTCATCTGCAAGAACACAAACTGAAACATCAGTGGTACCAATTCCAATACCACAAATTAATATATCAGCATCTTATAAAAAACAAATAGTAGATTCTACAGACATTAGTATCATACCTGATTCTATTACAGAAACTGAAATACAAACCTCTGTGTTTGCGGACAATAAGATTATTCAGCTTGTTATGGATGATCCAATCATTTATCTAGAAGAGGTAAACACTGAGCTATTAAACGAAAACTTTGAGATCGAGGTATTTGAATTGGAGCCCGGCTTAAAAAGTGAAAGTTTAACAAGAAAATATTTTGAATCTAAAAAAGAACAAATTGTAGATGGTATGATGGTCGCTGCAAATCCTACCATCGATCAATCACAAAGTGATGGAGAAGAACCTCCTAATAATGATATACCATTTAGTAAAAATGCGGTAGAATATTATTTTACGATTCTTAAAGATAAGGATGTCGATCAAGAAATTGTTTGTAAATCAATGCAAAAATTTAATAAAGACAATTATTATGTTGATTTAGATTTTGATTGTAACACAGAAGATGAAGAAAACTTTTTCAATGATATTTATGGTAGTGAGGTGGTTCCAGAAATATGCCTAGATTAACTTATAGTGGAGATACTACAGATTTATTTGGCAAGTTCTTGCCAACTCCTGTATTTGATGGCATAAAAATTAAAAGTATATCTCCGTCAGACCAAGACATAATTGATGCAGGAAGATTGTATGGTGCTATTGCTGGACCTAATCCTGATATTAATCTTGCAAATGCAGCAAGACTTGAAGTAAAAACATCATTAATGTTTAATTCAGATGATTCTTTTACTCCAGAAGAATACTTTAATACTTTATTAACAAACGGTGTTGATAATTCACCATCTTTATATTTAAATATCATTGCCATAAAGGAAAGCGATTCTAGTAAAAATCTTATAAACCAACTAAAAAATGATAAGTTAAATCTTTCCAACATTCGTACCGCACTAGATTCAATCTCTGTTAGCACAGCTAGATATCATGATTTAAAAGGTACACCAACGGACATAACTTCTGATTTGATAGTGAACGATTTGCTAAATCGAACATCATACCAAGTATATTCGATACCCTACAGCACTAATGTTGCGAATTATAGTTACACTTCGGACTATGATGAAGACGGAAATCCAATATTCAATACTGGTAACATAACATTTAGCTTTTTAATTTCAAACTTTAAAATTCTAGAAAATGTATCAATTTTTGCTTGTCTGTCTACTCGTGACATTAAAGACATATCGTTACAATCACGAGCCATGTTTACATTAAACTTTGGTGACATAAGCTATGAAGATGTTAAAATAGCTGGAAAAGTTGCAAAGTTTGGAGATGCGGTTTACATTGATTCAAATAATCTAGTTTACCCAAGCATGCCATTAATGGCTCTAGATTCAAAATTTTACAAAACCGACAATGTTTCAAAGTTAGATTTAAATAAATCTCTTGATCCAATAATACAAAATTATAGCAAGTTTATGAAAAATGATAAGTCCTTGAAAAGACAAATTGACAATATTATATTTGTAAGACAGAAATATTTTGCCTCCCCAGAATTACTGCCAAACCTTCAAAAAGCAAATAAATTATCACCTAGCAAAAGTCCTAACAATAACATAGGCAGAATGTATGATGAAATTAGGATTGTGATTAATAATTTTAATGTTGCACTTTTAGGTGAACAAGAAGTAGTAAAAAGAATATTTAGAAATAATAAAATCTTAGATTTAAGAGATCTATTTGATTTAGAGTTTGTTGGTTCATATGATCAAGAAAATGAAACTAATCCATTTATAGATAGAGACTACATTTATATGAACAAACTACATTCTAATGTGGCAAAATATGTACCTGTTTCTGACACTATGAATTGGCCCGGAAAGGCTGAGCTGCCGGTTACATCTGCAGAGTTGAGAGATAGAACAAATGAAAGAGTTTCTAGACTTAAACAAGAGATATTTAAATTATTTGAAGAATCAATAGCCAATAGTGTAGAAGATGTTGATATAAGTTCACAAATAGACGATGCAAATAGATGGGTACAAGGATTTGTTAATTTCTGGAGTGGACAGATTGAGAGACTAGAGGCAGAAACAAGAGATGCACGGCGAGGCAATATCGAGTACGATGAAATCATCGCTTCGAGAGTAACAAATAGTCAGGTGTTTTTTGCAAAGGAAGATTCATTGGATGATATCAACACTGTTAGTGATAAAGAAGCAAGAGATATAAAATCATATGTCCTTAAACAATTTGGCCCTGCTCTAGCTCCGTCTCCATATTCGCCCAACCCAAATCCTAAAGGATTATCAGCCGGTAGAATGAATGAATTGTATGTTTGGCAAGCAGGCTCAGGCGGCCAAATACAACTTATTTTTCCAAGGGTCGTCGGCCCCGGGTATTTTCTTCCAAGAATTGGTACAACCAGAAAAGACCATGTTGATCAAGCAAATACTGTTGTTGCAGAATATGATCTTTTTGATTCACAGTATTTAGAGACCACCTTTCCCAGAGAGAGCAGGGCCCGACGATTCTTTCGAGTTGCCCCTATATACGATAAAGACCGCTATGATTCATATATCGTCGGTATGATAATTCGCGGCCTCCAAAGGTTTAGAACGAACGATGGAGAAGTTTTTAAAGAAACTTTGCAAAATGATATTGTTAACTTTCTTACCGCTAATGGCAATTTATTGGAGGCTGAACTCGATGCCACCGGCGAGCGAGATCAAACCAGCGATCTCTTGAGCAATGGACTACAAAAGAAATTTATTCAGGTTAGAAACTCGATTGTAAACAGCTTTAAATCCAAAATTAATGACACCATTGATGAGATAGTAAACGATCCAAACTTACTAACTCAACTTTTGCAAGAAAATGAAAGAGATAATCTTGCATCGCAAATATTTACTAAGTTAGAAAGAAGTTTAAGATCTATTGTGCAAACTAATTTATCTTCTGATAGATACACAGCCGTTCTAGCAACCCCATATAACGATTACGAGTACCAAGATAAGACAGCCAAAGCAAAATTAATTAAAACAGGCGACGATGATAACAAAGGTGTAATATACGGAAAATATCAAGGTTTGGATGATAGATATCAGCCCGGCTATGCTTCTGGCGGGTCAATGTGGTATCATAAAATTGATTTGTCTGCATCGCTGAGAGAATCGATTAGAAGTGGGTTTAGTTCATTGGAAAATGAAGTAGAGAATTTGATTGAAAATATACTTGAAGAAGTATTGCAGCTTGAAAGTATAAACATGGATGGTAGATTATTTGATAAATTAGCTAATACAGATATAATCATTCAAAAATCAGGATATTTCTTTTTTGACTATGAAAAGTTTGTCAGGAGAAGATCTTTTATATCAAGGTATATTGATGTTGGCAGATTAGTAGATTTTTCATCTCAAGGTAAAGAAATAACCAATGCTTCTATTAAGCTTGATCGCATTACATATTTTAATAGAACTTACAACACTCAAATGGAATTGAAAAAAGATCGTACAATGCCACAAAATCCAGTTGAATACGAGAGCTTTAGATTTTTCACTAGCCGAGCCGAAGACGGTAAACTACTATCTTATCCAAGAGCACCTTTATCAACTGTATTATCTTTTGATGATTTCTTCAATACGACACCGGTGGCCGCTGTCCGGGCAACCCTACCGGTCGGTGCGGAGACCGTTACCGGAATTGAGTCTGTAGGCCCGGTCGTGACCGCCGCGACAGGACCAAAGTCAGTCGATGCATTCTCACAATTAGTTCAGAGAAATTTTAACTTTACTAATTTTAATGATGGTCTCTTAAGAGAGGGTATAACTTGGAAGGATGACTACAGATTAAATCTGTTCCAGTATAAATTTTTCATTGATGACGATAGATTTAATAGAGCAACAACCGTTGGTCCGTCTGGCATTGCATCTGTTAGTCCTACAAAAGAAGGTCACTCAAGAGATCTACATAGAATTACTATTAAAATTGAGGATGATTCATATCTAGCTTTAATAGCTATAATTGATACTTACGATAGAATTTACACAAATTTTAAAAATAATTATTATGATTTGGCACTAGAACAATGTTCTTATAACGAATACTCTGAAAGATTTAATGATTTTTTTGTATCAGCAATTAAAGAGAAATTTCCCGGTATTCTCAATCCATGGGCTAAAATGGTCTCTGTGTATGTGCAGTACATAAATATGTTTACAAATAGTTTTGAAGGTAGCTATGTAGAAATGGTTGATTTTGGAGAAAAAATGTTAAACAGCATTAGGCCCGAAACGGGAACTTTGGATCGGTTAGTAAGTGTAAATGATGCATTTGCTTCGTTTAATAATCGTTTACAAAATTTAAAAAATCTAGCAGAGGTGGATTATGAAACTTATAGTCGTACTCAAGTAATAAGTATTGATAATGACATTGAAAGAGGTATATTGGATCACATCGCCGATCATTCTGTTTTGTCTAATTCATTGGAGCCATTTCCTGACCCACCGGAGTCTCTGTAATGATTAAAATACCATTTGAAACATCGCAAATTAAAAAACAACCAAAGCTTCAAACTAAAAATAAAAATAAGTTTATATTAAGTGACAAAATTGTTAATAAAAATATTGAACCAACACTGTTTAATGTTCAAAATGCCGCAATTTCTATGAAGGCTATATCAAACCCAGCCGCTAGTCGTCCGGTTGTTAGAACAATTGAAACCGACCTGCCAAAGATTTCTATCGCTACTTTAATTGAAATGAATGTTGGTCTTAGTAGTTTGAAAGAAGACTTTTCTTTATTAGAAGATAACAGCCCACAAATTGATTTATCAAACTCAAATATTATATCTAATGTTGAATTGGACAATCTTACTAACGAACCAATTAAACCCAGTGGGTTTGAACTAGCTAACGATCCTTTCTACGAACTTGATGATAATAGATTGCCCGGAGCAAATAGCAATGACTTACAAAATGCAAAAGCTTTTATTCCTCCAATTGATTCTTCACAAATACTAGAAGGTTTGCATGTTTTTAATCAAAGTGAAAATTATTTTGGCAAAAACAAATACTATAAATGAGAGATAATTAATGAGTACAACGAATAATGCAATATTTACTGATAGAGATAGAGATATAGAAGCTGGAAGTCTCGATGTATTAGAAGAAGATTTAACTACAGTTATTCCTAATAATACTCAATTAATGGTGGGCAGCAATGTCCTAACTGATGGCGAAGTCATTGATACTAATAGTTTTACATACGAAAATGCAGTGCTGAACATAGGCTTACAAACAGAAAATTTCTTAAATATATCACCTGAACAATTTGAACTTTACTCTCAGACTTTAAACGACAGTATTGGTCTTATGGTTATTAATATGGACAATGTTACAGTAGTTGATGGTAAGGCTTTAACTGAAACAGTCCCGATGTTCGCACACACTGCTAATGATTCGTTAGCTGATCCAGAGATAAATATGAGTTTTCAATATGGTTCACAACATGCCAGTGGTATCTTACCCATGGATGAAATATCATATGAGCCATTCGGGCCGGAGGCATATAACTCTGGTGAATTTACATCTCTTAAAAATAAGTTTGGATATGAAATACTTTCTGATGAGCCCGAATCGGCTGCTTATTATGAAACAGAAATTAGAATTAATAATAGCATTAATGATTTAGTAAGAGACATCGCTTCTGGTCTTCTTACAACTAGACCATTAACAAAAACGACTGCCAGATTAGAATTAACAGATGAACTATTTCAATCTATTACGACCGATGAAAAAATAAGCACCCGAGCTTCATTGTCGCCGTCTAGTGCAGCGACAACACCAGTTGAAATCTCTGTCCCGGTTACCAGCGGAGGAGCAACAGGTGGCGGTGGAGGCTCTGGAACCGACGGGAGCGGTTACTGATGAGCGACCTTATGGAACAAATTCAAATTTACATTGATACCATGTCAACTTATCCAGCAGATGAATATGCGGGCAAGTTTACAAGTCTTGTGGATGTAAATTTATTTTCAGGTTCTAATGATTTATTTAGAAATTCTGTTGGTGGTTTCTTTTTTAATTCTTTAGATCCCAATGAACAATTACATGTGCCACCAAATTTTAGAAGATTTTTATATCTTGATAATATTAATCCTGAAATATATTCTATAAATTCCTACAAGGGGAGTCAAATAAATAGAAATATTAATTTTGTTCAGTCTGGAATAGATTCTGATCCTGATCCTACACTGGGTGCTATACAAAGAACAGGAGTGACAAGTCAAAACACACTATTGCCTTCAGTAAAATTTGTTTGTCAGATTCAAGGAGATCCTAGGGCTCAGTTGTTACAAGATCCTGTTACTGGTAATAAATACTGGGAAAAATTGTTTACGGGTGGCAACTTTAACAATCAGAATATAGAACCAATATACTCTACTGAATCATTTGATGCACATTACACTTTAATTAATCTACCATACGATAAAATTAATTTGAAGCTTCTAAAAAGTGGGCCATCAATCAGAAAATTTACCGAAATCTCTTATGATTACAATACATACAATCCAATGTACCAAAACTTTGTTAGTTCACTTAGTTCAGAAAAACAAAACTTGAATTGGTATCTGCTTAACATGTACTCACTTAACTTTTCAACAGATAACATTAGTAAATCACATTATAATTTTTCACTCGTCGAGCAGCCAATAAAAGCATTTGACACAAATCCAAAAGACTATCTTAACACCGTTAGAACCAATATCTTAAATTCAAGTGTGCAGGTTTCTTCTGAATTTGAAGCAAGACAAACAAATTTGCTTTTCAACAACAATTCAGTTCGTAACCTACTGGTGCCGAACTCAGATGCCAACACACTTTCAAGCTTACTGCCATATTACACAAAAATTTCAGTTGACACAGAAGAAAGTGCTGTGTACTCGGAGATAATTAAATCTGAAAACTATTCCACCAATTTGTTGAAAACATTAAAAGAAGTTTTCTTGCAACAAACTCAAGCTGCACCAAAATTAGAAGAAATAAATTTTACTGTTAATCAAAGAGCAATGGTATCTTCGATAAGTGATAATATTGATAAATCCGTAACTACATCCGATACACAAACATTTAAGGGATTAGATTTTGTAGAAATGTTATTGTATTCTCATAATCAAATTAAAAATGAACAAAATGATTTCACTGTTATCGATGAGGAAAATTCTGAATCCAAAGCGGCATATGATAACAAAGGAACTTATCGAGCATATAATACAAAAAACACTCTGTCAGTTTTAAATAGAACAATAGCTACACTTAATGGGCAAGATGCTGCCTTTTATATGAGTGACTTAAATTCAATTATGAATGTGCAAAACAAAACAACTGATTTTGATATTAGTAATTTAAGCTCTATTTTTCCAGAGCCAAAATACAATGAAGTACTGGCTTACAGAGTTGAAAAAATAGCCGGCCTCACAACAGGTGACTCTAATACACAAAATGTAATACAAAATTTTTGGATTTTCAACTCAGATGAATTAACCACACTTAATCTCAAGGATACTCAAACTAAGTATGGAGTTCAGTATACATATAAAATATATGCATATTATATTATCAAGGGTTACAAATATCAATTTTCAGATTTGCAGTTAACAAAAGTTATTGGTGTTGCTAGAGAGGACGATTCCATAAGTTCCGATACTGATGCAGCTACGGGAATTGATAAAAGAGGTGTTAGTTCTGATAATCCAATTAAAGGATATTGTGTTGAATATTTTGATCCGACGACACAACAATCGGTAAGAGATCTTTTAGATCGTGCTGTGGGAGATATCGCCGATACAGGAACCGTTTCTTCAATTGCAAAAGAAGATCAAGTCAGAATAAGAAATTCGTCTGTAAGTTCGTTATCTGGTGATCCTTTGCCGCCTTACTTTGCAAACTTTGTAACCACAGTTCAGCCATCTTTGAAACTTGTAGAGGTGCCAATACAAACAAAATCAATGGCGGTGCTCGACCATCTTCCTAATAGGGTTAATGTTGAGCCATCTTTTGAAATTAAAAATACCAATAAACTTTTGTTTAATTTAACTTATCAAGAATTTAGTCCCGACTTATACACAGAAATAACAAGCAATAATGAATTATTCTTTAAGGATACATACCTAAAATCAAATGATCTCACAGAAATTTCCAAATTGCAAAAAGAATCTGTATCACCTGCTAGATTTATTGATGTTTACAGAATAAGTGATAAGCCTAAATCTTTTAGTGATTTTGAAGGTAATTTAATTACTACCATTGACAAGAAAATAAAAAACCATAACAATGCATATAAATTTTGCAGATATAGTGATATAGTAAAGTCAAATCAGAAATATTATTATTTGTTCAAAACAAGAAATGAACTTGGTGTTGAAGGTCATGTAAGTCAAATTATTGAAGCGGAATTGATAAATGACGGCGGATATAAATATGCTACATTTGATGTTGTTAATAAAAGTGAAATGCTTGTTGACAAATTTAAAAACATTTCTGAATCTGTAAGTAGAATCTTGCAAGTTAGTCCTAAAATTTCTCAAATTAGCTTTGATGATTCAGAAGTTGACTATTCTAAGACTGCAGCATCGCAGATTGATAAAATCAAAATTGGTGTAGCAGATGATTTAATATGGAATAAGACTTTTAAATTGAGACTAACATCAAAGAAAACAGGCAAAAAAATAGATTTAAACATTACTTATAGTGAACCAAATGCAAATTTGGACGAATAACTAAAAACTAGTACTATTTATAAGAAGAGGTAATAATATGGCATTTTTGGATAATTCAGGAGACATCATACTTGATGCAGTTCTCACCGATGTTGGTCGTAAAAGAATGGCACAAGGAGATTTTAGAATCTCTAAGTTTTCAGTTGGCGATGATGAAATAGATTACCAACTTTACAACAAAAACCATCCTTCTGGTTCTGCATATTATGATTTAGAAATCCTTCAAACACCAGTACTGGAAGCATTTACACAGGTTAATGCAAATATCAATTATGGGTTAACTACCTACTCAAATCAAAATTTGCTTTATTTGCCGTCTATTGTTCTTAATGATAAAACAACAGTTGGGACCATCGCGGTTAAATCAAATGGTGTGATTTATCTTTGCGATAACGGAACAACTGACCCTACCACTGGTCAGGGAACATCTGACAGATTATCAAATGACAGTAACATCACCAATGTGCTGATTGGTTCTTCAGACGGCAACAATGTTATTTTAATTGAGACAGGAATTAGTACAACTGACCTTACACCTTCATCGACTAATCAATCGCAATTTATAGTTACCAACGGATTACTAGATAACAGTTTTATGGTTAGTTTTGATTCAAGATTTATATCAGCGGTACAGTCGATCAGTTTAGGTTCTACATTAACTAATGCATCGGCTGTTGGTGATGGAAAACTTACTTTTACTGGGTTTGATACCTTAACCGGTGATTCAATTGATAATATTGTTGAGAATTATAGAAGAGCATCAGCAAACGGTTTTATAAATCAAATTTACGAAAATGTTGTCGGTTCTGTTGATAAAAGTCTTAATTCTTCAGCTATAACCGGCCCACGAGCAAGTTTCTGTGGTTTATCCTTTTTGATTCAGGACATATCACAACAGGATTATATTGACTTTGGTAAAACTAATCAAACCCAAGGCCCCGGCACGGAAACATACGACTTTATTGATACGACAGTTTATGTTCGCGGTGCATCAACAAATGTCACATTACAGCTTCCAATTAGAATTATTAAACTGTCATAAATATAACGGAGATTTTAAATGCCAGCAAATTACGAACCACTTGATGTCAATACCGACTCAACAACCACAAAGACTATCTTACATGAAGTAATTCCATTAACCGGAACTATTGTAAGTGGTACATACGACAGTCCAGATGGCACATCTTTTAACATTAAGAATTATACTCATGGTATGTTTCAATCAGTCTATGATTATCCATTCCTTAGTTCTTCTGCAAACCACATATTTGACTTAACAGTTTGTATACATTCTGGTTCTTCTTTAAGCTCGTCCACTCCCGGCACCCAACAAGCCAAGAAAATTAATACATATACACAGTTTGCTCAAGTTCTTCTCGGCTTTGAAGACACTGGATTAAACACAGTTGAAGTCTTTGAACCTGATCTGAACATCACTGACAACAACAACCAAATGAAAGAAGTATTTGTTATTCCTTTCTCGCGACTTGTAACAAAAGATCAGATTAAGAAAGGTTCTTTTTCTATCACTCTTGGAACTGGCTCGCATGCCTTCCCATTTGATAGCGGGGCCCCCGGAGATTCAAGACTGAAAATTCAAGATCTCTCAGCTAGTGAGCAAGGCGGAACATCACCACATGTCGGCGGAGACTATGGTGTATTATATGTCTCCTCTGGTAGTCAACCATTTGCAACTAATCTTGTACCTGCGGGCCACGGCCCGGCCAATGCCGAAGATGATCACTTGGCGGTTGGAGCAGTATTCTATCAAGCCGGTATCGCTGTTATAACTGGTTCTGTTTTTGATCAAGTAAGTGGATCTTTTATAACAACTGGTGGCGATACTGCAACATTCTCTGATGCCATAACAGGATCAGCTATTAGTGCCTCTTGTGATGCTATCAGACACAGAATCGGCGATATATCGTTTAACAACTCCACAGAAATCAACTCTACAATTTACTTCTGCAGATTACCTGTTAATAAGTTTAACTATAGCACAAACCCAACATATACAAGCGGCAGTAAAATACAAGTAAAAAGAACTGCAAGTGATTTACCAATCGCTTATGTGTCTACGATTGGATTGTATAATACCAGAAATGAATTGTTGGCCGTCGCAAAACTTTCCGAACCTCTTAAGAAGACACCACAGAATGAGTTGACAATTAGAGTTCGATTGGACTACTAATATGTCTTACCGTAAGTTCGGTAAAAACGATATTCTCCTCAATACAATGAGGACATATCCTGTTGTTGACTTTTTTGTTTACAATGGCAACATTTATTTCAACAACAATAGACACGAATCTGGTTCGTTTTCTGATAATATATTGGGAATTAGTAGCAGTTTCAGCGGTGGTGTTAGCTTATATGAATATAACATCGATCGGCTGACGGGTTCAAACAACTTTAGTTATCCTTACATTACAAAACAATCTGCTGGTGCCTCATTTAAAACCGTAAGTTCAACAAGGGCATCCACTGAGTTTCAATATGGCGATAGAATAAATGGGTCTTATCCAATGACTGCTTCGATATCTAGAGAGTTGATGTCTCCACAAGCTGGCATGAGAGAGTCGCTGATCAATAATGAAACTGGAGGCTCTACTCCAAATGCCGGCCGTCCAAAATATCGACACTTTTATGCACTTAAAAATATTTTAAATGCAAATGCACAATTAAGTGAACATTATAGTGTAACTTCTGATTTAGGATCCGGCTGGAACAAAGCTGAGCAAATAATCAACACACTTTATATCCCGTCTATATTTTACGGCAGCAGAGTTAATCCGGGCTCTGTAAGCCTAAAGTGGTATGTTAGTGGTACTCTCGCCGCAGAACTAAGAGATACAAAAGAAAACGGAGAGTTAATAGAAGTCAGCAGCTCGAACTCAACTGGTAACGGTTTAGTAGCTGGGGTGGTTCTTTATGATCAAGGCATTATCATGCTCACAGGCTCTTGGGATGTAGACCCAGCATCATCACTTCCATTAATTGATGGAACACCAGCAGGGGGTAATGTAAGCCCGAAATGGATATACTTTGGTATTGGTGGGAATGATGGAACTAATCCTGATACATTTACTCAACATTTTGGTTCTGCATCTTTTGGAATCAAATTTGAAGGTCACACGGAAACACAAGTGTGTACAATGTTTGCTAAAGCCGGCCGCGGCCAAGTAAATTACTCTAATAATCCGTCATTTATTGAGAGAGGCCAAAGTTATCTTTTGAGATCTTCTTCAAGTGTTTATGAAGAAAACCCAAACAGAAAAATTAAAAATATCAATTCATCTAGTTTTGCAACACACAACGAATCGTTTGAAAGACAAGTATATATTTCAAGAGTTGCAATATACGACGAAAACAAGAACTTAATGGGTGTTGCCACTTTATCAAACCCGGTCTTGAAAAAAGAAGACGAAGATTTTACATTTAAATTAAAACTGGATATATAGTAAAATATTGCTATGATTTTAGGTGTAGATGTATCAACTAGCATTACAGGATTTGCGGTAGTCGCAGATGAACAACTGGTTTATTACGATTCAATTGATTTAAGAAAATACAAAAATGTTTTTGATAAAACAATAGTCATTAAAGAAAAGATACTAGACTTGTATGAAATGTATCAGCTTAATAATGATGACAGTTCTTCGGCAGGGTTTGGAGATTCCGAGTTTCCCATTGAACATATTTATGTTGAGCAGCCATTTACATTTTTTAATTCTGGTGGTTCTTCCGGCAAGACTATGGCAGCTTTACAGAAATTCAATGGTATTGTATCTTGGTTACTGTTTGAAATATTCGAGATAAGACCGGAATACATTGGTGCTACCTCTGCAAGAAAACAAGTGGGCATTAAAGTGCCCCGCGGAAAGAAAGCCAAACAAGTAGTTTTGGAACACTTGCTTGAAACAGAGCCAGCATTTAACATCGAATATACAAAACATGGTAATCCAAGACCAGAGTCGTATGATCGTGCCGATGCAATTGTGATTGCAAAGGCGGGCTATAATTTAAAAAATGCTTCCTAGTTAATATGTGGATAAGCCAGAACAACTTTCAAAATTTAAGATTGCTGATATTGTTATAGAAAGCGAACTTATAGTGCCCTCCGATAGACCACATTGGACAGGTTTGGTTTTAAGTATCGAAGAAGATGCTTGGACATTTAGCACATTATATAATTTGGAGACCCAAGATAGAGTTGTTGTTTTGTGGCTTAATACTGGTGTAATAGAAGAGCTGCCATCATCAGTTCTTTTGCTAGAATACAGAAGTGAAGAATAAAAGTAGTTGACTTCTTAAGCACTACCTGTTACATTATGTTTGGAGGTTATTATGAATCACTTGGGTTATGCCTGCATTAATATGGGCTTTTCATCGCTGCCAAAGAAACAACGGATTACGACAAACCGCAGCATGATTAGAAGAACATTCGACGATCGCGGTATTGATTATGCATCTGAATTAGCATTACAAAATCTTCGTGACCTGTACACAATTCTAGAGTGGAATTTACAGCACGATATTTACTTTTACCGACTGTCATCAGACATTATACCGTGGGCTTCAGAGTATAGTTTGGAAAGCATGCCTAATTTCGGTGCAATTCATGCTGCAGCATTGAAAGCTGGTAACTTTGCTCGCAAACACGGCATGCGACTTACAGCACACCCCGGCCCATTTAACAAGCTTGCATCACCAAAGGAGCGAGTATTTGAGCTTACAAAAACTGATTTATCTATCCATGGTGAGTTATTTGATCTAATTGGTCTTCCTCGTACTCCGTATGCAAAACTCAACATTCATGTGGGTGCTGCTTACGGTGATAAGCCATTCGCACTCGATAACTTTTGTAGAAACTTTGAACGGTTGCCTGAGTGTGTTCGCTCTCGCTTGACTGTTGAGAATGATGACAAGGAATCTTTGTATTCAACTCAGGAACTTTATGAAGGAGTTTACAAGCGAATTGGCATTCCGATTGTATTTGACTATCATCATCATATGCTTCACACCGGTGGGCAAACTGAGCAGGAAGCTCTAGAGCTTGCATTGTCTACTTGGGGTGACATCAAGCCTGTTGTTCATTATTCAGAGTCCCGTTGCCTTGAACACAACAATCCTAAGATTAAGCCACAAGCACACTCTGACTTAGTGTATAATACCTTGAACAACTATGGTCATGAGTTTGATATCATGATTGAAGCTAAACATAAAGAGTTGGCACTGTTCCGATATCGGGAGAACGAAAAGTGTCTGATCGCAAAGTGAAAGTTGGAGACTTAATTAGAAGAACTATTTATAGTCCTATTCCTCCTCCAAAGCAAATTAATTTTAAATTTACTGAGGTAGAAGACTGTGGTATAGTAATAAGGGTAGAACCAAATAGTGATACAATTCATGCCTTGTTTTTCAAACAAAGTAACTTGGGCCCGATCCCGATAAGAGAAGGTTTTTATACTATTATAGGTGACGAATGAAAAATGCAGAAGCTAAGAAAATATTACAAGGAGTACTTGGAAGATGCTCTGACAAAGGTAGTGAACTACTTTTCAGTTGTCCGGTCTGCAATCATCACAAAAATAAGTTTTCTGTCAATATTAATAAGAATGTTTATAAGTGTTGGATTTGTGATTATAGGGGCCGTAATATTAGGCGTATTGTGCGTCGGTTTGGCAACCACAACCAACTTGCTTCGTGGGACCAACTATTCGGGCGGCAAGATTTGGAAAGATTCGCTGATCTCTTTATGGAATCAAAGCCTGAAGAAGTCGTACAAAAATTAGAATTGCCAGACGAGTTTATAAGCTTAGCTACCGATAACTTGCCAGCCACATCTATTTATGCTTTTAATTATCTTTTAAAAAGAGGTGTAACTAAAGCTGACATACTAAAATGGAAAATAGGATATTGTTTTAGTGGTGAATACCGAAATAGAATAATTGTGCCATCGTTTGATGAAGATGGCGATGTAAGCTACTTTATTGCTAGATCTTATAGTGGCGATTCTTACAAGTATAAAAATCCAAGAGCCTCAAAAAATATTACTTTTAATGAACTATATATCGACTGGAATAAAGACCTAGTATTGGTCGAAGGAGTATTTGATGCACTGGTCGCCGGAAATGCTGTTCCTATATTGGGTTCAACCCTACGGTCAGGGTCCGACTTATTACGAAAGATTGTACGAAACGACACCCCAATCTACATCGCACTCGATCCCGATGCAGCCAAAAAAGAAAGAAGGATTATTAAAATGCTTCTTGAGTACGACATTGAACTTTACAAAGTAGATGTATCTGGATATGAAGATGTTGGTTCAATGCCAAAATCTATTTTTGACGAAAGAAAAAGACAAGCCAAGTTTATAGATACAGAAAACTATCTGTTGCTTGACATGTTATCGGCAGTATAAGGAGTATTATGAGTCAAGAAGCAAAAGACTATATTAACAATGTATTATCTGAAAAACGACAAGAGTTTAATAATAAAGCTGTTTGCCCGTTTGCAAAGCCAGAACTTGATGCAAATAAATTGATGATAGCCACCGTTAGTAAAGAAAAAAATTTAGATGTGCTAATTGATGAGTTTCACAACTCTGATTACGAAAGTGCTTTGTTAATAATTAAAGATAATGTGCCAGCTTCACAAACTAAAAAGTTTCAAATATTTGTTAACAAAGTTTTAAAGAAAAAAGGGCTAAAACAATATAAGAACATATGCTTTAATCCAAACGACAAAGTTTCTGTTGAAGGATACAATCCTCGTTCACGAGCACCCTTTTTCATGATAAACATTGCAGACAAGAAAGTTTTATCCAAGGGACACAGAACACTTAGAAGAACCAACTACTACGAGAAGCTGCCGCCAGAATACCTAAAATTCTTGCAAGTAGACCTTAACGACAAAACTTAGTAAGCTATTTTAAATAATTTTTTACTATTTATTGCGAGGTATTTATTTTGATAATTAAAGAAAATAGATTAAAACAAATCATTCGTGAAGAAGTAGAGCTTCGGATTGTAAAACAGACAATCTCAGAAGTGATTGTGGAAATGCAACTTGGACTGACCCAAGAGCAACAACTTATTCTTGAACAAAGTGTGCTTGATGCAATTAAAAGTGCTGCTAGGAAAGCTGCTGTGCCGATTACTGTTATGGCAGCACTTGCTTTTGGAGGTCAAGTAGCTTCTAATGTCCAGCAGTTAGACGGTATTGGTGTGACACCAACTGCTGCTCAACAAATTGATAATGCGATTGAAGCCGGTCAAAATATGTCTGATGCTAGAGCCGAGTTTATTCAAAATGCTATCGACTCTAGTTCTCGCGAAGGCGAAATACCGGCAGACTTAGCAAAAGGTGTTGGTGCTGATAATGCCAAAGACATTGCTATGGATCGGCTTGAAGCTGAATTTGTTTCAAAAGGTGATGTTGAAAGCACAGGTAAAATGCAACAAACTGCACGGGGCGGTGTATACATCACATATGTTCCATATGATAGTCTTCCTGAAGGCTTTAAAGACACATTTACTCGCGGTGCAGAAAAAGAAGATCTTAAGCAATACTATCAGACTATGGACATACAAGAATTGGCAGATCTAGTAAGGGACTTTAATAAGTGGGGCTCCGAAGGTCAAGGAAGTTTTTACAATTCTGAGTCAACCGGAACAAAGCTTCTACCTTCATCTTGGTCAATTGCATATAAAGCATGGCAAGACAAAACTGCAGACCGCGGTGCTAAGGGCAAAAGCTTAGCTAAAGAAAGTTCTTGACAGCACATCTCTACAATGTTATAGTATATTTATAAGAGGGCACACATGTTTGGTTTTATCGCAGACACACTTGTAAAAGCTATTTTTATTTACACATCATGGTATGGCTTTAATGCCTTCTTTTGGATGTTGTTAAATTAGGAGAATTTGTGAGCATTAAAATAGCACACGTCTCTGATATTCATGTGCGAAAACTTAAATATCACAAAGAATATCGAGCCGTGTTTGAGCAGCTTTATGAAAAGCTGAGAGAAGAAAAGCCTGATATCATTGTTAATACGGGTGATACATTTCATACAAAGCTTGATTTGAGCCCTGAAGCAATCAGGATGATGAGCGAGCTATTTGTTGGTCTTGCTGATATTGCACCTTACCACATGATTCTTGGCAATCATGACATGAACTTAAAGAATAGTGGTCGGCTTGATGCCATATCACCAATTGTTGATTATTTGGAACATCCAAATATTCACTTTCATAAATATGCATCTGTGGTGGAAGTAGCTCCCGGTATCGACTTGCATGTCTTGTCTATTGTTGATCCCGAGAACTGGCAGAAACAATTACCCGATGACCGTGTTAATATTGCACTCTATCACGGTTCAGTAGTAGGGTCAGTGACTGATAGTGGCTGGATGATGACACACGGTGACATATCACTCGAAGAGCTTGAAAAGTATGATTATGCAATGCTGGGTGATATTCACAAGACAGATCAAAAAGTTGATAATGATGGTCGAGCACGGTACCCGGGCTCACTTGTACAACAGAATCATGGTGAGTCAAATGATAAGGGTTATCTTATTTGGGATATCAAAGATAAGAATACATGGGCAACAAGGCATGTCTCACTTACTAACCCGAAGCCGTTTATTACTATCGAACTTACTCGCAAAGGACGAATGCCAAAGAATATTTCTATTCCGCTTGGTGCTCGTCTTCGTCTCGTTAGTAATAATAATTTACCGCTTGACTCTATGAAAAGAGCAGTTGATGTAGCTAAACATAGATTCAAACCAGAAACAATATCGTTTTTGAATCGTGCATCAGGTGAGCGAGGTTCTGTTGAAGCATTAACTGATGGTTTGCAAACTGAAAATCTAAGAGATATAAAAGTACAAGAAGAATTGATAGATGAATATTTAGTTGACTATGAAGTGCAAGAAAAGACACTTGAGAAAGTTTACGAACTAAATAAGAAGTATAACAAAATTGTTGAGGACAATGAGGATGTATCGCGGAATATTAACTGGAAACTTGTTGACTTTGAGTTTGACAATCTGTTTAATTACGGGGATGGTAATAATGTTAGCTTTGAAGAGCTAAGTGGTATTATTGGTATCTTTGGTAAAAACTTTTCTGGTAAAAGCAGTATCATTGATGGTATCCTGTGGACACTATTTAATACAACATCCAAGAATGAACGAAAGAACTTGAATGTTATTAACCAGAACAAAGAAGATTGTCGCGGAAAGGTAACAATACAGATTAATGATTTGGTCTATACAGTCGAACGAAAAGCTAAGAAGTACATCAAAAGACTGAAAGGCGAAGAAACATTAGAGGCTAAGACGGAGTTAAACTTTGAAGTGTATGACCCAGTTATGGGTGAAACCACATCTTTAAATGGGCTCACAAGAACACTCACCGATGCTAACATACGAAAACAGTTTGGTACACTTGATGACTTTGCAGTTTCATCTTTATCGTCTCAGCACGGTGCTTTGGCATTTATCGATGAAGGCTCGACCCGTCGTAAGGAAATCATCGCGAAGTTTCTCGATCTTGAATTGTTTGATCGTAAGTTTAAGTTAGCCAAGGAAGACTCAGTTGACCTCAAGGGTGCACTTAAGAGACTTGAGACCAAGAATTATGATGATGAATTAGATTCTGTAAATGCATCGCTTGTTGAAGCGAGACAACAGATGAGCGAACACAAGTCAATTTGCACTGCTCTAAAAGAAGCAGTCGTGGAATTAACTGATGTCAGAAATGAGATTGAGTCCAAAATTGATTCTATACCCGCTGAAATTATCGATATTTCAGCAGTCAATAAAGAAATCAGATTAAAAGAAAATCAAATAACAAAGCACATTCTTGAGAATGATGAATTTGCTGATACTTTAAAAACAAAACAAGGTGTATATAAAAAGATTGTGAGTTTTCTCGATGAGTTTGATTTACAGAAATTTGAAAATCAACGGCAACAAATTAATCAGTATAAAGAACAACTTAAGACACAAGAAGATAATCTTGACAAACTACTCGAAGAACACAACTATATTCTGAAGAAAGAAGGCTTATTGCACGATCATGAGTATGATCCCAACTGTGAATATTGTTCTAACAATGAGTTTGTTAAAGAAGCACAAGCAGCCGTTAGCAGAAAAGCTGATGTTGAGGCTCAACAAGCTGACACATTACAAACAATTAATATAATCACGGAAGAAATCAAGAGTCTAAATCCAACAGATGTTGAAACACAATTTGAACGGTATAATAAGATAGAGTCTAACAAGCACACAGTATCATCAGAAATTGCTGATTTAAATCTTGAGATCGAGAGAAACAAAAATTCTGTTTTATTTTTAGAAGACAAGCTAAAAGAACTGTGTGCAAAACGAGATGAATACGAGGAAAACAAAGAAGCAATTGAAAATCTGGAAGCCTTAGTGACTCAGCTTAACAAGTGTCATTATAAGATTGAACAGACACAAAACAAGATTGACACTTGCGATGCTGCCACACTTGAACTTGTTAAGTCTGTTGGCTCATACGAACAAAAGATTGAAACCATCAAAGAACAAAAGCAGGAGTATCAAGACCTTCAAACCGAATTTGCTGCATACCACTTGTTTATGATTTGTATGCATCCTAACGGTATTGCTTACGATGTTATTAAGAAGAAGATACCAGTAATCAACGAAGAGATTGCGAAGGTGCTTGCTAATATTGTTGACTTTGAAGTATTCTTTGAAGCTGCAGGTAATAAGTTTGATATCAACATCAAGCATCCAAAGTATGAAGAGCGACCGATAGAGATGGCATCAGGTGCCGAGAAATCACTGTCGGCAATGGCTATCCGCTTAGCATTGTTGGGAGTTTCATCATTGCCAAAGTCAGACTTATTTATCCTTGATGAGCCGGGCACAGCACTGGACGAAGACAATATGTCGGGTTTTATTCAGATTTTGGAACTAATTAAGGTATATTTCAAGAACGTTTTGTTGATCTCCCACCTTGATTCGCTCAAAGATTGTGTTGATATGCAAATCGTAATTGATAAAAAAGCAGGATATGCAAGGGTCAACCAATGAACGACAACGATAATAACGAATTTGATTTTCTGCCTCCCGCAGAGGCACCACCCTCCTTTAATCAGGAGAAAGACCATTATCACGAAGAAGTAGAAGCAGAAGACTTTGGAATGGTAGAAGATTTCGGATTACAGATGGAATACTCTGATGAAGATTTACTGCCTGAGAACACAGCCCCATCATCTATTAATGTGGGGTTTGTTGGTGTTGGTGGTGGTGGAAACAAAATGGCTAATGCTTTTATTGAGCTTGGCTTCAACAAAACATTGCTTGTTAACACAACGGGCAAAGACATTCCTAAGAATGTTGAAGAGGATCATGTTGTCCTCATTCCCGATGCCGACGGTATTGGCAAAAATGTAGAATATGGAAAAGAGGTATTAACACAAAATGGAGCGATTGTTGAAGATGCTCTCCGCATCAAATTGGGGAAAGTTGATTGGTTATTCGTCCTTGCTGGCGGTGGCGGTGGGACCGGTAGCAGTGTCACTGCTCTTCATCCTGTGTTTGAGCGGTACCTTCGCTCTGTTCAAGCTTCTGGACAAGTAGTATATGTCACATCTTGGCCCACAGCACAAGAAAACCTTAATCCTACAATCGCTAGAAATGCCCTCACTCTTGCGAATGATGTGTCAAAACACCCACACATCATACTAGACAACGAACGAGCAACAAGATTACTTCGTGGTAGAATTGGTATGCTGGGTATGTATCCGGTTGCCAACACACAATTTGCAAAGTCATTAGCCCAAGTTTTGAAACTCTCCAATGAGGACTCACCGATCCAATCTTTTGATAGTAAGGACTTAGAAACTTGTCTGGGCAATGACGGTCGTGCCTTCATAGGCTCAACTATGATTAAAGATCCAAATACTGGTAAGCTTGGATCGGTGATCCTCCACAACTGCATGAATCGCTCTGCATGCCCTCCACCCAAAGGCAAAGCTGCAGCAGGATCGTTGGTGCTGGTTGTGTCAGAAGAGATGGTAGCTGACCCAAGAGTTAGCAAAAATATTGAGTCGGCAATCGCTTATGTCGGCGGTCGATGTGAAACACTTTTCTCTGGTGTTTATGTCAGAAAGAATGTGCCCGGATTGATTGCGATACTAAGTATGAATGGATTAGCAACATGAAAATAACAAAACAACAACTTAAAGAAATCATCAAAGAAGAAATCAGTTCTATTATTGAAAAGGATGACGAAGACAAAGCAGAAGATGAAGAAGCAGAAGACAAAAAGAAAAAATCTAAAAAGCAAATTGACTTGCACGGATTTTCTTCCGAGAAAGAGACGGCCGATTTTGTCAAGAAAAACCCATCATTTTTTAACGAGGATGTAGAAGTTCCCGGCGGCGGTGTCAGAAGTGTAAAAGGTGTAAAAAGAAGTATTATGGAAAATTTAGAAGATGCTATGCAAGCAGCACAACGGGGCGACTTCAATGCAGTTGCTACCAGAGTTGCTAACTTAGAAGCTTTTGTTGAAGCATTAAAAAAAGTAGGAGAAATCAAATGAACTGGTTAACAAATTTATGGACTGCCTTAGTTAGAAAAACCTCAACAGTTGCAGACGAAATTACCGAAGAAGTTACCGAGGTTTTGGTTGAGGAAGATGATTCCTCTGTAGCAGAGATCTTTGAGGGCATCTGCAAGCAAGCAGGTCTTGGCGGCAAGTTCCTTGAAGGTTTGAGTGCAACTGAAAAGTTTGTTGCTTGGTACGATGGTACTGCTGATGAAGAATCTGTTAGAGCTTCATTGGCAGAATTCAAAACTACTGATCCAGCTATCAATGCAAAGATGACATCTATTGGTGGATTTTAAAATGAAAATTAGTATCTCAGAACTTAAAGAAATTATACAACAGGAAATTGACTCTCTTGATGAAGGCGGATATGGTGAAGGTTCTATGGCTCGTAGTCAACTTGGAAGAACTGCAGAAGTTGCTTTAATGCTTCAGGATATGATCGGAGACGATACTAATCTCGAAGAATGGGTTGAGTCTAAAATTACTAAATCACAAGATTATCTTAGTTCAGTATTAAATTATATGAGAGGTGAGCAGCTTTCTGAAAGAGAATTGTCTAAATCTGAAAAAGATGAAAAAGAAGACATTGTAAAAGGTATGAAAAAAAATACGAAAGACTTTGAGAAAAGATATGGTAAAGATGCTAAAAGTGTAATGTATGGTGCTGCTACAAATATTGCTAAAAAGAATAAAGGCAAGAAAGTCAAAGAAGGTCTTGAACAACTTACTCCCGAAAACATGGAGTTGTTGTTTGATGTTTTCAAAAAGATGGCAACAGAGCCAGCAATTGTAACTGCTCTTGGCATGGGCGGGATGGTCGCTGCTATTGATAAAATGAAAGATATGGTTATGAAGGATCAGAATCCACCCTCCGGTGTTTCGGGCACTACTAGTCCTGATGGCCCAGATATGACATCTGGAGCAAGTGAATAACGGAGTTAGTATGATGTCTAAAGCAAATGCATTTTTAGATACTTGGCTAGCCAAACTGACATCTCGCAAGCTAATGGTCTGGTTAGCTGCGACTGGTTTAACATTGGCGGGACATGTTACTAGCGAAGACTGGGTAATTATTTCAGCAATCTATATTGGAGGTCAAACTATTATTGATGGCATCTCTAGATTGCGAGGTTACAATGATTAGAAAACAAGTTTTAGAGTTTGTTGTATCACACTGGAAAGAAATACTAATAGTTGTGTTAGCAATCGTGGTCGTTGCCAAGACGAGATATGACTATAATCTAATGCAGAAAACATATAAGACACAAATAGAGTCTGCACAATCACAAATCGAAGGTCTTAAAGAAATACACAAGCAAGAGATTAAAGAAAAGCAATTGCTTATGGAAAGTCATCTTGAATCAATCGCCGAAATAGAAAAAGACTACGAAGATGCTCTTGATATGATAGACGAGCTAAGACAAGACAAAGCTGGCAAATACAGGAATAAGTTTAATAGTGATAGAGAAGAACTAATTAAAGATATAGAATCTAAGTTTGGTATTGAGTATGTTCCTTAAGTTATTACTTCTGCTGACAATGACCGCAAATGCCACAGAGCCTGCGAAGTTTACCGTATTAGAATATAAAGCCCCAGCACCTTTTGCTGGTGTTTTGTTTGACGAAAATGCAATAGCAAAGGTATTGTCAAGTTATGACATAGCATTATACTCTTGTGAGATAAAAACTGAGTATGAACTTAAAGTGTTGAGAGAAGAATACGAATTTAAATTAGAGAATTTAAAAATAGAACACAATGCTTTAACAAAAGAATACGACTTGTTTATAATGGAGAAAGACAAGGAAATAAAAGCACTTGTAAACTCTCTAGAGAAAACAGCACCAAAATATAAATGGTGGTGGTTTGCTGGAGGTGTCGCCGTTGGCACTGCGAGTGCATATGGTGCTTATAAGGTATTTAATGAGTAATAAAAACTTTGATCAGATTGCTGCAATCGAGAAGGCCATAAAAGAAAAGTATGGTGATGATGCGATTGCGAACCCAAAAGCTTTCTGGGACGAAACTAAAGAAAAAGAATATCTTGAGCAGATGAAAGATTTTTATGCCAAGACTTCTAAAAATTTAGAATGGGAAGATAAAATTGATGTAAATGGTATAAAGGTTAGCAAAAAACTACTTAATAAAGAACCTCGTAAAAATTGTCCTGTCTGCGGAGCCTTTCCAAAGAAATCCATGGATGATGTCTGCTTAGTCAAATTTGAATGTTGCTACAAATGTTTCATACAATATGTCGAAGGCAGAGAAGAACGATGGCAAAAAGGTTGGCGACCAAAACTAAATAAGGATAATTAAAATGGCTACAGTTTATGAAATAGTTCAAGGCTTATCACAGGCAGCAGCGAATGCATATGACGGTGCATTGGATGAAAACAACGAACTTCTTAAGATTGGATTAAATCGTGAAGAGGGTGATATGTTATATGATAGAAGAGTGATGGACGGATTTAAGGTCCGCTTTTCTGGCAATACCATGTGTTTAACTTATATGTCCGAAGTGCAGCTTAAGCAGGTGCATGAGACAGGCTTTGAAGATGAAGTGCAGTCTACCATGTCTGAAGTTATCAAGTTCCTTAAAAAAGAGTATCGCAAAATTACAGGCAGTTCTGTGACACTAACACAGATCGAAGAAGCAGACATTAGAGTTGAGAGCACATCAAATGTTCGTTCATTTTTAACAGCCGTTCAGCAGTTTACGGTTGGCGGACTAGACGAGGAAATGAATAATAAAGATGGTTCAAAGGCACCAAACGATTATTGGCAAGACTTCATGTCTCAAGGTGGCTGGACTGGCGATGGTGGTAAAAGACCATCAAACGATACCAGAAAAAAGGAATAAGTAAATGAAGATTACCAAGAGACAACTTCACAAAATTATTCTTGAAGAATACATGAAAGAAGAAAACATCACAGAGTATAGCGAAGAAGCAGAAGAATTAATTAGAAAAATGATAGGCGACGATGAATACAATCGCCGCCGTGCTCTTGAAATGCCTAAAGATCGAAACGATGGAAACACAGCCCCGATGCAAAAAACCTCTGATTCGGTAGAGGATAAGATTGCAAGTTTGGTTCAGGGTATGCAACCAGATGATGTGGCCGAACTTTTTCAGTCCGTCTTTTCAAGATTACCCGGTGTAGAGATGCAGGATGATGAGCCCGATCCACCTTCTTTGTATGGCGATCCTAGAGACGATGGCAGATCTCCAATCACACTTGGCCCTGTTAGAGAAGACTTTGATTTATCTGCACTACAAGAAATGATTCGTACAATGATTAGGGATGTATGAGTTTTGAACTTACCAAAAAACAAAAGTTTCAAGAAATATTAAAGTGTGGTAAAGACCCAGCATACTTCTTGAAAAATTATGCCCGTATATCACATCCGATGCACGGGCTAATCCTTTTTGACACATATGATTTTCAAGATACTTTATTAGACGATTTTAACGATTATAGATTTAATATTATCTTGAAAGCAAGACAACTAGGTATTTCAACAATCACGGCCGGGTACATTTCTTGGCTTATGCTTTTTCATAAAGATAAGTCAATCCTTGTTATGGCAACTAAGTTTGCAACTGCTGGTAACCTTGTTAAAAAGGTTAAAAGCATTATGAAGAATTTGCCAGAGTGGATTCGCATAGCTACAATCTCGGTTGATAACCGAACATCATTTGAACTGTCTAATGGCTCTTCAATTAAGGCGGCCTCAACTTCTGGAGATGCTGGTCGTTCTGAAGCACTGTCATTACTTGTTCTTGATGAGGCTGCACACATTGAAGGTCTTGAAGAGTTGTGGACTGGTCTGTACCCCACACTGTCTACTGGTGGTCGTTGCATCGCACTGTCAACTCCTAATGGTGTTGGTAATTGGTTTCATAAAAACTGTGTTGATGCAGAAAGTGGAGCGAACAACTTTAATCTCACAACACTACCATGGGATGTTCATCCCGATAGAGATAAAGAGTGGTACAAAAAAGAAACCAGAAATATGTCCAAGCGGCAGATTGCTCAAGAGCTTGAATGTAATTTCAACACTTCTGGCGAGACTGTAATTGATCCTGATTGTATGGAATGGCTTTTATCAAATGTGTGTGAGCCAAAATATAGAACTGGTTTTGATAGAAACTTTTGGATTTGGGAAGAGTATGATCCTACATGTAATTATCTTATGGTTGCTGATGTAGCCAGAGGTGATGGTGCTGATTATTCTACTTTTCATATGGTTAAGTTAGAAACACTGCAAGTAGTTGGTGAGTATCAGGGTAAGCCAACTTTAGATATGTATGCTAATATGCTAAATCAAGTTGGTAGAGAATTTGGAAATGCAATGTTAGTTGTAGAAAACAACAATGTAGGCTTCTCAGTGCTTGACAAATTAATCGAAGCACAATATCCGAACTTATACCACTCAGTCAAATCGACACACGAATATATCGAGCAGTATCAAGCAGAATATAGAAACAGTGCTGTTCCGGGTTTTACTACATCATCAAAGACCCGACCCCTTATAGTAGCGAAATTAGAAGAGTTTATCAGAAATAAACTAATTACGGTATATTCTTCTCGTACAATTAATGAGATGAAGACTTTTATTTGGAGGAATGGTCGCCCACAAGCTATGAAAGGTTATCATGATGATCTCATCATGGCTCTTGCAATTGCATGTTGGGTTAGAGATACAGCGATTCAAAACAGTGCAAGAGATTTAAATTACCAACGGGCTTTTGTTGATGCAATCATAACTTCCAAAACCACCATGAATACACAAATAAAAGGTCAAATAGGATACAAAAAACAAGAATCTTTTGATAAACTTAATGAAGCAAAAAGTATTTATGACCAGTACAAATGGATTATAAAGTGAGAAAATAAATGGCCGATAACAAAAACAATCCCAGAAACAATCAATCACAATTATTTAAATCTTTGACAAGATTATTTTCTGGGCCAATAATCAATTACAGATCACAATCAGGTCGTAGAATTCGCAGGCAACACCTTGACAAGTTTTCGTCTAGATTCAAATCAGCTAGCGGCCAGCAGTTTAAAAAGACTCATTATAGTCCGCTTGATCAAATCGGTGCAAATGCAATCTCCAATCAAAGAAGATCTGAAAGATATATTGATTTCGATCAGATGGAGTATATGCCTGAGATTGCATCATCGCTTGATATCTATGCAGACGAAATGACTACCTATTCTGATCTCAGGCCAATGCTAAACATACATTGTCCCAATGAAGAATTGAGAGCGGTACTAGCAATTTTATACGAAAATATTCTTAATGTAGAATATAATTTATTTGGCTGGTCAAGAACAATGTGCAAGTATGGTGACTTTATGCTGTACTTGGATATTGATGATAAGTATGGAGTTCAATCAGCAATATCTCTGCCTCCCCAAGAAGTGGAAAGATTAGAGGGACAAGATGCGACCAACCCAAATTATATACAATATCAGTGGAACTCCGCAGGCTTAACATTTGAAAACTGGCAAGTTGCACACTTTAGAGTATTGGGTAATGATAAGTATACACCTTACGGAACATCCATTCTTGAGCCGGCCCGTCGCATATGGCGACAGTTGACTTTGATGGAAGATGCGATGATGGCTTATCGTGTTATTCGTTCCTCCGAAAGAAGAGTATTTAAAATTGATGTTGGTGGAGTTCCACCACAAGAGGTTGAGCAGTTCATGGAAAAAACTGTTTCACAACTTAAAAGAAATTCAGTCGTAGATCCAGACACTGGTCGTGTCGATCTACGATATAACCCAATGTCTATTGAAGAAGATTATTTTATTCCTGTTCGTGCAGGCTCAACAACTGATATTCAAACCCTTGCAGGTGCCTCTAATATAACAGCTATCGATGATGTCAAGTATTTAAGAGATAAATTATTCTCAGCACTTAAGATACCACAATCATATCTTACAATGGGCGAGGGTGCTACTGAAGATAAAACCACATTAGCACAAAAGGACATTCGATTTGCTAGAACTATTCAGAGACTACAGAGAGTCGTTATTTCGGAGCTTGAAAAGGTTGGCATTATCCATCTTTACACTCTGGGCTTCCGCGGAGATGACCTGCTTTCATTTAAGTTGTCACTTAACAATCCGTCAAAGATCGCTGAGATTCAAGAGATTGAGCACTGGAAGGCCAAGTTTGATATTGCCGGTGCGGCTACAGAGGGTTATTTTTCCCGTCGTTGGGTTTCTGAGAATATTTTTGGAATTACTAACGAAGAGTTTATTCGCAATCAAAGAGAGATGTATTATGACAGAAAACATGATGCCTCGCTTCAACAAGTTGCAGAAGGTGCAGCAGCCGCTGGTGCTGGCGATGGCTTAGGCGGTGGCTTGGGCGGAGGTGATTTGGGTGGAGACTTGGGCGGTGATTTAGGAACTGAAACTCCACCAGCCACTGGCCCCACAGAGATCCCAGCGACTGATGTTACCGATACGACACCAGCACCCGCAGGTGATACTGGTGGAGGCGACTCGCCGCTATTGGCAGTCCCTCCCGGTTCAAGAACTTCCAAGAGCTTAAATCCATCCGATCCAAAGGTTAGCACCTATGCTAAGAGTAGCTACAGAAGAAAAGACGGAGTAAATGATGCTCGCCCGGCCGGCAAAAGAGCACAATCATATGCTTCGCTCGCGACACCTGAAACTAACACGATGCGAAAAAACAATCTTGGTTACCCTGAGTTAAGATCATTGGGCAGAGGAGTTTTTACTGAGGAGACATCTATATATTCTGATAGAGAATTAGACGAGGAACAAAAAATCCTTGAAATGAATAATTCAGTGAAATCACTAATTGATGTTTTAGATAAAAAAGATAAACTACTGACGGAGCAAAAAGATGAAACACAATAAAAAAAGAAACACGGCATTTGTTTTTGAGTCGCTTGTAAAAGAAATTACTGCAGCGATTATCAAGAATGATGTTGATAGAAAAAACAAAGCGGTTTCTATTGTCAAGAAACACTTCCAGCCCGGCAGTGCTCTTCGCCAGCATCTAGATTGTTACAAATCTTTATATGAAAATCAAGGTTTAGAAAGAGAGACATGCGAAAGAATACTTAAAGAAGCTAACATATCTGCTCGTTTGATTGATCCTCATGGATTATTTAAACAACAGACTGAACTTATTAATGATATTAATAAAGAATTAGACTCTACTGTGTTTAACAATTTTGTACCAAACTATAAAACTCTGGCGACCATTGATCAAATATTCAATGTTAAGACATCCCCAAAAAATAAAGTAATGCTTGAAAATCAAATTGTTCAAAATATGTCTAAACAACAAGAGACCAATTCACAACAAGATGTTGATGGACTTACTTTAACAACATTTATCAGTAAGTTTAATGAAAAGTACTCTGATACTTTGCTTGAAGAACAAAAAGAACTTCTGAATTATTACATCACATCATTTGTTGACAATGCTGTAGAACTTAAGATGTTTTTAAATGAAGAGCTTGTAAGATTAAAAGAACAAATTGATTCTGTAGAAGATGGTGAACTTAATGATAAGAAACAACAAATTACAGAAAAGTTGGACAGCTTTCAATCATCTGATATAAACGATAACTTGTTGCTTACTGTATTAAAAACACAACAACTCGTAAAGGAACTTAGCAATGGCAGTGATCATTAAAGTTGGTAAGAAGTCAAATCAAAAAAAGATAAGACTTGAAATGGATTTACGTCGTTCTATGAACGGTGATTTAATGATTTTTGATCACGGAGACATTGATATAGTGCTATCACCAAATAAAAATAAAGTTGTTGCTTTTCCAAAAGATTCTTTAACTGAACTTTCGTATGGTGCACAGAATAGATTGTTTGCATGCCTACGAAAAAAGGGAATTGTTATTCCTGAAAGTATTCAAGCCGGCTCTTTCTTTGGATCTTTTGAGGCTACTCTTGAAGAATCTACCGACCCTGATGCTTCATCAGCGAAAATGGCACTGATTAACATACACAATTTTATTGAAGAAGAAAGACCATACTTTGAACAAGTTGAAGCAATTGTCTCGATGGATGATCAACATAACATTCACCCCGACAAGGAATACTCTACAGAACTTGGCGAAGTGCCACAGGCTGAAGAAAAAGGATCTATCCAGCCCGGTTACATTAGAGATCCTTATGCATACAATTACATGTATACAATTTGAGGAATTAATGGAATTATTAACATTTATACTTTGTGCATATGGCTTAACTCAAATTGTTGTATACGGTAAAATATTTAAAAATGTAAGACCAAAGGAAGGCCGCCTTGGAGAATTATTTAATTGTCCAATGTGCATGGGCTTTCATATAGGTTGGTTTTTATTACTACTTTCTCCATTCACAGAACTATTTAACTTTGATGTGACTGTAGCCAATTTTTTTCTTATGGGTTGGTTATCGTCAGGGACATCTTATGTACTTAACATGATTTTTGGAGATGAGGGAATTAAACATGAATACAAACAATCAAACCCAGAGTCCTGCCACTTGGACAAACAAGTGGATGCTGCAGCCAGTCAGACGGTGCTGTAAGGGCTCTTAGCTATGGGTAAAAAATTACTACGAGAATACTACGAGCTTTGCGAAGGTGGAGTTTGTAAAGATCTTCTCACAGAAGAAGAGAAGAGATTTGTCTCTGATGGTGGGATGATTCTTTCTGGCATTATGCAGATGTGCGAAACACTAAACGGCAATGGTCGTATCTATACGGAGAGTGTTCTAAAAAGAGAAGTTGGGAAATACCAACAGCTTGTTAAGGAAAGACGGGCCCTTGGTGAGCTTGATCATCCAGACAAAGTTGAAGTTTCATTGGCATCTGTCTCCCATAAGGTTACCTCTATCTGGATGGAAGGCAATAAAGTAATGGGTAAAATTCAAGTTCTTGATACACCTGCCGGTCAAACACTTCGTGCACTTGTAGAGGGCGGATGCTCGATTGGTATTTCGTCCCGCGGCACTGGATCAGTTCAAGAACAAAATGGTAAATCAATTGTACAAGAAGACTTTGAGTTGGTTTGTTTTGATGTTGTGTCAGAGCCATCAACCCCGGGTGCTTTTATGATGAGAGAAGCTAAGGACTACGGCTTAAAAGAAAGCAAGAATGATAAAATTAACAGTCTCATAGACGAGGTATTAAAAGATGAAATATGAAAACTATGCATTAATTCAGGAAAACTGGAACAAGTTTGCTGTCGAAGTTACTGAAGATAAAATGGAATTAGACGAGGCCCGTGGAGGCAAGATTGCAGCTACAGCATTAGACGGTGCTGTGGGACTTGGTGTAGCCTTAGACTTAGCTGGTGTTGATTTTGCGAGCATGATACTTACGGATGATTCGGCACCATATTTGATTGGGTATGCCCTGTTCAGGCTTGTTCAGAAAGTAGCAAAACAAACTGGCAAATCCCCTAAAGAAATTATTGTTAATCATTTAGATGCAATTGACAACAACCCAAGAGCTAGTGCAGCTCTAAGGTATTTAGTTAGGCAAGCATCTGTTATAATCGACCCCAAAGGTGATGAAGAATTGGATGATCCAAAAGCACTTGAAGCAGCACTCGCTCCAGTTGTCGATAAGACGAAAGATGCTATTCAGAAAGACCCATCGTTTAAGGGTGCCAATCCATCAGCAGATAAGTCAAAGGCCAGCATGGGCCAGCCAGTTCCCGTTAAAATTACAGAGTAAATAATGAAAAAATCAGAATTAAAAAAAGTTATAAAGCCACTCGTAAAGGAATGTATACAAGAAGTTCTTATTGAAGAGGGTTTGCTTTCTAGTGTTGTTTCAGAAGTTGTAAAAGGTATTACAGATACAACCATAGTTGAACAGAGAAAAGCTGTGCCACAACAGATTGTTCGTGAGCCGAAGAACACAAACTTAAAACAACAAAGGCAAAAGCTGATGGGTGCTATCAATAAGGATGCATACAACGGTGTAGACTTGTTTGAAGGTACAACTCCTGCCCCAGCACAAAGAGAACAATCTGCAGGTGCTGTTGATTTGGGTGATCCAAATGATGCGGGAGTTGATATTAGCTCAATCATGGGTGCATCATCTAAAATATGGGAAAGATTAAAGTAGGTAATAATGAAAAAGAAGTCACAAGTAGTAACTAAAAGATTTAATAATAGAGAAAGCAACGAAAGATTAATTCGTAGATTTCTTAAGAAAGTCAAGAAAGAAAGAATTGTCGAAGAAGTCAGAGATAGACGGCACTACGAAAAGCCCTCAGTTAAGAAGAAAATCAAAAAAGAAAGAGCACAAAGAGCAAGACTCAGAGAAGAAAGAAAAAAGCAAAGAGCTTTAGAAAGACGTCGAAGAAAAATTTAGTAACTATTTACATTGTAAATCAAAAATTTAAAGGAGTTTAATAATGGGAAGTTGGGAACTTAGACCGGGATTACATAATGTCGGTTCCTTTCAGGTAAGTGGAAAACCTTTTGCTTCAGGCTCGTGCTTAGCACCAGCCAGTGGCTCGACACATGTATTAACAGTAGATTTTCCAAATGTAACCAAGTGGGTTCAAATAATACCTCATCGTGACCAAGGCGGAGATTTGAAGGTTGGATTTAGTGCCGCTGGAATCACCAGTGCCACTGGCGAAGCTTGTTTTAGAATTCATTGTGGTCAGAGCGGTTCTGTTAACGACCCACTTGATCTTAAGATTAGTAGATTAACCTTTCAGTCAACCACTACTGAAACTGTAACATTTGATATAGTAGCCGGCTTAACAAACATTCCACCAATTTCTGTTGAAACTGAAGATGGTCCAAGTTGGCAAGGCACCACCGGAGTAAAATAGGCCCATGGCAAATTTCGGCTGGGCATATGTTAATTGTGAAGACACTGGGACTGGCGGCGGCCAAGCCGCTGGCCCGACCGGTTCGCTGCAATTTTTAACTGGTGCTAATTCTACTAATGGTTCTGCCGCATTAATGTATCATACGGCATCTGATACTAGTGTTCATCCATATACTCCAAGCACACTAGTACTATCAGGAAACCTTTTAGTAACTGGTTCAGTATCAGCTAGTGTTTTTCATTACGAAGATATCACTAGAATTGATGCAACTGGTTCTACATTTTTTGGTAATACAAATGATGACACACACATGAGAACCGGAAGCTTGGTCGTTACAGAAGCAGGTGCAGGTGCCGCCACAAACTTTGTGTTAAGTGCAAGTGCAACTCAAAAAGTTGTTAGTGTCGCCGGTTTTGCTGGGGGATATAGCTCTAAAAATGCAGATTTTGCGATCACAGAAGATAAACACATATATGGCATAACTAAAACAACTGCCACGATAATTACGGTACCGGCCGCCGATACAGTGCCAACCGGTTTAATTTGGACTATTAAAGATGAGGTCACTGCAAGAACCGGAGCTAGCAATAATATTACTCTCACCAGTTCATCACCGGTTCAAAACTTGTTTGATGGTGCATCAACTTATATTTTAACTGGCACGATGCCAGCAATCAGTATTTATTCAAATGGGACAAACTGGTTTGTCTTCTAATTAAAGAAGGAGGCACCAAATGGCATACAACAATATATCTGGAACTGTTCTCCTCCCAAACGAATTATTAAAAGTAGAAGGTATCACTTCTGGTATCGTCTCTGGTAATCTCAGCACATCCGATGGTGCTGAAGTTATTAATGTTCCGAGAGTTGCGAATGCGACCAATAATGCAATTGTAACAAATGTTGACGGCAATGCCAATACTTTAACATGTGAATCAAACCTCACATTTGATGGTGACACATTAAATGTCACAGGAGAAATTACAGCAAGTACGGGTATATCAGCCTCTTACTTAATGGGTGATGGTAGCAGGCTAACTGGTATTTCTGCAGGCGGCGGTGGAAATGCTAATGCTCAAGGCCCGTTAGGGGCACTTCAATTTCGCAACGATGCGGGTGCTGGAACAATTAGCGGTTCTGATAACCTAATATTTAACAACAATATTCTTCAAGTTTTTGGTGGCTTAAAGTTAAACAGAAGAAACACATCATCAACCATAACTGCCTCAATAACCGACTACTATATTGGCACCAATACAACTAATGGTGTTTTATCAATTAGATTACCTGATGCCGCTAATTTATTAGATGGTCAAACATATGTTGTGAAAGATGAAGCAGGCACGGCAGCATCTAATAATGTTACAATTTTAGCATCTGGTTCACAAACAATCGACGGTCAAAATTCAGTAATTTTGGAATCACCTTTTGCATCTATCCAGCTTTATTGTAACGGTACAAATAAATACTTTATTACATAGAAAAATACTGTACGGTACATACTATTTATAATTGAGCGGGCTGCCATTTATACATATGAAATATGGATAGGTGTATCTCGTTCAGCTATAAATAAAACTTAAAAATGGAGGGTTTTTAAACATGGCTTACAAATTCCAATTCGGACAGGCAATCTTGTCCGGTGCTCTGGACCAAGAAGGTGATATTCAGGTCAAGGATCAAAGTGGTAACACCCAGATCTTACTTGATGACAATGGTATCATTTCTGGTGCAGGCAATTTTCAAACTAACGGTGCACTCGTTATGAGAGATGTCACCCGTATTAGTGCGGCTGGTGCTGGTTCTTTCGCCGGTGTTGCTGCTGGTGGTGCAATCACTACCGCAACTGACATTGATGGTTCTGGTGACCTCACTATGGGCACTATTACTATGACTGGAATGTCAGTCGACGCCGACGGTGACACCATCGTCAAAACACTTGCAATGCCAGATGATGCTACAATTGGTAACAACACAAACTCTGACATGCTGACTTTTGCTGCAGCCGAGCTTACAGTAAAAGCCAACAGTGATTTCACTATTGCTAAGGCCGGTGGTCTTAAGCTTGCTGACGGTGCAGTTACTTCAACTGCTGCCGAGCTTAACTTCCTTGATGGCTCAACCGCTGGTACGGCTGTCGCATCTAAGGCTGTTGTTCTTGATGCAAGCAAAGATATCAGTGGTTTAGGCCAGTTATCGGCTGTCGGTCTCAGTGGTTCGCTTAGATTCTCGCTTGATGTTGAAGCTAACGGCGGTCTTGGAATGACACCATTCCAGAACAGTGCCAATGTTGCCGACCTTAAGATTAGTGGTGCTTTCATGCAAGCTGCTGCTGTTTCAGTCGGTGTTGATGAGCTTATGATGCTTGATGCTGATGGTTCTGTCAAAAGAGAAAGCTTCGCTGACTATGCTACTGCAATCGCCGGTGACGGTCTTGCGGCATCTTCTGGTGTTCTCTCTGTATCCTTGAGCGAGTTAACCGAAGCTGCTGTTAGTGTTGGTGCTGACTCATTGATTTTCATCGATGCAGACGGAAACGTTACTCGCAAAGATACTTTCGCTGATTATGCGACCGCAATCGCAGGTGATGGTCTTGCTGCTTCTTCCGGTGTCCTCGCTGTTGGTGTCGATGATTCGTCTATCGAACTCAACTCCGATGCACTTCGCATTAAAGCAGACGGTGTTACCGGTGCTATGCTCGCTCCAGCAGTCGCTGGTGTCGGTCTTGCTCAAGATGGTTCTGGTAACCTTGACCTTGACCTTAATGAGTTAAGTGCCGCTGCAGTTGATGTCAGTGCCGATAGCATTGCTATTATCGATGCTAACGATAGTGATGCCTCCAAGAAAGAAAGCATTGCTGACCTTGTTGCAGGTATGGCTGGTGCTGGTCTTTCGGCTGCATCTGGACAGCTTTCTGTTCAAGGTAACTCGGTTGCTGTTGCAGTTGATGGTACTGCTGTTTCTGAAGGTTATAACTTCGCTACTGGCTCTGACGGTGGTACAGTTACTCTTCCAGCCTCACCATCAGTCGGTGATGTTGTCACACTCAAGAACTCCTCTGGAGGTGTTTTGGTTCTCGCCCGAGGCGATGCTGGCCACGATATCGACGGACAGTCCGCTGTCGTTCTTGAATCGCCATTTGCTGCTGTTACATGTGTATACATGGTTGCAAACAAGTGGAAGATTGTGTAATCAATCTTTTTCAACTTTGTTGAATCTTTTGGATGCCTCCCTTGTGGGGGCATCCTTTTTTTATACTACTTATTGTGTGAAAGTTTTAGATTTGCATGGTAAAACTTATGTTGAAGCTCGATACTTAGTGGAAGAGTTTATGCTTTTAAATGAAACACCTATAAAAATAGTTACTGGTAATTCAGATCAAATGAAAATAATAGTAAAAGAAATTGCTGAAAAGCATAAAATGTATTATTTCCCCGAACATTTCAGTAACTTTGGAGCCTACATAATACAAGACAAAACGATAAGTTCATCTATTTATGGTTGAGAGGATAAAAAATGGCATATAATGTTTTAAAAGGTAATGTACAAGGTTCAGTAGATCAACATGGTGATCAAGAAATTGATGGTGTAAAGGTATTTAAGAATACTGTTAGTGCCAGTGTTTTCTGGGATACAGATGCCCAAAGCCCTTGTGCCACAATGAAAGATGTTGCAATCAAAAGTATTAAAGGCAATGTAAACAACGGCCTGATAGTTTGTGATAAAGAGCATGGTGCCAGAACTCATCACAACTTAAAATACGATGCAGACACTGAAACACTTTCAGCTAATACTTTATCAGCTAAAACATTTATAGGGTCAGGCATATACTTAAAAGATATTCCTAACAATGCATTTACTGGCCCAATAGATGCTAATTTTTTAAATCACGGTCTTGGATTACAAAATTTACGAGGAAATCTACAATTAAAAACAAGTAACGGTTTAGTGCTTGATGAGCAGGGTGTAGGTCTTTCGTTGGCTTTAAATTCTGGAATAACAGTCAAATCAAATAAAGTCTCTATTGACCCAACTAAACTTGAGCCGATTAATACAGAAGGACAGAACTTAAGTGATAATGATGTGATTATAGTTGCTGATGTTTCTAGAGGTACAACTAGAAATACAACTTTGGTAAACTTGTATGACTCTTATGTCAGAACAAAAGTACCATATCCAACCGGAACACCCGGAACAATCCAATTCAAAGGTAAAAGAAACTTTGAGTCTTCTGATAATTTAACATTTAACGGTCAAACAAATACTTTAAACCTTGAGGGTACTCTTGATTCCACAACTGTGGTTAGTAAAGCTAAAATGCTTTGTCAAGGTGCAGTCCATTACAATATAACAAAAATTACTGACAATGAATACAATGTTGATAGTTCTGATTATACAATCATTTGTGATGCACAGAAAAATCATGTCAATGTTAAATTGCCGCCGGCTCAAAATAATACCGGAAGAGTGATTGTTGTAAAGAAGGCTGACTCAGGTAAAATAAAATTAACAGCTAATAAAGTAAGTGTCACTTGCGAAGATAGCAAGATTGATCTGAACAACAGAACAGAGATTAAAATGAATTATTCGTCGAGAACTTTTCAATCTGATGGTGAAAACTGGTACATAATTGGTACCAAGGGAACTTGATTCCTATTTATAAACAAAGGAACCACACAACATGGCATATAACAACAACAAAGGACCACAACACTCAGGCGACATTCAATTTGAAGGCGATCCTGATGAAACACAAATTGACTTTGAGAATGATTCTATAAAGCTTAAAACTGGTGGAACAGCCCAGTTAGACATTGGAAACACTAGAAGTGTTTTTGCCGGTGAAGTTAGCGGTTCATTATTTTCTGGTTCAACATTTCATGGAGATGGCTCAACACTTACGGGTGTTGGTGCGATGGATTCATTTGGTTTTGGTGCAGACGGCGGTTCAACTCAAACAATAACAAATGGAAATACTGCTAGAATTGCAGGCGGGACAGGCTTGACAACAACAGCAGGTGCTACAGATACCGTAACTGTTAATCTCGATGATACATCTGTCAGTGCAGGTTCTTATACATATACTTCTTTAACTGTTGATGCACAAGGTAGATTAACCGCTGCATCTAATGGTACCGCTCCGGCTCTTACTAGTGTTACCAATCAATCGGCTAATCGTGTAATAACCTCTGACGGTACTGGACAAGCAAATGCGGAAGCAAATCTTACATTTAATGGAACTGTATTATCCGTAACTGGTGATATTTCTGGTTCTAGCACTCTTCAAGCCGTTGGTGCCACCACTCTCGGAAACACTTTAAATGTCAGTGGCACTGTTCAAGCAGCTCAAGCAATCACAAGCTCCTTGGGAATACATGTAACAGGTTCCAGTCCTAAATTATCTATTGGCACAAAAGGTGGTCATAGCAACCAAGACGGAATGCTCTTTGTTAGACCAACTGATGAAGCCGGCAACAATCATGTTTTGGCTTTGTTCCAAGGAGCTTCAGCAGACGGACAAAGAATTGCCTTTGCTGCCAGTGGCTCAGGCCAAGTTCTTATAGGTGGTGGACATATCGCCGGCGGTGTGCTTAGTGTTAGCGGATCGACAGCGGAAACATTAATAACTGCAAAAAGCGACTCACTTACCAATGCTTTTGAGGTTGCTGGAAATGGTAACACAAATGTTGCCGGACAACTGTCAGCATCACTTGGTATCACTGGTTCTGATGTCGCTCTAATCAGCAATACTCCCAATCTTTTCTTATCAAATAGTGCCGGCACCGGCTTAGGATTTATAGGGTACAATACTTCAGATAACTTACTATTGCAAAATAATGTAACCAACAAGCACATAGTTTTTAAAACTAGCGATGCGGGTTCTATGAAAGAGGGTTTGAGAATTAATGGTGCTGTGCCTGAAGTTGTGGTAAATGAAGGATCGGATTCACTTGTTAACTTCCGTGTAGAATCAAATTCTAACACACATATGGTTTTTGTAGACGGTTCTGAAAATACAGTTGGAATTAATACAAGTAATCCATCTAATACTTTGGAAGTTACAGGCTCATTCCTTCTTAGCGGCTCTGCCCGTGCAAGTTACACAGTTCGACCGACGGCTGGTGCATATGCCGTGGCTGATACTGACAATGTTATTATTTTCAATAACGGTTCTACTAGCACTGCAACATTGCCAACCATAACACACAATAATAGAGGCATCCAATATTATATTAAAAATATTGGAGGAGGAGCAGTTACGGTAACAGGCTCAACAGGTCAAGAACAATTTATTGATGGACAACAAACTTTATCTCTTACTCAGGGTGATTCTGTCAAACTTATCGGACATGAGCTTTTGAGTGGCTTTGCTTGGTCGATTCTTTCATATTACAATGTATAATAAATTGTGACCATTAAAAACTGCTTTCCGTTCATAATAATACTATTTATTTCTGAATTATTGTCAATTTAGGAGTAAATTCATGTCTAACCTTCTTAACGAATCCATCGTGGATGCAAAAGCACTTCGCGAATCAGCATTAAAAAATGCTGAATCTGTTGTTATTGAAAAGTATGCCGATGAGGTAAAGAAAACACTAGAAAGCTTATTAGAGCAAGAAGAAGATTTAGGCATGGACACTCAACCTGCTGAAGAAGCAGTCGGAGCTAATGGTGCTGATGTGGTAGAAGATCAAAGTGATGATGTGCCACTTGCCGCAACTGACGGCTTGGGCGAAAACGAAGGCAACAATCTTAACTCTATTCAGGAAGAAGGTGAAGATGTTGAAGTTACTTTGGATTTAGGTGCCCTTCAGGAAGCAATTGAAACTTTGGCTACTGACTTAGATGAAGAAATCGATTTGACAATTGAAGAGGAAAATTTGAATGAAGGTGTGCCGGAAATGACCCGTGCAGAAGCCGAAAAGAAGTTTGATAAAATTACTGATGATGGACCCGGCGATATGTCAATCGGACATAACGGTGACAAAACTCAAATGATTAAAATTGTAAGTGAGTCCGCCACAGAAGAATTAGATGAAGAAATTGATGTTGATCCTGTGGATGATGATGCAGCGAAGGCTGCAGCAGATGCTGAACAATCAAAAGGCTTAGATGAGGATGTTGACATGGATTCCTTGTTTAACTCTGTAATGGAGAAGCTTACCGCAGATATGAACTTTGATTTGTCTGGCTGGGCCGGCCGCCCCACATCACAGATTAAGGACGAGAAAGAAAGAGAACTCGCCCATGAAGCCTCAACCGATAGTGAAGAAGAAGCAACACTTGAAGAAGAGCAAGAAGAACTTAATGAGTCCAACGAAGCACTTGAAAAGGCTCTCGAAAGTAATGAGAACCTTAAAGAAGAGTTGGTGAAGTATGAGTCTGCTATGGAACAACTTAAAGAAAATCTCTATGAAGTTAACCTTTCCAATGCAAGACTTCTTTATACGAACCGTGTATTAAGAAATTCCTCCTTAAATGAGCGACAAAAAGATAAGATTGTCGAAGCAATTTCCGGTGCGGGTTCAGTCGCAGAAGCAAAAACAATCTACGAAACACTTCAAAGCACAGTGGAGGCTAAGCCTAAGCGAAGCCCACAATCACTTAGCGAAGCAATTAGTAACAGGTCTTCTGTATTAACCGCGTCTCGTAAAGAGACCAAAGCAACTTCTCAGGATCCTTTTTCGGATCGTATGAGAAGACTAGCTGGAATTAAATAACACAAATAACATATAAAAGGAGGTGATTTAATTATGTCTAGCATTATCGAAAGATTGACCGAAGGTGTTGTCAATCGTGATATGCGAGCTGAAGGTCATGCTCTTCTTTCCAAGTGGGAGAAGACAGGACTTCTTGAGGGACTTGACCAAGAGGTCTCCCGCAAGAACATGGCTCGCTTGCTTGAAAACCAAGCAAAGGAATTGCTCCGTGAGAGTTCTTCCATGGCTGGTGGCGATGTCGAAGGTTTCGCCGCTGTAGCTTTCCCAATTGTTCGTCGTGTTTTCGCTGGCCTTATTGCCAACGATCTCGTCGCCGTTCAACCTATGAGTCTCCCATCGGGTCTCATTTTCTTCCTCGACTTTACTGTTGATGGAAGCCGTCCAACCCCTGCAAAGGATGGATATGCAGCTAACACTTCGTTCTACGGTGGCGGAGTTGTTGGATCGCAAATCACTGGTGGTGTCAGCTTGTCTGGCTTCAATGCAGAAACTGGTCCTTACGGACTTAACAACGGCTATGCATCGCCAACTGGTTCGCTCTTTGTGAAGTTTGAACAATTAGTTCTCGTCGCTTCGGGTGCTGTTGGTGCTAACGGAACTGATCCCGGTGGTGCCGATTATGATGGCTTGACCACTGCTCAGCAAACTAAGCTCGATAAGCTTTGTAGCTACGACCCAGATCTCTCTGGTTCGATGGTTGCAGTTGTTGAAATGTCTGGTTCTTCCGCATTAAGACAACTTGCTCATGCTGATTTGGTTACCATTCACGGTGTTACTAACAGCACCAATGCTGGTGTTCTTAGAGTTGTCCGTCGTTTGACTCGTCTCTCGTCTGGCTCTACCACCAATGTACCCGGTGAAGCAGATTACAAGCTCACCATGGTTCTTGCACAAGCATCTGGTGCAGTTGCATTCGATGATGGTACTGCATCTTCACTCATGGGTATTGCTACCGGCTCCAACGGATTTGATCTTCGCTTTGCGATTAATGATAATCTTACTGGTTCGGTTGCTCTTGGTTCCGTTATCGGTGCTAACACATTCGGTCTTGAAGGAAATGTTGATATTCCTGAAATTAACATCAAGGTCGATTCTCTTGCTGTTACCGCTCAAACCAAGAAGCTCAAGGCTAAGTGGACACCTGAATTGGGTCAAGACCTCAATGCATACCACAACCTTGATGCAGAAGTTGAATTAACTTCGATTCTTTCCGAGCAAATCGCTCTTGAAATTGATCGCGAAATCCTTGAAGATCTCGTCGTCGGTGCAACCGCTGGTACCTTGTACTGGTCTCGCTCCCCCGGCTTGTTCGTCAACCGCGAAACTGGTGCTGAAATTGGTGCATCTTCGGCTGCCCCTGACTTCACCGGTACAGTTTCCGAGTGGTATGAAACCCTCATTGAAACAATCAATGATGTTTCTGCTCGTATTCACCGCAAGACTCTTCGTGGTGGTGCTAACTTCATCGTCTGTGGACCTGAAGTTGCCAACATCCTTGAGTTCACTGCTGGCTTCCGTGCTTCCGTCACTGCTGACGATGAGCGAGGTTCTGCCGGTGCGGTTAGAGTCGGTGCAATCAGCAAGAAGTTCGATGTATATGTCGATCCATACTTCCTCCGCAGTGTGATCCTCGTTGGTCGTCGCGGAACCTCTTTCCTTGAAAGCGGTTATGTGTATGCTCCATATGTCCCACTTCAAACTACACCAACAATCTTCGGACCTGAAGATTTCGTGCCCCGTAAGGGAGTCATGACTCGCTATGCGAAGAAGATGGTCCGTCCAGATATGTATGGATTAGTTGTCTGTCGTGGAATCATTGGAGAAGCTGGTTCAACTAGCTGATCCTAGATCATAGCGAAAGTACAGTGTAAAGCCTCCGTTTTTTGACGGGGGCTTTCCTGTATGACAAAACTACTTATGGGTAAGGCTACAATTGTAGTCTTTCCTATTATGTTTTTGACATGATTATAAATGGAGGGTTTTAAACATGGGAAGTAAAAGAATTGGCCTCGCGAGAGTAGAGGCCTTAATTGAAAATTTAAAAAGAGAAATATCAATGGGTGCAGGTACTATTTTGTCTGGACTCAAAGGAGTACAGGTGATCACTACCTCAGTAACTGCGACTGATACCGGTGCTACTATTGAAGATGGTGTGTCGTTCGTTTCAGTTGATGCAGATAGTGATGCTAATCACATTGTTATTCTCCCAACACCAACACCGGGAACAATTATTTATCTTACAGAAACTGGCACAACTGGTTATGAGCTTAGATCAAGCGACCCGGACAATGTTGCTATTAATGGCGGTTCCGGTGCCGCTGCTGAATCCGCAGTCCCGGGCACTGCTACATATGTTAGATGTGTATGTGTTAGTGCAACCTCTTGGATTGCAAATATGTTCGATGCAGATGGCGATGAAGCCAAGCTTCCGGCCGCTGGCTAAGAGCTTATCAGGCAAACAAATAAGTTTTCATACTTTTCCCCCTTCCCTTTCGGGTTGGGGGTTTTTCTTTTTTGTTAATATAACACTATTTACTTTACAGGTTTTATAGCGAGGATATATCATGAACCCAAGAAAAAGATTAGCTCTCAAGCTTAAGGCAAGAGCACTTAACGAAGCAGCAGCAGCAGTTAACACTGGCACTGCTACCGGAACCACAACTGTAGATGATACTACAACTGGCACAACCGTTGGTACCTCAACTGGCACTACAGTCGGCACTACCACCGGTACAACCACCGACACGGAGACTGGTGCAACTACCGATACAGCGAGCGAAACGGTTGTAACAACTAGAAATACTAGAAAAGCTACCAAGACAACCAAAACACGGGCCCGCAAGACAACTAAAAAGACAACTCAGAAAAAGTAAACTGAAATAGTTCAAAACTAATATTTTTTTAAACCGGTCATTGATCGCTTGTTTACTAATTAATTTGAGGAACCTTTTAAATGCCAACTAACCTTAGCCCTAAATCTCAAACAAGTGCCATTGTACTTACATCAACTGGTTCTGTCGATGATGTTTCATCTGCGGTGCCCTTCGGCATATATACCGGCTCTGTTGAGTTCCTAAGCGGTGCTTCAGATCAGGTTGCCTATACCTTTAAAAAGCTTGGCGGTGATGTAGTTGACATTGAGCTTACAACTGCAAATGTTTATGCTGCCTATGAAGAGTCTGTTTTAGAATACTCTTATATTGTAAACTTGCATCAAGGCAAAAATACAATATCTAATGCACTTGGTAATGTCACTGGCACATTTGATCATCTTGGTGAAAGCATGAGTGGTCCAGTCAGTGCAAGTCTTAAATATCCAAGATTCCAAGTACAACAGGCAAAAAGAATTGGTGATGCTATGTCTGCCATGGGTGGCTATGGCGGTACAATACAGCAATATTCCGCTTCTATTGATGGCACATCGGGACAACAGGATTACGATCTTCAAGCCGTAATAGAATCTCAATCAACTAGTGGTGTTGACGACGACGGTAATGCTGTACCATTTGCTGGAAAGGTGGGCAATAAAAGAATAATTGTTAATAAAGTTTATTATAAAACACCAAGAGCAATGTGGAGATTTTTTGGTTACTACGGTGGAATAAATGTAATTGGTAATTATTCTACATATGGCCAGTTTGCTGATGATTCTACCTTTGAGATCATACCAACATGGCAGAACAAGATGCAAGCAATTGCATATGAAGACTCGATTTATACCAGAACTTCGCACTACTCATATGAAATAATAGATAACAAGCTTAGAATCTATCCCAGACCCGGAGACTTTGGCTTTGAGAATACTAGAAAGATATGGTTTAGATTCTACATTGATGATCAGGATGTATTTAGCACTAATACTGGATATCAAGACGGAACAGATGGTGTAAACAACATTAATACCTTGCCGTATGGTAACATACCTTATGAGAACATTAACTCTATTGGTAAGCAGTGGATTAGAAAATATGCTCTTGCTCTTTGTAAAGAAATGCTTGGACAGATTAGAGGTAAGTTTACTACACTGCCCATACCGGGTGAAAGTGTAACACTAAACCATTCTGAACTTTTATCACAAGCAAAGGAAGAACAACAACAATTAAAAGAAAAACTTATGGAAATGTTCAAGGAAGTTGAATACAAAGAGCTTGTCAAGTACGATGCAGAGTCTTCCGAAGCAACCGAGAAGATATTCAAAGCTTCTCCATTACCAATTTTTGTGGGGTGATATAAATGTCAGACGAATGGAACAGACCAGAACAGCCGCCACCCCCCTTGTTTTTAGGTAAGAAAGAGAGAGACCTTGTTAAACAAGTTAATGATGAGCTTATTGAGAAAGTTGTTGGTCAGCAGATTCTGTATTATCCAATTGATATGGAACGGACAGACTTCCATGACATGTATGGCGAGGCAATTGAAAAGACATTCTTGCCACCCATAAGAATTTATGCCCTGATTAAAGTTGAAGAAGAAACAACATCTTACCTTGAAGGTGTGGGGGTTGATTCAGATGCTATGATTAATGTATACTTCCATAAGAGAAGGCTAAATGATGATCAGGATGTTTTTGCTAGGCAAGGTGACTTTGTTTTGTACGGAGAAGTTTATTACGAGATAGTTAAGTTATCATCGCCCCGTAAACTTTTTGGTCAAGTCGATCAAACATTTGAAACGATGGCTGTATGTAAACGAGCTAGAAGAGGATTATTTGATGCTACCTGATGATTTTGATTTTGCACAGTTACCACCCAAGAAGAATAACTTTACTTTAAGAGAAATAGGTATGCTTGAGTCTTCTTTAGAAAGCATTGATTATTCTATCATGTCTTGGCTAAAAGAGGATTTAGAATTAAGTGCTAGAACAAATGCTGGTTATACCCGTGTTCCTGTTTTCTGGCAATCCCCAGAGAGATCATTTCAAGTAAAAGATGATAAGTCCCTTAGAGACAAAGAAGGATCGATTATCTTGCCTGTTGTGAGCATCGAGAGAACCGGCATAGTCAAGGATCCAGCCATGAAAGGGTCTTTTCAAGCTCATCTTTTTTCCAATGATGGTGATGGCCGCACTGGCAGAATGGTCATAGCTAAGAAAATAAAGCAAGATAAAACCAGAAACTTTGCTGTAGCAGCCGGTTCAAGGAACATAACCGGTGCACCCGGCCAAAGAAACTTTCCCAGAGTGAATCATAAAATTGTAATTCAAACATTATCTATTCCAATCCCTGTGTATGTTAATTTGGAGTATAAGATTACACTAAGAACAGAGTATCAGCAACAAATGAATTCTCTGATGGAGCCATTTATTGCAAGAACAGGACAGATTAATTCTTTCCTGCTGAGACGAAATGGACATATTTATGAGGCTTTTATAGATCAAAACTTTGCTCACAATAATAATGTAGCAACTCTTAACGAAGAAGTTCGCATGTTTGAGACAGATATAACAATTAGTGTTTTAGGTTACTTAATTGGCGAAGGCGACAACGATGATCGAGAGTTAGTTAAGCGAGAAGAAAACTTTGTCGAAGTACAATTTCCAAGAGAAAGAGTTCCACTTCCCGGGGAAGCAAGCTTTTTTGACGACTAAATCAGGAAGTGAACATTATTTTGTTGTTTCTCTTCCTCCTTTTGAAGATGAAAATACTATTTAAGTTATGATATACATGTCATCATGACAACTTATTCTAGAAAAGGAAAGCAACATTATGTCAGCAAAGAAATTTAAATTTGTGTCACCGGGTGTTTTTATCAACGAAATCGATAACTCGTTTATTCCCCGTACAGCAGATACAATAGGTCCAGCAGTTATTGGTAGGGCAACTCGTGGTCTTGCGATGCAGCCTATTAGAGTTAACTCGTACTCTCAATTCGTTGAGAACTTTGGCGAAACAGTTCCGGGCAACGGCGGTGGAGACATCTACAGAGATGGTAACTTACAGTCGCCCATGTATGGTCTTTATGCAGCTAAAGCTTTCTTACGACCTAATGTAGCTCCCCTTACTTTTATGAGGCTTCTTGGTCACCAGCATCCCGACAATGATGGTACCGATGGTGCTCAAGCTGGTTGGAAAACAGCACAGAATGCAGGTAACCAAGGTGGCGGTGCATACGGTCTCTTTGTTATGAATTCAAGTTCAGCACAAACTGCCCACATCGCTGGTGATAAAGTTACAGCAAACTTAGCAGCAATTTTGTATGTTGACAACGGAAGAGTTGAATTGTCCGGATCTGTTTTCGGTGAGGCCGCCAACCTTCAAACATCCTCTATCGGTACCGCAATTAATTCCGATTCGGGCGGTGTCTTCAAGTTGAATGTTGTCAGTGGATCCAGCACTGTTGTTGAAACAATTAATGTCAGTCTTGACGATACAAACAAAGAATACATAAGAGAAGTATTAAATACAAACCCACAAGTTATAGATTCGACTGGTGGAACATTTTACAATTCATCTGCTCTTAAGCAGTACTGGCTTGGTGAAACATTCGATCAAGAAACAAGAGATGTGCACTCCAACTTGAGCACAACACTTACTGGTTTTATTGCCGCCATAAACTTGAGTTCGTCGATCGCTAGCTCGCCTTCACAAATGAAGGGTGCTAACTCTCGCGAAGCTGCAGCCGGCTGGTTCATTGGTCAAGACTTGGGAGCCGCTGGGCTTTACACTGCTGAAAAAATGCAAAAGTTGTTTAGACTTCGCGGCCGCGGCCATGGAGAATACTTAAATGAAAACCTTAAAGTCTCAATTACCGAGATTCGTAAGAGTAACAACAGTATTGACGATTACGGCAGCTTCAATGTAGTCCTTCGCAGGTTGAGCGATATGGACGGCTCCGTTCAAATTGTCGAGCAGTTCGCAAACTGTAATCTAAATCCCGCCTCGCCAAACTTCATTTCGAGAAAGATTGGAGATCAATTCCTTGAATGGAGTGAGACTGAAAGAAGACTTAAGCTCTACGGTGAATACCCCAACCAATCCAATTATGTTTATGTCGAAATGAACACTGATGTTGAAGCAGGAGCAACCGATCCTGCACTTCTGCCCTTTGGTTACTTTGGACCACCAAAGTACACAAACGGAGATGTTATCATCGCTCAGGCCGCATCTGAGCAGCAAATAGGTGATGGTTTATACTTCTATCTGGGTTCGTCCACACTTGCCGGTGGTGTAACTCGCAAGTCCTTTGTTTCGGGTGGTAATGCAACTGCTCCAGCACTCGGACTTACCGCATCGCTTGTATATCCCGATATTAGACTTCGACTGTCATCTTCTGATGGTTCAACTTCCAGAGCAGAAGATGTCTGCTTCGGAATTCAAACTACAAGAACAGCACAGTCAAACAGATTTGATCCAAGCACAAGATTTGTTAACAGAATGCTTAATAATGATATTGGCCAAGATCCAGTAGATTCTGTAATCGCAGGTATTGATCCATTCGGTTATGTATTCTCGCTTGATGATATTGTAGCAACCTCTGATAACACAACATTCTATCAGTCAGGTTCTCGTGCTCTCGGTTCGTCCAAGAGTGCAACCGGTGGATACGGCTCACTTCTTGACTTGGGCTTCAACTCATTCACTGCTCCGTTCTTCGGAGGATTCGATGGACTTGATATTACTCAACCTGATCCCTTCCGTAACAAGCAGTTTAGTGCTGGTTCAACCGAAAGAAATAGCTCGCCGTATTACTCAATTCTCAGAGCTATTGACACCTTGGCAGATCCCGAAGCTGTTGATGCAAACATGATTGTTATGCCCGGTCTTACCAACGAGGGTCTTACAAACAGAATTATTGATGTCTGTGAGGACCGCGGCGATGCCATGACAATTATTGATTTGGAAGACGGCTACATTCCTCCTCACGAGGAAAGAAAAGCTACTAAGTCTGCACAAATCCCTAACACCCCACAGCAGCTTGCCAACAATCTTAAGAATCGTGTTGTTGATTCTTCCTATGCTGCCACATTCTATCCATGGGTACAGACCCGTGAAGAAAGCAATGGTCAGCTTGTTTGGGTACCGCCAAGTGTTGCAATGATGGGTGTGTTGGCTTCGTCTGAAAGAAAGTCTCACCTCTGGTTCGCCCCTGCCGGCTTTAACCGCGGCGGCCTCTCTGAAGGTGCAGCAGGTATCCCAATCGTTGGTGTTACCACAAAGCTTACATCGAGAGAAAGAGACACACTCTACGATGCTAGAATTAACCCGATTGCCTCGTTCCCATCTACTGGAATCGTTGTGTTCGGTCAGAAGACTCTACAAGAGCGACAAAGTGCCCTTGATAGAATCAATGTTCGCAGATTGGTAATCTTCTTGAAGAAGGAAATTTCTAGAATTTCCTCAACAATTCTCTTTGAGCAAAATGTCCAAGCAACTTGGAACCGCTTCAAGGGACTCGTTGAGCCCTTCTTGGCTACCGTTAGAACAAACTTTGGTATCTCCGATTATAGATTAATCCTTGACGAGTCTACCACTACCCCTGACCTTGTTGATCAAAACATTCTTTATGCGAAGATCATGGTCAAACCCGCTAGAGCAATTGAATTCATCGCGATTGATTTCGTGGTGGCCTCAACAGGTGCGTCTTTTGACGACTAAAATAAACTAAGATACTATTTAAAAATATACAAGGAGAACCCAAAAAATGCCATTCTGGTCAGATGATTATCGCTCAGGAAACCTGAAAGATCCAAAGAGACAATTTAGATTTAAAGTAGAGATTACAGGTATCGATGCAGATACGGGCGGATCACTTATGTGGTATGCCAAAACAGTAAACAAGCCTTCGTTTGAGATTTCAACTGGTGAGCATGTTTATCTTAACCATAAGTTTTACTACCCCGGTGGAGTCACTTGGGCTCCCATTAGTATGACTCTTGTTGATCCACGAGATCCCGACATGTCCGCTACATTATCTGACATTGTTGAACTTGCGGGATACTCCCCGCCCACAGATCCTAATGATCTTGGTTCGATGTCTAAAGCCAGATCCGCTGGTGCACTTGGAACAGTTTATATTTCGCAGCTTGATGGCGACGGAAATGAAATTGAAAAGTGGACTCTCTGGAATGCATTTATTACTAAGGTAGATTATGGTTCACTTCAATACGAAGGCGGCGAGGGTTTGGTTGAAATGAGCTTGGACATTGCTTACGACTGGGCTCGTGTTGAAACTGAAGGTGAAGGTGCTAAGGGCTCCGCAGCTACCGCTGGAAGTCAACAGAAAGAATTCTTCAGAGGTTAAAAACCCCTCTAAAAGAATATCATATATGTTATAATAAATTTATCTAGAAAAAACGAGGTGTATATTGTCTAGAAATAGTGATCGCTTAATGGGCGGTGGTGGTGCAACGGAACAGCAAGACACTACCCCGCCACAGCAAGTTACCCAACAAAACTCAAATGATTTTAGTTTTGTAGTTCCAACAGAGTTTGTAGAGTTGCCATCAGGAGGTGCTTTGTACCCAGCTGGTCATCCTTTATGTGGCCAAGAAACAATTGAAATCAAGCAAATGACAGCGAAGGAAGAAGACATGTTGACTTCTCGCAGCTTGTTAAAGAAGGGAGTGGCTTTAGAACGAGTCATCTCAAGTATTATTACCAATAAATCTATTGATCCTGAGACCTTGCTTGTCGGTGACAGAAATGCAATTATTATTGCTGCCAGAATTTCAGCATACGGTTCAGAGTATAACACACAAGTTACTTGTCCCAATTGCACCACTCAGCAGGAATATTCTTTTAATTTAAGTGACATTGAATTTGTTGACACATCCTCTGCTGACAATGAATTTGATGGCTTGGTTGATTTACAAGAGGACGGCACTTACACTGTTAGGTTACCAAGATCAGAACTCTTGGTAGGCTTCAAAGTGCTGACCGGTAAGGATGAGAAGGACATGGCTACGGGCTTAGAGCTTGATAAGAAGACCAAAGGCTCGTATGAAAAAGGGGTCACCAGACAACTTAAAAATATTCTTGTCTCTGTTAATGGTAATACCACATCAGAGGCCATCAATTATGTTGTAGACAATCTTCCATCGCTCGATGCCAGATACCTTCGCCAAGCCTACAGGGCAACCGTGCCGAACATCGATATGACTCAAGACTTTGAGTGTATTAATTGTGGCTTTGAGTCGGCACTGGAGGTGCCGCTTACTGCGGACTTTTTTTGGCCTGACCGATGAATACATGGAGAACATCTACGAGCAATTCTTCTTTTTGAAATATGCTGGTGGATGGTCTTTCTCTGAAGCTTACAATTTACCTATTGGTCTTAGAAAATGGTTTGTGCAAAGACTTTCAAAACAGTTGAATGATGAGAAAGAAGCTATTGAAAATGCTAGCAAATCTCGTGGTGGTTCTCAAACACTAACATCGAACAATTCACCACCAGTGCCATCAAGCTATAGCAAAAAATACGGACAGGGTTAATCCCTGTCTTTTTTTGTTGTAACTAATTAATTAAGCAGGAAACGATTATGGCTGATCAACCTTTAGATCCTAAAACCTTAAAAGAAATTCAAAGATTACTTAAAGGTATCAACGAAGAGATGACAGACTATCGTGATATCATTCGTGATAATGAAACTTTCTTTGGTATGATGCTAGACACAAGAGTGCAAGCAGCCAAAGCAGAGTTAAAGGGACTTAAAGATTCGATCGCTGCAGCATTAGCTAAGAAAAATGCACAGAAAGAACTCACTGAAGCCGAACAAGAATTAATTGATAATGCCGACGATCGGATTAATAAATTAAGCGAAGAGGTAGAAAAACAACAACAAATGACTACAGCAGCGAAAAAAACCGCTGCTGAAATGATGAAACTGACTGAAGTTTACGGCCGTCATGAAATCGTAACAGTTGACTTAATGGCCCGAGTCTTTAAGCTCGGCGGAAATCTTATGAATGTAAAAGCTGCCGCCGGAGTTGCAGCGGGTGCAATTGGCGGTCTCGCCAACACAATGATTAAACTTGCATTTGATGTTGACGAATCTTCTTCCGCACTCACGAAGAATTTAGGCATCAACAGAGAAATGGCTGATGCTGTGTTCGCAAACACACAAGAAATGGCAAGACTTGGTGTAAGTGTTGAAGACCAGCAAAAATCGTTTGAATCATTGTTTAAAACATACACTGGATTTTCTTCCGCCAATACATCATTAAGAACAGAACTTACTGCCACAGCCGCCACCCTCGAAAAACTTGGTGTATCTAACAGAGATTTTTCTGTTGGAATAGAAAACACAACAAAGTTCTTTAATCAGACCGGAGAGGCTGCTGCAGCAACCGCAAGAGATTTGGCTGATTTTGGAACGATAATCGGTCGAACTCCTCAACAAATTGCATCAGACTTCGCTGGTATCGGTGAATCTATCGCCAAGCTAGGCTCTGATGGCCCAAGGGCATTTAAAGACTTAGCAATCGCCTCCAAGGTCACAGGAATTGAAATCAATAAACTTATGCAGATTACAGATAAGTTTGACACCTTTGAGGGAGCAGCCACACAAGCAGGTAAATTAAATGCAGCACTAGGTGGAAACTTTGTTAATGCTATGGATCTAATGATGGCTACCGATCCCGCTGAAAGATTTGAGATGATTAGAGACTCTATTTTAGATACGGGTCTATCCTTTGACGACATGTCGTACTTCCAAAGAAAATTCTTTACAGAAGCAGCCGGCTTAGATAATGTTGGAGACTTAGCCAAGTTGATGAGCGGAAACTTTGAAGATTTGGCTGGTGCAACACAAATGTCATCTGACGATTTTGCAAAATTAGCAGAAAGAACAAAAGCAAATCAGAGCATTCAAGAAGAACTTAAAGCGACATTGGCGGCATTAGTGCCTGTGCTTCAACCTGTTATTGTTAGTTTGAGAGAATTAGCTCAGGAATTAACTGAAGACGATGAATTTATGAGTAATTTAAAGGACACCATAGGATTGATCGGCGAGGTTGTTATATTCTTTATTGAAAATTTAAAAGTGTTAACTTTAACTTTGGGTGGTCTTGGGCTAGTGAGAGCCGTCCGCGGATTCGTGGCATTAAAAGGCGGCATATCGGGTGCACTCGGAGCCGTTACAAATTTAAAAACAACTGTTGGAAAGGGCGGCTTTTTAAAATCGCTAAGTTCTTTCTTGTTTGGTGGAGCCGCTAATGCAGCCGCACCAGAAGCCGCTGCCCGTGGCTTTCAAGCACAAGCAGATGCAGCCGGTGAGTTAGCAGATGTTGGCGAAGATGCAGCCGGAGCCATTGAAGCAATGGGTGAGGCATCTGGCGATGCTGCTGCTAATCTTGCAAAAATGGTTAAGCCTATCCTTGCCATTGGTGCATCTGTTGCTATAGCAGCATTTGGTGTGTCATTTTTAGTAAAAGCATTCGGCGAACTTACAGGCGAACAAATTGTTGGAGCTATTGCCGGAATTGCAGCACTTGGTGGAACACTTGCTTTGTTTGCCAAAGTTGCATTTGCCGCGGCCGCCCCAACAGGTGCTGTGGCTATAGGAATACTGGCAATTGGTGCAGCAGTCGGCATAGCTGCGGTTGGCCTGTCTATTTTGGTTGAATCGTTTAGAGGCATGGCCGATCAATCAGCCAATATATTGGCAACTTCTATAGCCTTGGGAGCACTGACCGCCTCTGTTTTGGTTCTTGGAAAGTTTGGTGCTTTAGCTGGTCCCGGTTTTGCTATAGTAACACTTGGATTATTAGGAATTGGTGCAGCCATATCTGGCATGGATGCAGAACCATTAGGAAAACTAACCTCTAGTTTGGCCGAAATGATGGACAATACTGCCGGCCTAAGACTAGTGAGAGCAGAAATTGAAGCCATCGCATCCGCTATGGAAAAAGTTCCAACCGGTGCTTCGCTGGCATTCGCACAAACAGCCGCTGTAGCAGGTGATTTTAGAGCTACCGGTGCGGCAGAAAGCAATGTAACATTCCAGCCAGAAATGAATGTAAACTTAGTTGTTGAAGGTGAACAATTTAGAACATACATCAAAAATGTTGTTGGCACAGAAATTTCTCAAGCAATGAGAAAAAGAAAATAGGAGTATATAAGTTATGGCAAAAGATCCAAAATCAAGATTCAATAGCGAACGATATAAAGCTATAACTGTGGGCGGCATTCGCTCAGTGAGAGAACTAGATGAGCTTGGTGTTGATACAGTAGAGGGCCGCAAGGCTTATCCGGACTTTGCCCCGGGATCATACATCGCTGCTACCGATAATATAGCTAATCAACATGAAGCAGTAATTTCCTTTCAGCATGTCCCGAGTGGTGAAGATGTTTATTTTAAAGCATTCATTACAACATTCTCAGATACCTTATCACCCTCATATACCGAAGAAACTGTTTTTGGAAGAACAGATCCAATATACACATTTAAGAACACAACTAGAAATATTAGTTTAAATTGGAAAATTCCAGCAGCTTCTGTTAGTGAAGCTTATGAAAATCTTGGCAAAGCTCAAACACTGGCTCAATTTGTTTACCCCAACTATGCGGACTTGGGATCTGCTAACAGTATTGATGCACTTACTATTTCTCAAACTCCGTTAGTTAGATTAAAAGTCATGAACTTATTGACAAGTAATCTCGGTGAAGTTGACTCAAGTGGACAGCCAGTAAAATCAGGCGATGCAGGCAACACACCGACAAATAAATTAAGAGAATACAGAACAAATTCTGATTCTAGTAACGGGGCCCTTGGTGTAATTAAAAGTATGACAATTGTGCATAATCTCGAAAATCATGATATCGGAGTTTTGAATACTGCTCCAAACACAGTTTTACCTAAATTAATTGAGATTAGCCTTTCTTTTGATGTTATTCATGAGGACACACTTGGCTGGCAAAACACGAAAGGCTTTACAAACAAAGGCTTTCCATATAAAGTAAAATTAGAAGATGAGATTGATGCCATGGACCTCTTTGATGTGGCCACTTTTGATCAAAGAATTGATGAAAGAAAAGCCGAACGAGAGAAAAGAGAGCAAAGAGAGCAGGATATAGCTAATGCCAAGGCAAGATACGGGACTTTTGGTGGAAGAGCCAGATTCAAACAAGACGAAAAAAGATTGAACAGGCTTAATAAAAAAGGTGAATTGAATGAAAGACAACAAGCAAGAAAAGATTATCTTGAATCCGCCCGTGACGGAGTATTAAACCCAGATGATAAAGGAAATGCACAAAACAATTTTGACGACTTTGTTAGTTAGGAAAATAAATTATGAGCCGCTACAACAAACATAAAATTTTAAATAACTCAAACGAGTATTACAGAAGGTTACGACAAACCCGTAACAATCAAAAAAATATTAGTCAGTTTGAAACACCTATTTTAAGACACCCCACCGTATCTGATCGTATTGACATCGACTCCACACAAATCGTGTATGGTGTAGGCGATAGACTTTACAAACTCGCAGATCAATATTACAATGATGTTACACTTTGGTGGATTATTGCTTGGTATAACGGCCGCCCAACAGAAGCTGACTTTTTCCCGGGTGACCTCATAACAATACCATTGAATATAGAACAAGTTATTGAAGCATATGGATTATAAACATGAGTAAGGAAGAATTATTAGAAAAATATGCTGATGATAAACATATCAATAGAAGAACATGGATTGAGAGCAATTATGAATCTTTTATAAGTAAATCAGCAAATTTATCCAGCATTCTTGCTAATAATAACGATAGTCTAATGAGACTATCTCAAATTGACTCCGAACTTGCTACCGATTCTACTATTGTTGGCTACTACGGCGGCTTCAATGAGGTTGTCTTACAAGAAGCAATCAATGACGGAGAATTGGACACTTTAGTTAATGTTATCATACCTGAAATTCAAGGCAACCTTGCTAATAATGATGAACTTTCGGCACAATATCAAAATGAAAAAGTTTTAGATCCTGATTCGGAAAAAACCAAGGCTCTTCAAAAATTAGTAGATTCAAACTTAGCACTTAGAAACCAAACAGCAAAATTACTAGAATTGTCTGGTAAATATCAAAAGGCGATTCAAAAAGATCTCGATGCCGTTCAAGAAAAGCTCGATGAAATAGACCGATTAGATCGAAATCGTTTAGAGGCGAGTAGAGTAGCGGAACTTGAAGGTTCAAAAGCAGAAATACAAAGTGACACCAGTCTGGGAGCACTAGCAAGAAAAGAAGTCAGTGCGACTTTTAAAGAACAATGTTTTATGTTGCAAAACATATATGAGATAATTGACATAAAAAGAAAATACATGGATGAGTTAACTAAGCTGCCATACGAAGAGGGAAAATCAAGCGGCTTTAATCGGCCCCTACAAGTTGAATCACAGCCATTTGGTTTTATCAATAGATTAACTCAACAAGAAAGCACGGCACAATTATTTAATTTACCAAATGTTATTTTGTCGCAATTACAACCCATGGTCAGGCTGTATAAGGTTGACGAAAACAACAATCAAATACCTATTGAGTTTCCGGCAAAAATTAAGTTTGGCGAGGGACTAAAAAAGACATCAAATGACATTACAAAATATTTAAAAGGCAGCAACAGAAGAGGTTTTGGGGTGGGTCTAAAAGACTTCTCCTTTACATTTAAAGGTAGCGACCCTTTCGCTGTAAAAAAATCGATAGAAGCAAGTTTGACCATTTATGCAGCTTCTTTTGAAGAACTGCTAGAAGAAAGAACCATTAAAATAAAAGTGGGAAAGAAAAAGATACCTTTTAAATACACTTATGCTGACTTGGCACTTAAAACCGGGACAGCCCTAACGGAGCAAAATGTTGTCTCCGATAAAAATTCAAAAGCTGTTATAGATAATCTTGATAAATTAAAGTTTAGATTGAAAGCAGTTGTGGGATATGAATTTCCTGATAATCTACATATTCCAAGATCCACAGGATTCTCTGCTCAGCAAATCAAAGATGCAGTGTACAACAGTTTTACAACATTAGCACTAACACCAACAATTCATGAATTTAAATTTAGAGAAGGTGGTGAAATAGAATTTAAAATAAATTATTTATCCTACATTGAAGACTTTTTTGATCAATCGTATTTTAACATATTTTCGGATGTCAGAATCACATCAGAAAGCTATGAAAGAAAATTATTAATTAAAAGATATGAAGAGTTATGCTTAAAAAATAAGATTGAGACTGAGAAAAAATTGGATGCAAAGAGATTTAAACAATTAAAGGCCGACTCGCTTAGAACACTTATAGAAACAATGATACAACGGGGTAAAATATATCACTTTAAAGTTCCCTATGAAAAATTAGCAAACTTTGCTGAAGATCCGCTTTCCGATGAGAGTTTAGACATTTTCAATACACTTGGTATAACTGATAATATTTCTGAGACAAGTCTTGATCCCAAAAAGGATGCCAAGGGGGCCACATCCACTACAGACTCAGGCTCTAAAGTGCCGGAGACAATAACAATTAACAGTGAGATTGACACAAACTCTGTAGAGCAAATAAATTACTTTTATCTCAACGATCTTATAGCTATTATAATGGAAAACATTGAGACATCGTTATCAAGCAATGGATATATTAAGTCGCTTGAAAAAATAAAAGGCAAAATTGGTGATAAACTTTATAAAGATGAAAAAAGAAAATTGAAAAAAATGCTAGAAAATTATAGGAATCTAAGAGTTGTGCTTGGGCCGATTGAAATTAGAAACCCTAGACAACCCGGTGTTTACAAAAATGTATCATTAGGAGATATTCCGATGTCGTTAACATATTTCGCAGAATGGATGACATCAAAAATTGTCTCTAGAGATAGGATAGAGTATAGCCTATCGGCATTTGTTAATGACTTTATAAAAACTTATGTAAGAAATTTTTTGAACAGTGAAACATGCTTTGGTGGCAAGGTTAAACAAAGATTAATAGTGTACAATTCAAATATCTCATCTTACAGTCAAAGTGAATATGACGAAATATCAGCAAAAATTTTTGATGCCAAAAGAAAAGCCCCGGCCGGCTCTCCAGAATCAAAATTAACAAGATATGACATGCCAAGTTCGGGCCTAACAGGGGTATTAAATACCATGGGCACCAGAGATTTACCAAACCCAAGCAAAGGCTTTCTAAATCAAACAAACTATATGATTTTTTATGCTGGAAGATCGCAGCCGCAAAAATTAATGGCCGGTAAAAGACAATCTGACCTTTCAAATGGTATTTTTCATTACATACTTGGTAAAAACAATGGGATTGTTAAAAAGATAGATCTAACTAGAACCAATGTTACGGGCCTCAGAGAATTAAGATTTGAACAGGAAGGTTTTGACGGCCTACAACAATTGAGAGAGGTATATGATGCAAATATAGATACATTTCTAAATTCAACTGCATATCCGGGTACATACATATTTATTAATCCACGAGGTTTTGCACCCGACACTTCAAACTATAGTAATAAAACTTCCAAATTCAATAAATTGGAATTGTCCAAATACGGAATTGGTGGCTATTTTATGATTATAGAATCTTCACATAGATTTGCTGAGGGCTTGGCTGAATCTAAAATCACCGCTAAATGGGTTGCAGGTCTGGAGTCTGATGCAACTCCGGCAGGAGAGTCAGGCACAAAGATTGAAAGTCGAGGTAATAAAAAACAAAAATGTGCTGTTTCTTCTACACCGACACCTGATGTGTCTGTGTCAATCCCCGGAGCAACTGATGTACCTGACACCGTGGGTGTAACAACTAACTAAACTAAAAAAGAGGGCACACAATGGCAATTTTATTTAAAGAAAACAACGATGGAAAAGCAAAATCTCTATATGCAAAAAAAATATTTTATGATGTCATTGTTAATGAAAGTGAATATGAGAATCTAATAGATTTTTATTTCGCTGAGAGATATCTTTACGGCCGAGTCGATAACTTCTTTTTACCGATAATATTTGACACTGCTGGTATGCCTCTGGCGACAATATCACAGACCAATACAGAGCAGACCGGCTTACAAGCTGCAGCATTTGTTGTTCAAGCATTCAATGACCTTAATCAAAAGTTTAAGACAAAAATATTAACCGGCGAGATAAATCAAAATGATCAATTTCTCAGCACCCTTGAGGTTACAAAAGCATATCAAGATCCTCGCACACTTTATTCAGAGTACTTGCAGAAAATTGTCGAAGTTATGAGTGAACAAGTTTTGGAACAGGACATTAAATTTGATAATTTTGGTCAATTCAATATGTTTTTTGATAATTTTGTTTCTAAGATGATAGACGAAATGCCATTAACATTTTCTGGATTCATAAAAAGTAAATATTGTCCTATGAATGTGTCGGGCTTGGTGATTGAAATATCAGATCAGAGCTTTGCCAATGATGATGAAAAAATAAAGAACTTTAAAGAAAGTCCAAATTGGAAATTTTATCTTAATGCATGCAGAAGCTATGGTTTTTGGGTTGATAAATCAAATCCGTTTAGGCTTGTTGCAAACATAGGCTCACCTGAAATGTTAACATATGCAAGAAACACTAGTAATTGCAATTTTACTAGTACTTTTGATATTCTTTCCAGAGGGTATAGACCGGCTTATATTGATGATGTCAACAGTCTTAAAAATTTAATGTTTAGTACTTATAAAGCTGTTAAGCGGCCATACATTAAAAGACAAATATGTAACAACTCTAAGGATAACCGAACTATTCAAACCATTGTAACCCCAGAAGATTTTACAATTGAACAATTTACAAAAAAATATCCTTTCAATTACTTTTTGAAGAAATATATGAGTATTAGGATTAAAGAAAATAAACTAAAATTAAAAAACCATCAACAAAAAAAGATAATAAACGATTCAATCTCCTTATTAAGCATGAAAGGACTACCGAAAGCAATTAGCTCATTTGAAAAGGTTGTGGCACAAACATATACATACAGTGGATCCTTGACAGACCTTATTAACAATGTTACAATGGATAGTGAACAGGAAAAACAAACCTCTCAAGGCTCCTCCAGTTCATCATCTACATCAGGATATTAATGTATTTTCAATCACTTGACGATAAAACGGAATGTGTAGGTGTGTATTGTGATGGTCGGCTTCATTTTGAAAGCATTCCATCGGGTCTAACAAGAACATGGCGGTACACTGGCTCTATCCGTGATGAAAATATAGAATATGCATGGTTGTATAATGGTGGCAAGAACTTATTAGACTCATGCCCTCCTGAATACGAGAAAGAACTAAAATCTTCAATCAAAAAAATGGAGGCATTTCACAAATCTTTCAAAATAGCCAAAATCAACATGCGAGAACATTGCATATTTGATCTGATACCTGAAGATTCATTGGTTCAATTTTGTGAAGTAAAGAATAAAATAACTGAATATATTTTTGCGACAATGGAAAAGCCGGATAATTATGATTTCCTCGATAAATCATATAAATTGCTTCACAAGATTAGAGAGCAAGATTTAAATATTCAAACTTCTGATTGTAAATCGCTTTTTACATCTACCAATAACCGTCTGGGTTTACAAAAAATATTGAACGGCAATAAGTTTATTGATTACAACCTCTTTGGAACGGTCACAGGCCGCCTTGCCACATACCCAGCATCATTTCCGATGTTGACTATGAAAAAGGACTTCAGAAGGATTGTAAAGCCACACAACGACTGGTTTTTGTCACTTGACTACAATGGGGCAGAAGTCCGCACCGTTTTATCGCTTTTGGGCCATCCACAGCCTGAAGACGATATTCATGCATGGAATATTGCAAATGTATTTAATTCGACCAACAATGATGATATGACTTTAAATCGAGACGATGCAAAGGTAATGTTCTTTGGCTGGTTATACAATCCAGACTCAGAAGTTATCCAATCTAAAATTTACGACCGAGATGCCATTGTTGAGGCTTTTTATTCAGATGGCGAGGTTTCAACTCCTTTTGGTAGGAATATCTCGGTAGACCGCAGAAGGGCACTTAGCTATATTGTACAAAGCACGACATCAGATCTTGTTATTGACAGGGCAGTAGAGATTGATAAATTCCTACAAGATAAGAAAAGTTTTGTGTCTCACATTGTTCACGATGAAATCGCCATTGATTTATCGGATGAAGACAGAGATCTAGTACCAGAAATTAAAGAGATATTTTCTAATAACAAATTGGACAAATTTATGGTAAACTTAAGTGCGGGTAAAAACTACCAAGATTTGGAAGAGTTAAAAATATGATTTCTATTGTAGGTATCGGCAATGCAGCCTCTGCGATTGCTGATAAATTTTCAAGCATTCCACAGTATGATGTGTACATGCTTAACAGTAAAGTTAAGAAACGATCAAAAAGAAAACACAAATTAAATGTGTATGAAAATCCAGAAGAATACGAGCAAAACATACCGGATTTAACCACTTTTTTTGCTGATCTCAAAGACAGAGTACAAGTCTTTGTTGCCGGAGCATCATTAAGCTCTATTTACAGTCTTGGAATTTTAGAGCAAATTAAAGACAAAGAGATTGATGTATTTTATATCAAACCAGACACCGAACTTTTAACTGGTATTCCAAAAATGGTTGAAAATACTGTATTTGGTGTTTTGCAAGAGTATGCAAGATCCGGCAAGTTTAGATCGTTCACTATCTTTTCTAATGAGAGTATTGAAAAAATACATTCGTCCATCAATCTTAAGACTTACTACGATACACTAAATGAGACAATTTATTCTTCCGTGCATTACTTAAATTATTTTGAACACACTGAGCCACATGTCGGCAATATGTCTAAGCCAAGCGATATTAGTCGCATTCGCTCCGTTGGCATGTTAGATATGAAAAAATTGTCAGAAATGTGGCTTTATGATCTTGACATGGAGCGAGAACTGTGTTATTATATGTGTATAAATTCTGAAAGACTTGAGGGGGAAGTTGGTCTTCATAAAAAACTTGTTGATATTTTGAAAAGTAAACCTAGAAACACTTTTCGGAAGATTTCATACTCGATTTATGAAACAGAATTACCAGATTTTGGGTTTGTCGTGGCCCATACAAATGCGACACAAACAAACAAAAATACTCTTGACAAGCTAGAGCAAGAGTGATACATTAGATATCAAGGAAAGCTTGATATACTTTATAACAACAATAGGAGAAAACTAATGTCAATCAATATGGATCTAATGCGGAAGAAGCTTGCTTCTCTGCGAGGAGAAGGTCAACGAGACGGTGACTCGTTATTTTTTAAACCTGAAGAGGGCGATCAAGATATTCGCATTGTCCCAACAGCGGATGGCGACCCGCTAAAAGAAATGTATTTTCACTATAATGTAGGTGAACATAAAGGAGGCATCCTTTGCCCCAAGCGAAACTTTGGAGAGCGATGCCCTGTCTGTGATTTCGCATCTGCAGTGTGGAAGGAATCGTCAGAGACCAATGACGACGAAGGCAAGAAGCTTGCCAAGTCTCTTTTTGTCCGTGCACGGTATTTTTCACCAGTAGTCTTGCGAGGTCGTGAAAGCGAAGGAATCAAGGTCTATGGCTACGGAAAGAAGGCATACGAATTGCTTCTTGGTTATATTCTTGACCCTGAGTATGGCGACATCACAGACACTCAAGAGGGCACTGACATTACACTAACCTATACTAAGCCCACCACACCCGGTGCTTACCCACAAACTAGCATGAAGATGCGACGAAACACATCTTCCCTGCTTGAAGACACGGAAGCGATCCCTGCCCTCCTCGATCGCATGCCAGATTTCGGTTCTCTTTTTGAGAGAAAGACACCCGAAGAAATCGACACCATTCTCGATGAACAACTAGTAAACCCATCATCAGCAGAATCCTTGTCCAGTGAAACTACGGCGTATGGAAAAAGTAGTTCCGCAAGCGATGTCGATAAAGCTTTTGACGAGCTTATGAGCAGTAAGTAAATAGTTTAGTGTGTGGGAAACCGCTGGCAGACCGGTCAAAGTCTGCTGCTTTTATTCCAAGGAGGTTGTATGATGGCTAGAAAAAAAGCCAGCAAAGCAGGTCGTGTAGATATGCAGGATCTGATGAAGATTGTAAATAAAAAAGCAGGGCAGAATGTGGCACACAATCTGACGGGTGATAACCCAACTGCTGTGAAGGAGTGGATTCCAACTGGATCCCGTTGGCTTGATTCAATCATTGCCAAAGGACAAGTAGCTGGCATTCCTGTTGGTAAGATTACAGAGATTGCAGGTTTAGAAGCAACTGGTAAATCTTATATGGCAACACAGATTGCCGCAAATGCCCAGAAAGTGGGCAAGATGGTCGTTTATTTCGATTCTGAGTCTGCTATCGATCCAATGTTCTTGGAACGAGCAGGCTGCGATTTAGACCGTCTTATGTATGTGCAAGCATCCTCTGTGGAGTTTGTACTTGAGACTATCGAAGAACTATTAGGTGCGACCGACGAACAACTAGTATTTATTTGGGATTCGTTGGCATTTACACCATCAATTTCAGATGTTGAGGGAGATTTCAACCCTCAGTCATCAATGGCTGTCAAAGCCCGCATTCTCGCGAAGGGAATGTCAAAGCTTGTTATCCCTATTGCGGATAAGCGAGCAACATTTATTGTCCTCAATCAGTTGAAGACAAATATTCCACAGGGCCCGATGGCCCGACAAATAGCGATGACAACACCTTATATCACCCCCGGTGGTAAGGCAATGCATTATGCTTATTCACTTCGTATTTGGTTGACTGGCCGTAAAGCAAAGTCAGCATTTATTGAAGATGAACGAGGATTCCGTATTGGCTCCGAAGTTAAGGTGAAACTTGAGAAGTCTCGTTTTGGTACTCAAGGTCGTTCTTGTGCTTTCCGTATCATGTGGGGCACCGACGATGTTGGAATCCGAGACGAGGAGTCTTGGTTTGATGCAATCAAAGGTTCGGAACACCTAACTTCCGCAGGTGCATGGTATACATTCGCCACTCCTGATGGATATACTAAAAAGTTTCAACCATCTAAGTGGACTAGCATTATTACCTCCGATGAGGAGTTTAAGAATCGTGTCCTCAAGGTGATGGACGAAGAGATCGTACAAAAGTTCGATCAGCGGCAAGGGAATGCAAAAGAGTTTTATGAAGATCCAGAAGATATAACAGTTCCCGTAAAAGAGTAAAGAAAATACTTGACTCTGGCCCTCCGATTGGTTATAATAAATCAGTCGGAGGGTTTTTTTATGAAGAAAACACACCATGATATTTGTGGTGCTTGTGAAAAGGTGCCGCTTGACTGGACACCAAATGAATTTCCTCAGCCCGGGGAAATAGCTGAGAGGATATTATCAAAAAATCCTGAATGGGCTAAATTGCATTACATGATTTCAATGGCTATTTCAAGACGAGACAAATTATGGAGAGAATATTATGAAAACAGATAAGAAAAGAGTTATTGTTATTGATGCACTTAACATGTTCTTAAGAGCTTATATTGTGGATCCTTCATTGTCAACTAACGGTGATCCCATTGGTGGTATTAAAGGATCCTTTAAGATTCTTCAAAAGCTTGTAAGAATGACCAAGCCAGATTCTGTTGTTATTGTTTGGGATGGCCCAAATGGTTCCCGCAAACGGCGGAGTATGGATAAGAACTACAAGTCTGGCCGTAAGCCCTTACGGTTAAATCGTTCTGTGCAGAACCTTACCGAAGACGAGATTTTACAAAATAAGATATGGCAGCAAAGCAGGACAATTGATTATATCAACCAGATGCCCATTGTTCAGATAATGATCCCAGAGGTCGAAGCTGATGATGTCATAGCATATGTTACTAGAATGAGTCATTACGATGGTTGGCAAAAGGTTATTATCTCAAACGATAAGGATTTTTTGCAGCTTTGTGATGAGGACACCATTCTGTATCGTCCAACAGTCGATGAGGTCATGAATACCAAGAGAGTAATTGAAACATTTGGTGTTCACCCTTCTAATATGGCTTTGGCTCGCTCTATTATCGGCGATTCATCGGACAATCTGCCCGGTATCAAGGGTGCTGGTGTGACATCTGTCAAAAAGAGATTGTCATTTTTAGCATCTGAGAAAGATTATACGATTGATGATGTGATATTATTCTGTGAAAATGCAGATAGTAAGCTAAAATTCTTCACAAATATTATTGACGGTCGCCAAGTGATCGAACATAATTACAAAATGATGCAACTCTATTCTCCTCAACTTTCGATTCAATCTAAGAAGTTTGTTGACAATGCAATAGAGAACTTTGAATGTAATTTCAACCAGTTAGAAATCTATCGGAAAATGATGGAAGATGGATTCGGTGAACTGAACTGGGAAGACTTAAAAACAAATATGAATCGAATTAAAATTGATTGTTTCTAAGTTGACTTTACAGAAAACTCAGTTATACTTATTAATTCACGGGAGCAACTTTGCAAAGTAAGCCTAATTTCGCAGACTATGGTAAATCATTTCAAGAAAACCTAGTTCAACTGATTTACCAAGATCGACCGTTTGCGGATCAGATTACTGAGGTACTGGATCTAAATTTTTTAGAACTGGAATACCTGCGAGTATTTTCACGAAAAATAGTTAGTTATCGTGACAAGTACGGCTCACATCCATCTGCGAATGCTGTTGCATCAATCCTGAACACTGAGTTAGAGGACGAAGATGAGATTGTCAGATTACAGGTAAAAGAATATTTTACCAAGATTCTGACAAAAGATATTGATGGTGATGCTGACTATGTTAAAGAAACTTCACTGGATTTCTGCAGAAAACAAAATCTGAAAGAAGCAATGATGAAGTCTGTTGGCTTGCTTCAGTCCTGCTCCTTCGATGAGATATCCAAGATTATAAATGATTCACTTGTATTGGGTTCCGAAAATAATTTTGGTCATGACTATCTTGCTGACTTTGAAGAGAGATACAAGCCCCGCTTCAGAAAGCCAGTAACAACCGGTTGGGACGATATTGATAAGATATGTGGCGGCGGTCTCGGCCGCCAAGAATTGGGTGTTGTGGTGGCTCCTACAGGAGCCGGCAAATCAATGGTGTTGGTGCATTTAGGAGCCCAAGCGATATTGGAGGGCAAGACTGTTGTGCATTACACTCTTGAACTTCAAGACACTGTAGTTGCCTCTAGATATGACAGTTGTATTACTGGTTTCCCACTCTCTAATCTCTTGTCATTCAAAGAAGAGATTTACGAATCTGTTAAAGATATTGAGGGCAGACTTATAGTAAAAGAGTATCCGACAAAATCAGCCTCAACAAACAGCATTCGATCACACCTCACCAAACTTAAAAAAAGAGGAACCGTTCCGGGCATGATTATTGTTGATTATGCTGATTTGCTCAAGCCTGTGGTTATTAGAAAAGAAAAAAGAGCTGAACTTGAGTCAATATATGAGGAACTGAGAGCCTTATCTACAGAATTTGAGTGCCCTATTTGGACTGCTTCGCAAACTAACCGTTCTGGTTTGAATGCTGAAGTGATTACAATGGAGCAGATTTCCGAAGCATTTAATAAATGCTTTGTGGCGGATTTTATTATGTCCGTGTCCCGCACTGTTGAGGACAAACAAAATAATACTGGTAAGATTTTTATTGCAAAAAATCGTAACGGACCCGATGGGATGATATATAATATCTTTATGGACACTTCTAATGTAAAAATCAGGGTGCTACCTAAGTCTAATACAATCATACCAACCAATACAGGACAACAACCTCCTGTGGCGAGTAATCCAACTTCTCTAACTCCGAAAGAACAAAGAGAAGTTTTACAAGACAAATATGCTAAATTCAGAAAACTAAAAAGGAAAAAATAAATAATGAGAACTTTAAGCACCATCAGAAAATTCAGATTGTCCGATTCCTTCGTGGAACCATACAAAACCGCAGAGGTACCTTGGGGCCCGCTCGGTTATGTAACTTTTAAAAGAACTTATGCCCGTAGGCTGAGTGAAATCGAACCAGATGCCACTGGCACAGAAGAATGGTGGCAAACATGCCGCCGTGTTATTGAAGGTATGTTCAATATTCAGAAGGAGCATGTCGTCGGCCTTGGCCTTGAGTGGAACGATAATAAGGCCCAGAAAACAGCAAAGGATGCTTTTGATCGCCTCTTTAATTTGAAGTGGACCCCACCCGGCCGCGGCTTATGGATGATGGGCACTAAATTTGTTGAGGAGCGAACAGGAGCAGCTTTGTTTAATTGTGCCTTTCGTTCTACTCAAGACATTGATCGAAAAGGCGGCTACATTTTTTCTTGGATTATGGATGCTTTAATGGTCGGTGTCGGTGTTGGTTTTGATACCAAGGGTGCTGGCACCATCACCATCAAAGAGCCAACATATACTAATGACACACATGTTATTGATGATTCTCGCGAGGGCTGGGTCAACTCCGTTCATATTCTGCTTGATGGGTTTTTTCACGGTGCTAATGTTCCGAAGTTTGATTACTCTAATATTAGACCAGAGGGTGCCCCAATTCTTGGTTTTGGTGGCACCTCATCCGGTGCAGGACCACTTATTGAGCTTCATGACAATTTAACAGAGCTATATTCTGGCAAGATCGGAGAGCCTATATCCTCTGTGGATATCGTAGACACAGAAAATTTAATTGGTCGTTGTGTCGTAGCTGGGAATGTTCGTCGCTCTGCAGCCCTTGCGATTGGCGAACATGACGACATTCGTTATCTCGAAATGAAAAATGATCAAGAAAAACTGTATCACCACCGGTGGGGCTCCAACAACTCATTTAATGCTGAAGTTGGAATGGATTATGAATGGCATGCCGAACAGTCACAAAACAATGGTGAACCGGGTTATATTTGGCTTGAGAATGCCCGTGCATTTGGCCGGATGAAAGACGGAGTGAATTATGATGATGCAGAGGTCATGGGCTTCAATCCTTGTGTTGAACAAAGTCTTCACAATGCTGAAATGTGTTGTCTCGTTGAGACCTTTCCTGCAAAGCATGAAGACTATGAAGATTATGTAAAAACACTTAAGTGTGCTTATCTTTATGGCAAAACTGTCACCCTTGTTAACACCCATTGGCCTGAAACAAATGCTAAGATGCTTAAGAACCGTCGAATCGGCCTGTCTCAATCAGGAATTGTACAAGCTTTCAATAAGCACGGCCGCCGCTCAATGATGGAATGGTGTGACGATGCATACGACTATGTTCGCGAATTAGATACGGAATATTCCAATTGGCTGTGTGTTCCTAGATCTATTAAGATGACATCTATAAAACCATCTGGTACTGTTTCCCTTCTTAATGGCTCAACCCCCGGTATTCATTTTCCAGAAAGTGAATTTTATATTCGTCGTATTAGATTTTCCAACTCTTCTCCAATCGTACCACAGCTACAGGAAGCTGGTTACAGAACTGAGAAAGACAAATACTCGCCCAACACCACTGTTGTTGAGTTTCCGATCCATGAAGAATTCTTTACAAAAGGCAAAAAAGATGTTAGTATGTGGGAACAGTTAGAGATTGCGGCACAATATCAAAACTATTGGGCTGATAATGCTGTATCCGTTACGGTTACTTTTAGAGAAGAGGAATCAGAACAATTAAAAAGTGCACTTGAGATGTATGAAACAAGATTAAAAGCTGTTTCTTTTCTGAAATACCAAGACACCGGCTATGAGCAAGCCCCATATGAGCCCATCACCGAGGAGCAATATAAAGAAATGTCGGCAGAAATCACCCCAATTCAAAGAATAAAAACCGATGTGGCGGGTGTAGGCACAAAATATTGTGACGGTGAGTCATGCGAAATTTGATGAGGTAATGATGAACTTTAATCACTTAGTAGAAAAAGCTGCTTTGAGAGATAAATGTGGAGCTTTGGATACATGTTGCTATTACAGGCCATTAGGTAATGTGCGAACCATGTTAGGCGAAAATGTTCACTTAACTGTGGTATGCAAAAGGTGCGGTAAGCGAAAAGATGTCTTTTTAACAAAAGAAGAATATTTTACACAACAAAAACTAATTCACAAGGAGATAGGAGATGTTTAATCCCGTCAACAGATACATATTAATTAAAATGCCACCCAAGCCAGCAGATACAAGTTCTGTTGTTCTTTTGCCAGAAGATTACAAACCTGAAGAACAAAGATATTCTGAAGTCACGGTGCTCAGAGCTGCTGATGATGTTAGATTCGATTTATGTCAAAACAATAAAATTATTATTGATCGCTCGATGGTTGAGCAAATAACGATTGGTAGCACTAATTACGATGTAATTTTAGACAACTATGTTATAGGAATTACTGAATAAAATAAAGTAATATGTAATGGATAAAAATTTCTACAACGAAGCTTCTGCCAAGAAGCTTGGGTGGGAACCTTCTTGGTTTGGAGAGAAATACTTTGACGATAAATTAGTCAGAGCGGTAAAAAAATGGCAACGGTCAAGAGGCATAAGTGCGGATGGTCTATGTGGGCCAACAACATTCAGAAGACTGTGGACTGAACGACAGTCCGAGATCGACGATTACAAGCCGGGCAATAAGCACTTCTCCAACTACATCGTTTACAATGGTGAATTTTTCCCTATTGAGTGGGACAAGTTTGTTTTATGGTCAGAGAAAGGTGGAATTGAGACACCGCATGGCAACTATTATGACTATTCTGGTAGACCCAAGAGGAGCATTAGGTATTTTGTAAATCATTGGGATGTCTGTTTAAACTCTAAATCTTGTCAAAATGTGCTCAATCGTAGAGGAGCCTCCGTCCACTTCCTAATTGACAACGATGGTACAATCTACCAAACAATGGATCTTCAGCATGCAGCATGGCATGCCGGATCTAGCAGAACAAACCGGCCTTCTATCGGTGTAGAAATATCAAATGCATACTATCCAAAATATCAAGACTGGTATCAAAAACATGGTTTTGGGGAGAGGCCACTCATTAGTGATGCATGGGTTCATGGCGAAAAGTTAGATACTTTTACAGGGTTTTATCCCGCTCAACTTGAGGCTTTGACTAAACTTTGGGAAGCCGTGCACCGAGCCACTGGAATACCATATAAGACTCCTTTAAACCAGTTTGGAAGCACATCTACAAAGTACGAACAACAAGTTGCTTATGGTAAATTTTCTGGTTTTGTTAGCCATTATCATGTAAGTAAACGAAAAATAGATTGTGCTGGTTTGGATATTAAAACAATGTTAGATGGAATATACTGTGATGATGAGGTGTCTAGTGAATAATGATAATCAATTTTTTACTGCTGTTGATGGGTTTACAAGTTGCTGACTACACAGAATTGGCAAAAAATCGCACTAATGAATGGAGAATGGCACCGGGTATAACGGTGTGTACAAATTCTGGAGTACACAGTTTTAGAGTTTCACAGGCGGTTAAATACTGGGAAAAGCTTGGATATACATTTGACTATATCAGGTATGATAGCACAATAAGCTGTGGTGAACCAAGATATGGTGAGATAATAATTTCACTGCCTAACCAAGATTTTAATTTTACAGATCATTTGGCTTCAACTAGGATTACCATATCAAATAAGACCAAAGAAATAGTAAAAGCAAAAATATTTGTATTTCCAAGAAATGCTAATAAAGAGCGGGTGTTAGAGCATGAGCTTGGTCATGCCCTTGGTTGGCCACACATTAATAAGCCATACCACATAATGAATTCAAGTTGGCATACTGGTGGCCATAACTCAAGTGGATTAAAACTTTTTTATAAAAATTATGTAGATTAAAGTTATAATACATACATGAAGTTTGAATATGAGAGCATAGTAATTGGCAGTAATTTACGGGCTTTATTGTTCGCATTTTACAACAAGTTACCAGTCTTGTTTACTGCAGTGCAAAAACCACACGATTTTGAATTTTTAGATCCATCATGTGACACAAGTTTTTTAAACTTGGATAATGCTTTAAAATCTCATGAGTCATTTTCTAAAAATTTTGACTTTGGCGAGAAGCAAGTTTTGTTATGGGAGAGGCTGTACTTTCTGCTGAGCATGGAGGGATTAATTCCGTTGTCAAACTTGTGCGACACTATTAGATACACAGGCGACTCACTCGTATGTTCAAGCGAGTATGATAAATTATGTGAAATAATATTTGACAAATGTTATTATTTCGGTGATAATAGAACTTACAAGTTAATTACTGCAAGGAAAAAACAAAATGCCAGATATAAAGTTTTTGACAGAATTGGCTTTAATACGGGCGGAAAACACCATATTGACTACATGGAGTCAAGCGATGATTTTGTTAGCAAGGTTTGGTTCTATTCAAGTGACAGAATTTGTGGGAATACTGGTGTTAAAGATGCTTGTGCACTTTCAATACTCACTGATGAGCAACTAAACTCGTCATCTTTTACACAAACAATGACTAATTTTAAACTGCTTGACCTCTTAAAAAAGAACGGCTTGAAGGGTAGAGTTTATGGTTATAATAAGCATGGCGAATCTCTACACAGAAGTTTTAAGACACATACTATTAGAAGAGACAAAGTTCTGATCGACACCCCGGAGTGGGATGAGACCACAAATGTTAAAAAGATAAACTTATCGGCTTCTGAATTAATAAAATTAGCCAGCAAATCGGATTTATCAAACTACAGTTATTTATTATGAGTCAGAGTTATAGGTTACACATGGCGGGCATCATACCGATTGCTAATATAAAAACTGATCACATTAATACCTTTCCAGAAGTGTTGTTGCCAGTCAATAATGGACTTTCGGCAATACAAAAATCAGTGTATGAGTGTGCCCTTGCAGGCTGCAGTACAATCTGGATTGTAGCGAATGATGATATGGCTCCTATTGTAAGGCACACCATTGGTGATTGGACATATGATCCTGTCTATTATAATAGGATGTCAAAATTCTCTAGCCACGAAAGAAAAGAAGTGCCTATTTACTATGTTCCTGTTCATCCCAAAGACAGAGATAGAAGAGACTCATATGGTTGGTCGGTCCTTTGTGGCCAAATTACAGCATGGCACACATGTCACAGAATTTCGACTTGGCTAACACCAGATAAGTATTATGTGTCATTTCCGCTAAGTTTATTCGATTTTTCGGTCGTTAGGGAAAATAGGAAACTAATTCGAGACAAGAAAAACAACTTTTTCTTTACATTTAATAATAAAAACATTAAAAATGATTTGCCACTTTCATTTACAATGTTTGGAGAGGATTTCAAAAAATGCAGAAGACACGTCAACCAAAAAACAACAAAGGAATTTTTACCCCCTTTACCAGACCAGCTTTATCCATCGGAGAAGTTGCCACTGGAGAAGAGGTGGAGTGCTCGCCACTTCCCTTTGAAAGTTGTTTTCCATTCAGTGAAGACGAGCAAAAAATCGACAAAGATTGAAGTCCCTTGGTTTTATGATGCCAGACAATGGTCTGATTACGAAAGATATGTGGGTGCGGAGCATACTATCGATAGGCCATACGAAGAATTAATCAAGCCTCGCAGACACGAAAAATTCCCTTACGAGATTCCTTGACACTGGGATTATAGTTTGTTATAATAGTGGGTATACGAGGGGTTATTGTGAAAGGTTTATCTTTGTTTGCCAATGTTGGTATTGGTGAAACTTACTTTGATCAAGTTGGAATTGATGTTGTTGTGGCCAATGAACTTATTGAAGACAGGGCTGAATTTTACAGGTCCATGCATCCCGATACATTAGTTATCGAGGGTAGCATTCTTGATAACGATGTGTTTGGTTCGATTATTAGGGAATCTCAAAAAAGAGAAGTTGACTTTATTATGGCAACTCCACCATGTCAAGGCATGAGTGCGGCAAATGCCAAGAGAGCAGAGAAGAATGATCCACGAAACTCTCTAATCAAAAAAGTTATCCAAGCCACCGAAATATTGAAGCCAAAGTATGTTTTGATTGAGAATGTTCGTGGAATGGCTAGCGAGAACACATATATTATCGATGATGCTGGTAATAGTGTGAACATCATGCCGCACATTAGCAGCAAGCTCGGAGATCATTACAACATTGTCTATAAAGTGTTAGATGCTGCTGACTATGGCACTGCTCACTATCGCAAGCGACTGATTACCCTTTTGTCGAGAAAAGACATGCCAGCATGGAATCATCCAGAGCCTGAGCAAGACCATATCACCGTTCGTGAATCCATTGGGCATCTACCCAGTTTGGAGTCAGGGCAAGATTCGCTAAT